AGTTTCAGCTGCTGCTGCAATTGTTGGTGATAAATTTGCAAAAGAATATAACATTGATTATTTTGAGAATAAAGCAATTCCTCGCTATGCTGTAATTGTTAAGGGTGCAAAGCTTAGTAATCAGTCAAAGCAGGAATTAATTAATTATTTTAGAAAAGAAGTCAAAGGAAGAAATCATGGAACTCTTGTTATTCCTATCCCTGCCTCTATTGGAGCAGATAGTGATATTAGATTTGAGAAGCTTGAAGCCGGTGTTCAGGATGCATCATTTGATAAGTATCGTAAAGCAAACAGGGATGAAATTCTTGTAGCCAATAGAGTACCAGCACCAAAAGTTGGTGTCTATGACAATGCAAACCTTGCAGTGTCTAGAGATTCTGATAAGACATTTAAAATGCAGGTTGTTGGTCCAGATCAATCAGTGATTGAAAAGAGAATTAATCGCGTTCTTGTTGAATTTACAGATTTATTTATTATGAGATTTAAGAAGATTGACTTGATTGATGAAGATATTCAGTCTAGAATTAATGATAGATATTTGAGGACAGAAGTTATTGCTCCGAATGAAGTTCGGTCATCACTTGGCTTGCCTGAGAGGGCTGATGGTGATGAGGTTCTTCCGTTCCCAACAAAGATTAAAAAAGAGTCTGGTGCGGGAGCCCCAGTTGGTAATTCAAACAATCAGGCTTCCCAGCCAAGAAATGCAAGGTCGGATACGCCAGAAGGCGCATCTGATCCAAGAGTATCTGGCGATCAAGCAGAGCGCGGAGAGAACCAAGATAATTCAGGAGGACAATAATGGGTTACGAAATGGGTATTGTTTATTCTTCTACAGCAGTGACAAGCACTACTGGAGAAGTTAATACAAATCATCACACATCCTGCATTCACTTTTTAAACACACATGCTAGCACAAATGCTGTTGTTAAATTAAACGGTGGACCGCATAAAGTGGTTATTCCTGCAGGAAAGAACTATGTTGAAGTTGAAGGAGACTATACAAAGTTTGAAGTTGAAACAGCAGGGGTTACCTTGGCAGTATTTGCCATAGGATGATTTGCTACATAATAAATACATTACTAGTATAGACTAAACACTATGAACGATTTTAACTTAGCTTTTCCTATCACGATGGTGAAGAAAGAACAAAGAATTGTTAGTGGAATTGCAACCGCAGACAATATTGATAAAGTTGGTGATGTTGTTGATTTTAATGCCTCAGTAGAGGCATTCAAAAATTGGCAAGGTAATATCAGAGAAATGCATGCACCAATTGCTGTCGGTAAAGCAATTTCTTATAAGCCAATTAAGTTAAAAGCACCAGATGGTCAAGAATATAACGCCATGGAAGTTGAGGCGTATATTTCTAAAGGTGCAGAAAATACATGGCAAAAAGTTTTGGATGGAACACTTCGTGCTTTTTCCATTGGCGGAAAAATTCTGAAAAAGGAATTGATGCAGGGTAAGATGTTTAATGGTCGCCAAGTTTCTTTGATTAAAGAATATGAACTTGGTGAATTGAGCTTAGTGGATAATCCTGCAAATCCAGTAGCTGTTATTGATATTATTAAATTTGATCCATCAACTAATAATCTTGATTACATGTTGAAGTGCTGCGATGGAGAAAATATTTGTGCATGCGATAATGTTGAAAAAAAGCAACCTATCAAAGATCCTAAAGGCGGTCTGACAGCCGCCGGTAGAAGATATTTTAGACAAAAAGAAGGCGCTAACTTAAAACCGGGAGTTAAGGGTGCAGCAAATACTCCTGAGAAGATGAGAAGAAAAGGCTCCTTCCTTACAAGATTCTTTACAAATCCTTCTGGTCCAATGAAAAAGCCAAACGGCGAACCGACAAGACTTGCTCTTTCGGCAGCAGCCTGGGGCGAGCCTGTACCTCAGAATATGCAGGATGCCGCTAGATTGGCAGCAAAGGGTCGAAGGTTATTGGAAAGATATGCAAAAACAAAAGAAAAGAAGAAGTTTATATCATTTGAAAATGATGAGGCTCTTCAAAAGTATATTGACAGTTTAGTAGATGAAGATTTTGGCAAAGAAACCGAAAACTCATTGCTAAATGATGTACAATATGATATGGTGGTTGAACCTATGGATAATTTAAATGTTGATAATGATAATAAGATGTCGTTAATCAAAAAGTTTGTCACTTGGCTAAGTTCGGAGTCAAGTGATAGTGAGCTTGAAAAGTTCACAAGCGCTGAAGTCTCACAATCAGAGGCCGCAGTTGAAACTGAACAAATGGAGGAACAAGAAATGGATATTGACGTTCTTAAGGATGCTCTTGGTTCCGTCATTGATCAGAAGCTAAACGACTTTGCCACTTCGCTTAAGGCTGAAGTTGAAGCAAATGTCGCTGCCAAGATTGATGAGGTTTCCAAGAATTTTGAAGAGCAAAAGTCTGAGCTTAATCAGAAGTTAGAAACGACTGAAAAGGCTTTAGAAGAGCAGACAGCCAAAGTTGAGCAACTCGCCAGCGCAGGCGCTGTTAAAAAGAGTGTTGATCCAGCAGACGATGAGGAGGAAGTAATTGAAAAGACTGCCCCCAAGTCGCTTTGGAACAACCTTTATCTCCCACAGGCTCTTATTGAGTCTTTGGGTTACAAGTCGTAATTAAGGAGGAACAACAATTATGGCAACACAAGAAGAGATTCTTGCAAAGGCTGACGAAGTTACTACGAGCGTCGTTGGCAATGCAAGCGGTGGTCTGCTCAAGCCTGAGCAGTCAAATCGTTTTATTGATTTCGTGGTAGATCAGTCCAACCTGATGCGTAACTCGCGTGTCGTTCGCATGCGCACACCGCAGATGGAGATTGACAAGCTGTCCATTGGTACTCGCTTGCTTGCAAAAGCAACTGAGGCAACAGACACTGGCTCAAATGCCCCTGTTACTTTCACGAAGGTTTCGCTTTCTAGCGTTAAGCTTCGTCTTGACTGGGAGTTGAGCACTGAGTCGCTTGAGGATAACATTGAAGGTGCTTCGCTGGAAGATCACATCGCACAGGTGATGGCTCGCCAGACAGCAAATGACATGGATGACCTCTTGATCAATGGTAATACATCTTCTAACAACGGTCTGCTGAAGGCTCTTGACGGTTTCGTTAAGTTGGCTCTTGGCGGCGGTGTGACAGTTGATGAAGGCGGAAATAACGTGTCTCGTGCAACATACGATCGCGTTCTCCGTAACATGCCAACTAAGTACCTGCAGAAGCGTAATGAATTGCGTTTCTTCACTGGTCCTGGTTTGGTTCAGGATACATCATTCAGCCTGCAGAACCCCAACTCGGCAACTGCAGCAACTGCTGGTGCACCTGCTCCTGGTTCGACATTTGGCGAACAGGCATTCATGAACGGTGCTATCCGTGCAAACGGTGGCCCTGGTGCAACTGGTCTTGCTCCTTATGGTATTCCGCTGGTGGAAATCCCGCTGATGCCAGAGACAGTGACTGGTGACTACTCGGGTGCTGCTGGTAGCCATGGCTATGTTGAATTGACATTCCCCAACAACAGAATTGTTGGTATCCACAGAGATATTACTGTGTATCGTCAGTTCCAGCCAAAGACAGACACGATTGAGTACACACAATTTGTCCGACTTGCAAGCAACATTGAGAACGGTGCTTCTTATGTCATTGCAAAGAACGTCAAGTTGCGTTCGCTCTAATTAATAGTCTGTAATTAGTTGTTGCGGCGGGGTGGATTATTCCGCCCCGCCAAAACAATATAAAGGGATGATTATGAGTGATAATGTAATTAAAAGTGAAGATATAGCTCCAAAGAAAACAAAGCAGGCTAAACCTAAAAAGGTAGCTCCTGCTGAAGTGCCATCTGGTGATAAGTCAATTGTCTTTTTTGAAAGCGGATATTCTTATTCATTATCAAACGGTTTTACTTTTACGCAAGAAAATAGAATGCTTGAACTATCGGCGGAAGAGGCAAATAGATTGTTGGCTTTAGATAATTTTAGATTGCCTACTGACGAAGAAAAGCAAATGTATTATAATAGTTTGGAGGCATAATTAATGGCTGGCAATCTTTCTAATTACCTTGAGAATAAGCTGATTGATCACTTCTTGGGGACAACAACATTTACAAAGCCTTCGGCTGTCTATGTTGCTCTATTTACAGTAGCACCAAATGATGCTGGCGGTGGTACAGAAGTTACCGGCGGCTCCTATGCTCGCCAAACTGCCGCATTTACTGCCGCAGCAAGCGGTGCAACCTCTAACAGTGGAAATATTGATTTTGTAAATATGCCAGCTGCAACGACAGTTGCAATAGGCATTTATGACGCTTTGACAAGTGGTAATTTACTTCTTTGGGGAACACTTACAGCGAATAAAACAACAGATGCTGGAGACACACTAAGAATCGCAACTGGCGATCTTGATATCAGCATTGATTAAGGAGAGCCCATGTTGAGAAGAGAATTTAGTGGTGGTGTGTTAAGAACAACCCTTGATGCAAATATTAGCAACTCAGATACTTCAATCACGGTTGTTGATGCATCTACTTTTCCTTCCGGAACAAATCCTTTTGTAATTGTAATTGATAGAGGAACTTTGTCAGAAGAGAAAATTCTTATCTCTTCAAAGACATCTAATACATTTACTGTTGCTTCTCGTGGATATGATGGTTCTTCTGCGTCAATACATACCACTGGTGCTTTTGTTGATCATGTTCTTGATGCAACAGTTATTCAAGACATGAATCAAACAACATATGATAATGAAGTTTTAGTTTGGATGGGGGTCTAAATGGCTAATTTAACACCTAAGAGTTTTTATATTGGATCTAATGTTGGAGCTGGCTCCAATGTTTATACTGTTTCAAATACAGTTGGCAACTATTCAATAATTAAAAACATTAATTTATGCAATACAACAGCTTCAAATGCTGTATGTAGCATTCATCTTCTTGTTAATGGAGCATCAGTTGCTGATGCAAATAAAATTGTTAGCAATGTGAATGTTTTGGCAAATAATGTTGTTTTCTATAATACATCCATAGTCATGCCTGCTAATAGTCGTATTCATGTTACTCAAGTAACAGCGAATGCTATAACATTTACAATTAGCGGTGTTGAATATGCCTGATCTTAATAGATCACTACTTGTTGAATCAGAAAATGCCGATACGCTCGGCGGATTGACTGATGTTACAATTACTGCCGCTGAAGAGTTTCAGGGTTTAAGTTATAACGGAACACAATGGGTTAATAGTCATATCCCAGTTGTTTCGTATGTTAGAAATGCTGAAGCAAATACATTAACAGCGGGGACTGTTGTTTATCTTTTTGGCGGAACCGGTGATCACGCTACTGTTAAAAGAGCAGATAATTCAAGCGATACAACATCTTCAAAGACATTAGGTATTGTTGCTAATCCTATCTCAGCTTCACAAAATGGTCCAGTCGTAACTCGTGGCTATGTTGATGGAATGGATTTAAGCGTAGGTTATTCAGTTGGAGATATTCTGTGGTTAGGCAAGAACGGTGCGTTTACAAAGACAAAACCAACCGCCCCAGACCATCTTGTTTTTATTGGTGTGGTCGTCCGTGCAACCAACAACGGAATCATTTACGTTGCAACACAAAATGGTTATGAACTTGAAGAATTGCACGATGTTAAGCTTTCAAATGTTGCATCTGGAGATTTTTTAAAGTATAACGGAACGCTGTGGATTAATGGACCAATTACTCTTGGTACAGACACAACTGGGAATTATATGTCCAATGTGTCTGCTGGAAACTTAATATCTATTTCTCATACGCCGGGTGAAGGATCCACTGCAACTATTAATGTTGCTAATGGAACTGCAGGTCAAATAATTGTTGCAAATGCATCTGGTGCTCCAGTGTGGGTTACTGAATCTGGCGATATAACAATTGATTCATCAGGCGTTGCATCAATCACTTCAAATGTTATCGTTAATGCCGATATAAGCACTACGGCTGCTATTTCTCTTTCTAAGCTTGCAAGTGGAACATCTGGTCAAGTTCCTGTTGCAAATGCAACCGGTGTTCCTACATATGTAACACTTTCTGGCGATATAACCATTGCTGCCAATGGTCAAACAACAATTGCTGCTAACTCTGTTGCACTTGGTACTGACACTACAGGAAACTATATTGCTACAATTACTGGTACTGCAAATGAAATAACAGTAACTGGTTCTGGATCAGAAAGCGCTACTGTTACATTAAGTCTTCCAGCTAATGTTACTATTGCAAACAATCTTACAGTTACTGGAGATTTAACTGTTAATGGAAATACAACAACTCTTAATACCGCAAATCTTAATGTTGAAGATAACTTTGTTCTTCTTAACTCTGGAGTCACTGGATCTCCCACACTAAATGCGGGAATTGAAATTGAAAGAGGAACATCTACAAATGTTGCTATTCGCTGGAATGAGACAACAGATAAGTGGGAATTTACTGTTGATGGTACAAATTATACAGAGCTGGGTGCTGGTGGCGCAACTGTTTCTTCAACAGCGCCTTCTACACCAACAACCGGGTCTCTATGGTTTGACTCAGATGATGGTAAAACATATGTCTATTATGATTCTTCTTGGGTTGAAATTGGTGGCAATCCTCTTGGTGTTACAATCAGCGACTCTGCGCCATCTAGCCCGATAGCGGGTCAAGTTTGGTTTAATTCTAATAATGCTGGCACATATGTATATTATGACAGTCACTGGATTGAAATCGGCTCCAGCGGCTTGGTATCGGCTGTAAGCGCTACTGCGCCAGCAAGTCCTGTCACTGGTCAAATCTGGTTTAATTCAGAAGATGCCGGAACATATATTTATTACGATTCGGCTTGGATTGAAATTGGAGCAGCTCCATTCAATACAGTTCTTAATCAAATTGATGCCAAGGGCGATATTCTAGTCGGTACAGCAGATAATACGCTTTCTAAGATTGCACTTGGTACAAATGGCTATGTTCTTGCAGCAAACTCTGCAACAGCAACTGGTCTGGAATGGACACAGGTTTCAAGTAATCCCTTAACATCAAATGCTGCCGCCATATTTATTATGGACATCGGGGTATAAAATAGGGTATAATATAAGTTATTAAGGAGATAAAAAATGGCAGTAGGAGATAGAACAGAAGCTAGGCTTGGCGGTCCAACACAGCTTAATACAAACACAACAACGGTTTGCACAGTTTCAGCAAGCCGGGTTGAGGTTTTAAAGCAGATCGTTATTACCAATACAGATACCGTTGATAGAACGGTTTCTTTGGCTATTGGAAATGCAGCGGTTGCTGCAAATAGATTAATGTCTCAATTACCAATTGGTGCAAACGACATTATGGTTTTTGATACAGCACTTGTCCTCACAGCAGGTGAAACATTACAAGGTTTAGCCGATGCAAATAGTGTTGTCAATGTAACAGTCATCGGTTGGGAAAAAGAAGTCTAATTTTATATGGGTCTTTCTAAGGCTTACGGAGAGAAGTCCTTAACTGGATATTCATACGGTGCTGGAACTGGTGGAGACACAACTTCCACTGGTGTCACCATTGGCGGAACGCTTTACAATATCCATACATTTACCAACACAGGTACTTTCACCGTTACTCGCCCAGGAAAGTTTGATGTGTTTGTCGTCGGTGGAGGAGGCGGCGGTGGTCGCCGCAGTAGCACCAATGTAGGCAGCGGTGGCGGAGGTGGCGGTGTTGTTATCCAACAAACGATTTACCTTGATACAAATGCAACGGTTACAGTCGGTGCGGGTGGAGGTGTGCAAACAAATACCAATACTGATGGCAATCGTGGTTCTTTTAGTCGTGTAAATCAAGTTACTGCTGGTGGTGGTGGCGGTGGTGCTGGCGGCGGTAGAGGGGCAGCAAATACCGCTATGGATGCGGCTGGTAGTGGTGGCGGTTCGTTCGGTTCTACCGCTACGGCTGGTGAAACACCAGGGCAAACGTTAATCACTATCGGCGCAAATAATGGCGGTAATGGCGGCTACACCACAAACCTTGCAGGCGGTGGAGGTGGAGGTTCGGCACAAGTTGGACAAGGTAATAGTGGTAATGCAGCAGGTAATGGTGGCGCAGGAACAGATGTTTCAACTTTTATTGGAGGCTCATCTTTATTTGTAGGCGCTGGTGGCGGTGGTGGGTCAGTATCTGGCACTGGCGGTACAGCAGGTAGTTCAACAGGTGGCAATGGCGGTTCATCTGGCGCACAAGGTTTAAATGCAACGGCGACAAATTATGGTTGTGGCGGTGGAGGTGGTGCCACAACACAAGGTGGTTCTGGATCAAATGGAGTTGTCTACATCCGTTACGCAACCAATCAAGGCTTTACAACCAATACGGGAAATACAAAGAATGGTTATGGGACCGCAACTGGCGGCTCGTCATCATCAATAACGGCTGATGGTGTAGGTTATACACTTTTAACTTTTACCTCTGCTGGCACATTGACAGTTACACAGGCTGGTTTGTTTGATTTATTAGTTGTTGGCGGTGGCGGTGGTGCCGGTAGTTCAGAAGTTGGCTCCAGTGGTGCTGGCGGTGGTGGTGCTGTTATTCAACAAACTGTTTATTTAAGTAGCAATCAATCAATTACTGTTGGAGCTGGTGCTGCTGCTGGAGTATCTGCTAGAGGTGGTCCCAATGGTGGTGCATCTATTGTTGGTTCAACTGTTGGCGCTGTTGGTGGCGGTGGTGGAGGGGGTAGTTTTTCTGGACCATTTGTTGGTGGTTCTGGAGGTGGTGGTGCAGGTCAAGTAGGTGGTGGATATGGCAATGGTCAAACAGGTGCAGCTAGTGCATATGATCCAAGCACATCTTTTGGCAATTCTGGTGGCACATCATCTGGAGCCGCAGGGGATGCAGGCGGTGGCGGAGGTGCAGGTGGCGCAGGTGCAGCTAGTAATACTGGAGGAACAAACGGTGGTAAAGGCGGAGACGGAAAAGATGTTTCCTCCTTTCTTGGTCAATCTGCAGGGACTACTTATCTTGGTGCTGGCGGTGGTGGTGGCGCAGATGCTGGTACTGCTGGAGCAGCGGGTTTAGGTGGAGTTGCTGGTAAAACAAGTGGAACTGGCAACAGCGGTGCAAACAATTCTGGTGCTGGTGGTGGAGGAACTGTCAATAATGCTACTGCTGGCGCTGGCGGTTCAGGCGTTGTCTATGTGAGGTTTAGAACATGAGTATTTCTGGAGCAAGACAACCAAGATTGGCAACCGAATACGGTATTGCAGCCGGTGGCACAGATGTTACTGTTAATGGCATTGGATATAAGCTACATACATTCACTGCAACAGGTACACTAACTGTCACTACTGGTGGTCTTTTTGATATCTTAGCTGTTGGCGGTGGCGGTGCTGGTGGAGGTAACTGGGATGGAACATTTCAGTCTGGTATGGGCGGTGGTGGTGCCGGAGGATATATTGAAAAAACTATCTACATTGCTAGCGGTACTCATTCAGTTGTAATAGGCGCAGGTGGTGCTGGTGATTATGCAGCTCCAAGAAATGGAACAAGTAGCGGTGTCTATGCCACATTTACTGGTGGTGGTGGAAGTGCTCCTTCATATGCAATCAATTTTAATAATACTTGGTACGGTGCTAAAACTGGTTCTGATGGTGCTTCTGGTGGTGGTGGAACTGGTAGAGCTTCTCAAACTGCAACAAATGCTGGCGGTGCAGGTCAATCACCATTAGGAAATAGTGGTGGTTCATCATTTAGTGAAAGCGGAAGCGGAACTTCCGCAGCAGGCGGAGGTGGTGGCGGTGCCGGTGCTGTTGGATCAAATGCATCAGCAAATACTGGAGGCGCTGGTGGAGCAGGTGTTACATCAACATTTACCGGATCATCCACAACTCTTGGCGGCGGTGGAGGAGGCGGTGGTGTAACCACTGGAGGCGCAGGTGGTGCTGGTGGAGGTGCTGCTGGTAGAACTGGTACTGGCAATGGAAACAATGCAACAGCAAACACCGGTGGCGGTGGTGGTGGTGCAAGAAGCAATGGAGAAAATCAATATATTGGCGGCAATGGTGGCTCAGGAATCGTCTATATCCGTAGAAGAGTAACAGGATCCATTGCAGCAACTGTTGCTGGTTATGGTACAGCAACTGGTGGAACAGACTTAGGAACACGGACTGTTAGTGGCATTGATTACAAGATTCTTCAATTCACATCAACGGGAACTTTGACAGTGACGAAGGGTGGACTTTTTGACATTATAGCCATATCTGGTGGTGGAGGCGGAAATCAGGGATATACCAACTTCCCATCGCTTGCAAATGGTGGAGCTGGTGGCGGTGGCATTACCACTGAAACAATTTCCCTCACTACAAATGTGACTATCACGGTTGGTGCTGGTGGCGCTGGTGGTGCAACTGGCACTAATGGCACAAGTGGAGCAACTGGATCTCCATCAGGTGTTAGCACGAGACTATTTGCCTTTGGTGGCGGAGGTGCTCAAGATAATATTCCGTCAAATGGTATTTGTGGCGCTGGTAGCACTCGCCAAACAGCTACAGGCGGATTAGCGATTTTAAATCAAGGAACCGGAGTGGTTCGTGGTTATGATGGCGGCTCAGGTCCAACTGGAAATACTAATGGCTCTGCTGGCGGTGGCGGTGGAGCTGGCGGTGTTGGTGGTAATGGTGTAGGCACTACTGGCGGTGCTGGCGGTGCTGGTTTTGATGTCTCAACAATTATTGGTGGCTCAACTTTGCTACTTGGTGGCGGTGGCGGTGGTCCTGGTTCAGTTACAGGTGGAACTGGTAATGGTGGCGGTGGCAATGGTGGTTCAAATGGTGCAGGAACATCTGGTTCAACAAACACAGGCGGAGGTAGTGGTTCAAGTATCAACAATAATTCTAATACTCTCAATGGTGGATCTGGCATTGTTTATGTCAGATTTAGAGTATTGTAAAAAATGGTAAAAGCATGATCGGGCAAAAATATCATAAATATGTTATTATTTATATGGAGATAAATTATGCCGTTTAGTTCTGTATTGGGTGCATCAACTGTTATAAGACCGGGTGTTTGTACTTCTACAACCCGCCCATCTGCTCCATATACAGGGCAGTTAATCTTTGAAACCGATACCAGCCGATTGGCAGTATGGACAGGTTCTGCATGGCAGTACGAAACCGCTGCTGCTGGTCCTCCTGGGTTGGTATATATCACTGGGGCAACCTTTACAACTGCCACATCATTTAGCTTGCCTAATGATACCTTTAGTAATACTTATCTCAATTACAAAATTATAATCAATCTGACTGCGCTGACAGCCGACGCAGACTTTACTATGCGTTTTCGCACCGCTGGAACGGATAACAGCAATAACACATATGCATATACTTTTGCTGGAGTGGGGCTTGGCGGCACTGCTACCAACAGTGCAGCCAACGATGGAACAGCGTTCGTCGTAGGAGAACAAGAGGCTACATCTGGTTCAGAAATGCGTTATGGTCTTACATTTGATATCTTAAGCCCTAAAGCAACAACGACTACTAAAGTACAAGGTCATTACGTTTACGTCAATAAGGCGGCAACAGACCAAATTTCTCGTTTCGGTTCAGGCGTATTTAGGGCTACTACTTCTTTTGACAGTTTAAGCTTCATAAGCTCTGTAGCGTCAAGCATGTCTGGAAACTACCGTGTATACGGATACACGGATAGTTAATATCGGAGGTATATAAAATGCCAATTGATTTTCCAAATAGCCCCGCAACAAATGATCAGTTTGTAAGTGGCGGTCGTACATGGATTTGGGATGGTTCCGTATGGAAGGCATATACTCAAGCATTAAATAATTCAACAATTACTTCTAATATGATTGTAGATGGTACAATTGTTAATGCTGATATCTCAAATACAGCTGCAATTAATACAACTAAAATTACAAATTGGGAAGATGACCAAGTAGTTCTAGCTGTCCAAGCTTTTATTTAAGGAGGAAAAATGGCAACATTTTCAAAGACAATTTTAAGCGGATCTACAAATGGTAGACCAGTTCTTGTCAATACAACATCATCTAATACATGTGTTGTTCACACAGGTTCAACAAATACATCTGTCCAACACGAAGTCTGGATTTATGCAATGAATACAGATACGACAGATCGCAAGCTTACGCTTGAGTTTGGTGGTGTTACAAGCCCCAATGACTTGATCGAGCAAACAATTACCGCTGAAGGCGGGTTGTTATTGGTCATTCCAGGTTTAATTCTTAGCGGTAATGCTTCTACAGCTCCCAGAATCACAGCATTCGCAAACACAGCCAATGTTGTTACAGTTCTTGGTTTTGTCAACGTCATTGCATAAGGAGGCTTAAATGCGTTTTGGTGAGCGTACACGCCCCGGCGTATCTATAAGCACATTTGGTAGACGACCTTCTGCTGGTATTTCCTATGGCGTGGCAACAGGTGGCACCTCTTCATCTATTACCGATAACAGTATTGCTTACACACTGTTGAGTTTTACTTCTGATGGAACTTTAACTGTAACCAAGGCTGGGCTATTTGATATTTTGTGTGTTGGAGGCGGTGGTGGAGGTGGCGCACAACTGTACGGAGGTGAACCAACTGGAGGCGGCGGTGGAGGAATGGCTTGCATTTCAACTTTGTTTCTTCCAGTCGCTTCTTATACTGTTGATGTTGGTGTTGGTGGTGCTGGCGGAGATTCCAATACACACGCTGGTTCTCTTGGGGAAACATCCGTAATTTTTAATGCAAAAGCAACAACTTCTGTCATGCATGCAATAGGTGGACAGGGTGGTGCTGGAGACTGGGGCGGCGTTAGTCGTTATCCCGGAAATCAAGGTGGTCAAAGTTACCGCAACGGATATAATCAAACTGTTGCAGGTGCAATATCTTTGCATCCACTTGGATACAACGGTGGAGGTTCGCAGAACTCAACAACTCGTGCTGGCGGTGGTGCTGGTGCAGGAGGAGATGCGAGCGATTCGCCAGCAGGAACTGCTGGTATTGGTCGCACATTGACATTTACTGGAAGCAGTGTAACTTTTGGTCAAGGTGGTGGCGGAGGAACCGCTACTGGTCTTGGCACAAACACACCGTCTACAGTGAACTCTGGGAATGGTGGCAATGGTCGCCAAAGCGGAGGCTCTGGTAACGGTGGGAATGGTCAAGCAGGTGCAATATATGTGAGGTTCCGCCCGTGAGTGAACAAACCTATTTTGCCAAAGTTGAAGATGGTATTGTTACAGATGTTCGTATTGTAAAATGGGATTTCCTTGTAGCAAACCCAGACCGTTACGGTGATTCCTCTTTTTGGATTGAAGTTTTTCCAGATAACTCTGGTCGTGGCTACTGCTCTAAGGGTTGGTCATATGACGCTGAACTTGATAAATTTATAGGTCCGTTTATTAGCAAGGTAGCAGAATAATGTGTTCGTATATTGGCTATGTATAGTTTAGGATTTAATTAAATATATTTTAATATAAAATAATATATGATATTCTTTATTGAGAGGTAAAATATGGCAATTGATTTTCCAAACTCCCCAACAACAAACCAGATTTTTACATCTGGCGGAAAGACATGGGTGTATGATGGAACAGTTTGGACATTAAGATCCTCGTTGGCAGGTCCTGGTGGAATTACCTCAACAGAGCTTGCAAACTCATCTGTTACAACTGATAAAATTGCATCAGGTGCAATAGTTTCTAATTTAGGATTTACACCGGCATCAACCGGTAAAAGTATTGCTATGGCAATAGTATTCGGAGGATAAAATGGCAGCGCCAAATATAGTTAATGTAACAACAATTACGGGTAAAACAGCAGTTCAAGCGGTGACCACATCTGCTACAGCGATTGTCACAAATTCTGCTGCCAGTAATACAGTCGTTAAAATCAATGCATTATATGTTGCAAATATTGATGGTACAAACGCTTGCGATCTCACTGTTGATTTGTTTAGAAGTTCAACCGCATATAAAATTACTTCAACCGTATCGGTTCCGGCAGATGCGGTGCTAGATGTTATTAGTAAATCAATATATCTTGAAGAAGGTGACTCTCTCAGACTCACTGCTGGTGCTAATTCAGACCTTGAGGCGGTTTGTTCTTACGAAATTATTAGTTAATTATGCGTAGAAGAGGCGGCGTAATAGGACCAAAGCGAAATGCTAATGGTGGTGGTGGCATATGGTCATTAAATGATCAACAGCAAGAAAATGGCGCTGGAACTTGGGGTGTAATGTCAACATCCGTAGTTGAATATTTGATAATTGCTGGCGGTGGCGGTGGTGGTCCTAGTGGCGGTGGCGAAAGAGGCGGCGGTGGTGCTGGAGGTTATAAGACAAACCTATCTGGAGCAACCAATGGTGGCGGTCAAGCACTTGGTACTGTCATGAATGTTACTGGCGGGAGTCAGTATACGGTAACTGTTGGTGGAGGTGGAAATGGAAGTTCAACCCCAACAGCCGGCAGTAGCTCCGTATTTAATTCAATCACTTCTACTGGTGGCGCTGTCGGTGGTGGTGGTGGTACTGACCCTGGTGGTGCTGCTGGTTCGTTTGGCTATACTGGCGGTTCGTCAATAAATAACTCTGCTGCTGGCGGAGGTGGTGGCGCTGGGGCTGCTGGTGGTAATGCCAGCAGCGGCGTTGCAGGAAATGGTGGCGCAGGTTTGGCAAGCACAATTACTGGTTCATCGGTTACTCGTGGCGGTGGCGGTGGTGGGAGTGCTTCAGGTGGAACTAATGGAACTGGCGGTTCTGGTGGTGGAGGTAATGCAACCCTAGGTGGAACAGCAAATACTGGTGGCGGAGGTGGTGGCGCTGGTGGTGCTGGCGGTTCTGGCGTTGTTATTATTCGTTACCCATCAACATCATTAGCGGCAACAACGACTGGTGCATCTGTTGTTTATAATAACGGTGCTGGCGGTTATCATGTTTACACATTTAATGCTTCTGGTACAATAACATTTTAACTAATAGATTTTTATTTCTACCTGTGGTATTATATACAAGAAACCAAAAGGAGGTTTTCTAAAATGGCTCATTTTGCCCAAATTAACGAAAGCAATATCGTGACACAGGTTATCGTTGTGTCCAATAACGATTGTGGTGGTGGAGAATACCCCGGATCGGATTCCATCGGAGCTGCCTTTTGCCATAATCTTTTAGGCGGAACATGGAAACAAACTTCTTATAATAATAATTTCCGTAAGCGCTACGCCGGAATTGGATATACATTCAATGCTGAGCTTGATGCATTCATTGCCCCTCAGCCGTATCCTTCTTGGACATTGAATACGGAAACAGCAGATTGGGAAGCCCCAACACCACGCCCCACAGAAGGCGTATGGACATGGAATGAATCCACTCAGCAATGGGATGAGGTTACATTACCCGCTTAATTAAGAGGTAACTAATGCCATTAGATTTCCCAAATACACCGGCAACAAATGATAAGTATTCTGCTGGTGGAAGAACATGGACATATAACGGAACATCTTGGGTATTAGATGTTTATGTCGGAGTTGTACCAGTTGGTGCTGTTGATACAGCGCAGCTGGCAAATTCCGCTGTCACAAGTGCAAAGATTGCAGATGGTACGATTGTTAATGCCGATATCTCTACATCAGCAGCAATAACAACAACAAAAATTACAAACTGGGAAGATGATCAAGTCGTTCTATCTTCCCAAATTTTTTCTGCATAGATGGTGATTTGATGTCTTACGGAAGAAGATTAAGATCGGGCACTTCAGTAAGTAATTGGACTAAGCGTAGTGCCAGCGCTCCTCTAAATATTGCCACTGTTGAATATCTTGTCATTGCTGGTGGTGGCGGTTCGCAAACATCGGGCGGCGCTGACCGTGGCGGTGGTGGCGCTGGTGGCTATCGCTGTTCAGTAGTCGGTGAAACAACTGGTGGTGGTGGTTCAGCAGAAGTAAGACTGGCTTTCTTCAAGAACACGACCGTGACTGTCACCGTTGGTGCTGGTGGCGGTATCTCTACACAAGGTAGCAGTAGTTCGTTTGCCGGAATTACATCTACTGGTGGTGGCGGGGCTACTGACGGTACTGGCGGTTCTGGCGGTTCTGGTGCTGGTGGTTCGGGTGGTTCGGCTGGCGGCGCTCGCACTGCATCACCGGTACAAGGCAACAACGGCGGAAGTGCGGGAACGCAAGGTTCTGGTGGCGGTGGTGGTGCTGGCGGTGCTGGCACTAATGCCACCACGAATACTGGCGGCAATGGCGGTATCGGTTTGAGTTCGTCTATTGACGGAGCCGCAACTAGTCGTGGCGGCGGTGGTGGCGGTGGTGGTCTAAGTACTGGCGGTCCTGGCGTTGCTGGCGGTGGGAACGGCGATTCAAACTCTGTTCCTGGTAGTGCTGGCTCAGCAAATACTGGTGGTGGCGGTGGTGGAACTTACGCAAGTCGTTCAGGGCGTTCTGGCGGCTCGGGAATAGTCATCATGCGTTATCCATCAAGTTTTGGAACGTTGACATCTATCGGCGCAGGACTCACATCAACGACGGGAACCTACTCATCTGGTGGAGTAACTTATCGTTACTACTCATTCACTGCTGGCACGGACACGATTACTTTCTGATTATGGCACACTACGCATTTATCAACTCAAACAATGTCGTGACGGAAGTGATTGTAGGTCGTGACGAAGATGATCTAGCAGATGGAGTTTCCTCGTGGGAAGAATATTACGCAACAAAACGTGATGGTGTTATTTGCAAACGAACTTCATACAACACTTATCGTGATGAGAACGGCGTTCCGCAACATGCAAACGGTGGCGTACCATTCCGTGGTCAGTATGCTGGTATCGGTGACAGATACGACGCAGAACTAGATCAATTTATAACACCAAATAATCCTAAATAATATCTTTGCGATATAACTTAAAATAAAATATAATTATTGTATGAAAACAATATTTGAGATACTATTTGTATCCTTAATTCTTTCCTCATGTGGTTATGAAGGTCGTTATCGTTATGAATGTCAAGACCCCACAAATTGGGAAAGTAGCGAATGCAACCCGCCCGAATGCAAGGTGACGGGTACATGCACAACGGACATTATCGGATTTGATCCAAATGAACAATCCGAAGGAGAGACTAATGAATAATAAATATACCCCAGAAGACCTTGATGCAAGGTTAAGATTTGTTATTGGCTGTGTCTTGGGTGCAGTGCTCTTTACAACGACATTAGCCATTCTATATGCTCTCGTTTTTGTTTCTCAACCAATTGGTGCACAAGCAGAAAATGACAAAATGTTCTTTAGCGTTCTTTCAAGCATTGCCACATTTATTACCGGCACATTGGCTGGTTTGATGATTTCCAATGTGAAAGGAAAGCAGGCACAGGAAGAAGAGGCTGATATTCCAGTAGAGGAATAATGAAAATTAGCTTTAGAAAAGGCTGGTGGACAGCTCTGCCCTTGGCGGTTATTGCTTTAATAACAATTCCAACCGTTGATGCTTCTTCTACACAAGAACCCATAGCAAATGCTGGCTTTGAAGATAATTCATTTACTGGCTGGTCTAGGGGGACTCAAACAGGCAATTTGGGATCTGCAATAAATGGCAATGGTACTGGCGTAACTATTTTTAGCGGTCCAAAAACCTTTAGTCATCCATCACATCCAGCAGTAGGTAGTGCTACAAGAAATGGCGCTCCCAACCCATATTATGCCCCAGCGGTATCGGCAGGAAGCTGGACATTCTCCCCAAGCAATGCCTCATACGCTGCTTTGCTGCAACCAAGGAATGAGCAAAATTTTTCTCAAGCAATGACAGCCCTTGGCTTATCTGGATCCCCACAAACAGCAATACAAGCACAATTAACAGCAGATGCGCAAGCTGCCGCAAATGGAGGGCAGTCCAATCCAACTGATGCTGCATGGATTACTCGTGAAGTTCAATTGACTTCTGGAATTACTTATACGATGTCTTGGAACTATTTGGGTACTGATTATGTTCCATTTAATGATGGTTCATTAACTTCGCTTGTTGCTGTCTCTACACCATCAACTCCGACAATAACAGTTAATAATTTTAATCGCTCATATGCACTTCTTGGATTTACAAATCCGGGAACTGGAGATTATTCTGTAAACTCATATGGCTCTACTGGTTGGCAAACATCAACTTATAAAGTTTCAGTAAGTGGTACATATAAACTTGGCTTTGCTGTTTTTAATCTTGGAGATACAGCTCTATCTCCAGTATTAATGATTGACAATGCAATAGGTGACACTCAGCGATGTGCTCCTGCAGGTAGTAATTGTACGACTTTTGGTGGCGTTGCCCCGAATAATGAAACGGCTCCAACTGTAGCACCTACAACAACTACCACTTCTACTACAACTACGACTACTACAACGACTACAACAACTACTACAACTACTACCACGACAACTACTACGACTACAACATTACCACCTACAACAACTACAACGCAGCCTGCAAACAATACACAGTCAGGATTAAATGCCGTTGGTTATTTAATAAATCAAATTCCTCCTATTAAATCTGATACGCAATACACATCATGTGGTTCTGAAATTGAGAATAATATAAATCGTAATTTTGATGGAGAGCCGTTCCAGCAATGCGGCTCGGATAATTTTATGATCCACTACACTGGATTTATTACCATTCCTGAAAATAATACAATCCAATTTATGGTTGCTGCAGATGATGGCGGAACTATAAAAATTGACGATACAGAATTTGGTGATTGGAATGTCAAAGGATGTTCTTGGTCGCAGGCTACAACAAATTCTTTTGCTGCAGGAACATACGCATTAGATGGTTGGTTTTATGAGCACGGCGGTGCATCTTGTTATATGCTGGCATGGAAAATTAATGGTGGTGATTGGGAGATAGTTCCGGATTCTGCATTTACTATTGACGGATCAAGCACTCCTACAACAACTACAACTGTTGCTCCTCAAACAACCTCAACGATTTCTTCAACGACTTCCACAACGACAGTCCCTGAAACAACATCTTCAACCAGTACCACAACAACATCGCCTCCCCAGACTACTACTACAACCGTTTATGTGCCAACAGTCACGACAACAACTGAACCTGAGCCTGAAGAAGAACCAGAAACTACTACAACGACTGAGCCAGAAGTTACTACGACAACTGAGCCTGAGTTTATTCAACCGGAGGATGAAGAGGAGGCTCAGCCTGTTGAGCCTGAAACGACCCTTCCTGATTATCCAGAAGAAGAACAAGAAGGAGAACAGCAGCCAGAACCGATATCCCCAGAAGAAACGACAGAGCAAGATACAGAATCACAAGAGACTATAGTAACACAAGAAGAGTTTGAAAGTATTATTGAAGATATATCTTCTGAAGAAATTCAGGCAGAAGATGTAATAGAGGTAATTGATAATCTCAATTCAGAACAACTTACAGAAGTTTTAGAATCTATAGGTATAGAGCAATTAACAGAAGTAATTGATGAATTATCAGAAGAGCAAACTCTTGATCTTGTTGAAAATATTGAATCCGTAGAAGCTTTAGATAATGTTATTAATGCAATTGCTGATTCGGAAGAACCAATTGAGGCATCTGTTGCAGTAGCAATTATTTTAAATGATAACTTTACAGAGATATCTACTGAGGCAGCCCAAGAGGTTTTTGCAAATGTTGATGCTGATTCTTTTACTGATGAACAAAAAGAGGAACTCTCTGAGGCTCTTACGGAAGCCCCTGATGAAATCAAAGAGGCTTTTGAAGAGGAAATTGATGTTTATGGCGGAGGTTTTGATACTTATGTTCCAACAGGATCAAGCATTGATGTTGGCGCAAGAAAAACAGTTATCGCTGCAGTTGCAACATTAACAGCAACGGTTGCCGTTACTGGCGCTGCCGGAGCGTCACCAACAGCACCAGCAGGAGGCTCAGGAGGCGGTTCTGGAGGCTCAGGAGGCTCTTCTAATCCAAGTTCTGGCTCAGAAGGTCGTTCACGAAAAGAAGAAGAGGGAAGCGAGCCAGCAGGTGAAATTGTTGATGCTGAAGGTGAGGATGATGAGCATTATGCTAAAAATAGCATTTACGAGTATTATATAAAGGAGGGAATTGAAATGAAGAAATTTAACTGGTCTGGTTTTATAAACAAACTTTGGAATATAACTGCCGGGTTAGCATTTACTCTTGCAGGTAGCTATGTTGTTTATATTACCCTCTCTGGCGCAACGCAAAGAGCAGCGGGTGTTGCTACCTTAATTGCAATATTTATCCACTATACTCACAATATCTTTAAAAACGATATTAACTGATCCAGTTTCCTTATCACAAACAATGGGGTATAATAGAATTATACCCATTGGGGTAGGGAGGTGATCATGTCTACTAAGTCACAAAACTTAGATCAAGCACTTAAGGGAGGCGCACTCGGCGTTTGGGTCTGGCTGGCTACTGTTCAGCTAAATCTTGACGGTGAAGTAGTTGCCGTATTAACACCGGCAATTGCCTACGGACTTGCATGGTTATCAACAAGAGTTGGCGATCCAACAGTTGCTTCTTTCTTAGCAAAGAAGCCTGCGGAAAAGCCCGCTGTTAAAAAGAAGGCATAAGCGATGGAACAGGTCAAAAATATTTGCCTTCGTATATTGGCGACCTTTTCTGCCTCGGGACTTGGAGTTATCGGGGCGGGTACAATTGCTGGCGTTCCTGTTTGGAAGGCGGTTTTTATGGCAGGGATTGCTGGCGTTGCTACCGTTGTTGAAGGTTTATCACGTGAGTTCTTAGATGATGGTAAACTAGATATGGATGAAATCAATGAAGTCTTCAGTAAAGTCGATAAGAAAGCAGTTAAGAAAGAGGAGGAGTTCTAAAATGAGCGTTAAATGGAATATTATTGTACCGGTAAAACAGCCAGCAGATTTAAAGGGAGTTGCACCCGGAAAACTTCCAGACAGTCTTCTTAAGCCAGTTAAGGGCGGTGGAAAGTTACACTGGAGAGCTGCAGATGCTTGGGATGCAATGGTTGAAGCTGCAAAGATTGATGGTATTGAATTAAAGCCAGTTTCTGCCGGAGATACATATCGTTCATTTGAATCTCAATTGGCAGCATTTAGGCAGAGATATCAGAAAGAGCCAATTGCTGGAGCTCAGACAAGAACTTTTGAAGGGGTTAAGTGGTACAAGAAAGATCCTAAATTAGCCAGTCTTGCCGCACCTGGTACATCGCAGCATAATAGCGGATTGGCAGTCGATGTTCATACTGCTGCTGAACCAAAGCGCTTAAATTGGCTTATTGATAATGTTCGTAAATTTGGATTTAGTTGGGAAGTTGTGCCAGAAGAGCCATGGCACTTACGCTATACAGAAGGCGACAATCCCCCTGCTGCTGTGATTGAATTTATTACAAAGAGAGATGGGCAAGCACCTGCTAGTGCTCCAGCTAAAGCTCAAAATGAAGAGGCAAAGGTTGATCCAGCTGCTCTTCCAGTACTAGTTAGAGATTATAAAGGGGCGGCTGTTCGGAGAGCTCAAGGTCTTTTAAACAAGCATGGAATTGCTTGCAAAGAAGATTCTAGCTTTGGTCCAAAAACTCAAGAAGCTGTTAAGCAATTCCAAAAGAAAGTTGGCCTACCAACAACTGGAGATGTTGATGCAGCAACTTGGAAAGCCTTGCTCTCATAACTAAATATTGATATATTTTTAATGAGGTTTTATGGCAGCTACAAGAAATATTACAATCTATCAAGGCGATACTTATATTCATGAGTTAAGAATTAAAAATAACTCTAATGTTGCTATTAATATCTCTACAAGAACATATAATGGTGCAATTAGAAAGAAAAGGAATTCAGATACTGTTGCTGCAAATTTCTCTTCTGAAATTACAGATGGGGCAAATGGCGTTGTAGTCATGTCTCTTACTGCAAGCAATACAGCAAATATTGCTGCCGGAACATATGTTTATGATTTTCAAGAAACAAATGGGCAAACCATTACAACACTTCTCACAGGTAATGTAACAGTAACCGGGGAGGTGTATAAGTAGTGCCTGCTGATGTGACATCAGTAAGAGTTGCAACTGGAGATATTACATCACTAGCAATCAATACAGATTCTTCAAATCTGACAATTGCTTCTGATGTTACAGCTGTAACAGTTCAAACAGCAGATACAACAGTTATAACAGCTGCGCCAGCAACAATTAATCTTGCATCCTTATCTTTTGCGGTAACAAATCCAGAAGATGTTGGAAGAACAGCAAGTGTTGGCGTAAGCAATTTGGCAGCTCGAGCTGACCATAGACATAGTGCAGCAAGTCTGCTGCTTGATGGAGGAAATTATTAATGGCTAATAAAATAAGAATTAAGCGCAGGGCTACCGGCAGTGCTGGAGCACCAACAAGCTTAGAGAATGCAGAATTAGCATTTAACGAAGTAGATGATGTTCTTTACTATGGTGAAGGAACTGGCGGTATTGATGGCACAGCCACAACAGTTATTGCCATCGGCGGTTCAGGTGCGTTCTTAACTCTTAGTGGTGATCAAACTATTACTGGTAATAAAACAGTTAATGGAAATACGACATTTAATGGGATTACAATTGTACCTACCCCAACTGCAAACAATCATGCAGCGACTAAGTTATATGTTGATGGCGCAATAGCCAATGTAGCTTCCTCGTTTACAGTTACTGGTGATGGTGGTACTCCACAAACAATTACAACTGGCAGTGACACTCTTACGATTTCTGGCGGAACAGGTCTTTCGTCTGTTGCTGGCGCTACAGATACAGTCACTATTAATCTTGATAATACAGCTGTTACAGCGGGCTCTTATGGATCTGCAAATACTGTTGCTACTTTTACGGTTGATGCGCAAGGTCGTTTGACAGCTGCTGGTAATTCTACAATCTCAATTAATGCTGGTCAAATCACCGGATTTACAGAAGACGCTCAGGATGCTGCGGCTGCATTGTTTACCAATGGAACACATAGTGGCATTGCTGCAGCATATGATGATGCAAATTCAAAACTTAATCTTGATGTTGCAGATTTCACGATTACTCTTGGTGGAGATTTAACTGGTAGTGCTACGATTACAAATCTAGCTAATGCAACACTTAATGCAACAATTGCTGCAAACTCAGTAGCGCTTGGAACTGATACAACTGGAGATTATGTAGGATCGGTTGCCGCGGGAACAGGTATTGCAGTTTCTAATACTGGGGTTGAGGGCGGAACATTTACAATAACAAATAACGGTGTAACTTCTCTTACTGGAACAACAAATGAAATTGCAGTAAGCGCTTCGACCGGTTCTGTTACACTCAGCCTCCCAGCTAATGTCACAATTCCTAATAATCTTGTAGTCACCGGGGATCTCACAGTTCAGGGTAATACGACTACACTTAACACAGCAACACTTGTTGTTGAAGATAAGAATGTTGTTCTTGCGAATGTTGCAACTCCAACAGATACAACGGCAGATGGTGCTGGTATTTCTGTTCTTGGAACTACAGCAAAAACATTTAACTGGGTTGATTCAACTGATTCGTGGACATCTTCTGAGCATATTGATCTTGCCTCCACAAAGGTTTTCAAGATTGCTGGAGTCACCGTATTAAGTGGAACAAATCTTGACAATGTTACTGTTGATGGTGGTACTTTCTAAGGAGCCCTAAATGGCTAATGTTGTAAAAATAAAAAGATCTGGAACTCCGACAGCGGCTCCGACGAGTTTAGAATATGGCGAACTGGCTATTAACTATGCAGACGGTTTAATCTTTTATAAAGATTCAAGTAATACGATTGTCTCATTTGATGTCTCTAGTTCTTTTGCTATTACAACATTACAAAGTGATGTAAGTGATCTTGAGGTTTCTGTAGCAATGCAGGCGTTCTAACTCTTAGAACGGTAATTCTGGTACAATTGAATATTATGGATGATGTCAAAATTAACACAAGCAAAACACTTACGCTGACACTTCCGAGCGACCCTGCAAGCAATGTTGTTTCTGTAAGCCTATATCATGAATTTGGTTCATTAGTTTCTGGTCCAACAAATGCAACAAGAACAGGTACCGGAGTTTATACGATCACATATGGTCAGCAAGCATCTGGTATTTATATCTTAAATAGCGCTGGTCGTCACAGGGCTGATTTTACATACACAATTTCTGGAACGAGCTATACGCAATCTCAGTATATTAATGTTTATACGCCGTATGCAAATATTGATATATTCTTTGAGGATCACCCAGAATTAGAAGATGATTACTATGATCAGTTCAATAATATGGAAAAGAAAGTCCGTAATATAATTAATACTTTCTGTGGTCAATCATTTGATTACTATCCAAATAAATTTCTTATTCTTCCGGGCACTGACAAAAAGACAATGCATCTGCCATTTCCAATTACAACATTAAGAAAAGTAACTGTTAATCTTGGAGATGAGGATGAGGAAGTTTTGCATGATTCAACAGATGCAACTCTTAATAACATTGAGAAAACAAGAGAGCCTCACAAATTCCAAAGCTCATACTACATCCAGTTTAGGAAGTCTTATTTAGATAAGACACAAACTAAGATTTATGAATCTAAATTTAGCGAAGAAGATGATTTTAAAATTGAAGGAGATTTTGGTTGGCAATTTGTTCCAAACAATATTGAGCAAGCCGCAGATCTGCTTTTGGTAGATATGATGACCGATGACTCAGAATTGCGCAGGCACGGTGTTGTTTCGGTTGATATGGATACAATCAGCTACACAACTAAGTCCTCCTTTTATGAATCTACAGGCAATATTGATGCAGATGTTCTGCTTATGGACTACACACTATTTGTAATGGATTATGTGGTTTAAATGTCTAATGGAATTTTTCTTAAACTTCCTCACAAGATGGATATTTATACCAAAACAATTACAACCAGTGTTGCTGGTCAGAGGACAGTTACCTATACAAAGTCGGCAACTGTAAAAACATTCTTTCAGCCTATTTCATCTGAAAGAAGGGTTAGTCCCTATACAGATAATATTGATGAATATCAATTTTATGTTTCTTACCGCGATGCTCAAAATATTACATATGATAATAGAATTCAAAACATTGTAGATCGATATGGCAATGTTGTATACAGCGGTCCAATTGAAATTGTAAATATTGTTAAACAGCCAGGTTTTAATGGTAAAATTAGACATATACAATTAGTCGGTAGAGTGGTGGTAGAAAATGCTTAGTATGAGAATTAATAAAAGCGCAGCCTTAGAATTAGATATCGCTGCTGTCTATGCAGAAACTCTTCCAAATAGAATTGCTGCTGCTCGCTCTGCCGCTATGCAAAAAGCAAAACAGGAAGCTAAGATAAGATTACCTCAACTTGGTAGACCTGCAAAATATATTGTTGTTTCGGTTGAAGGCTTCGGTCCAATTGGTGCAACGATTAAGGCATCACCACAAAAATCTTATAGAACCGGTAAACATGGATATGATAGAGGAATGGGTGCGTCTATATTCTTAACAGGAAGAAGGGCTGGTAAAATTATTTTTTCTCAATCAAAGTCATTCATGAAGATAAGACCAGAAAGCGTTAATAAAGGATACCCGCCATATTTGGTAAAAGTTCGCATGGGTGCAGTTAGATCTCATAAAGACGAGGTTAAGAGGATGCTCAAAGAAATTACTTTGAGAAATCTTAGAAGGGGTCTTAACCTCCAAGGTTTTGGTCCAAGAGGTGGAGTCGCAAGACCTACCCTTGATGCTCCAGCGCAGATTGTAGGATAATTTATGCCAATTAGCGTATACGACATTAATCAGTATTTAAAAAACGATACAAGCCTTGCTAACATCGCTGGCAAGACAATGAGTTTCTTCCCAGCTCATGGTTATGGAAATGAAGCGGCCCCATTTGTTGTCTATTTTTATTACCCCTTCATTCCATCCGTAGAGGCTTATTGGAACAGGTATGATGCTGTTAAATATTCTATTTATGATAGTGATGTTGATAGGCTTTTTCAAATCGGGGAGAGAATTATTGAGCTTCTAGGCATAGCTGATCAGATTCAAGGCAATGTCCCAAGTTCTAATGTGAGGGTTCTATCAACTTATTTGGCATCTTCTAACTTTATAGAGCCTCTTGAAAAAGAAGGTTGGTACCAAATGGACCTTGATTTTTCCATATATTCCGTAAGCGCTTCCTAAAGTGTGGTATCATAAAAGTATATGGAGTATACTGTTATTACCTATATAGGAAAGACTTCAGGATATGTTGTCAATATAGGCAAAAAGATTTATGAATTTGAGTGGCAAAAAGGTCGAGGAATCGGTCGTCGCTCTGATGAAGTAAACCCTGAACATGCAAAAACAATTTCAAAATGGCGTGACAGGAAGGGCAAAAAAATATTTGTCCTAGAATAAAAATATAGGAGGAAATACTTATGGCAGTTTCAGTTTCTAACATTGTCGTGGGTGAGGCAACAGTCAAGACTGGCGTTTCTAACACAGCAATGACAAACGCTGACTTTGACAGCCTCACAGATGTGGGTGCAACAAATGGCGGTGTTGAGATTTCGTGGGAGCCTGACATGGTTGACATTGAGATCGACCAGTACGGCGATGCAGCTAAGGTTATTCAGTCCAAAGTTAAAGTGATGGTTAAGACCACGCTTGCTGAGGCAACATTGAACAACCTTGCTACAGCATGGAGTTACGACAACGTTACAGGTGGCGCAGATGTTAAGAGCAACAATGATGGTGCAAACACCAAGACATTGCTGTTCGGTACACAGTCGGTTTATCCGTTTGAGTACGCTTTGCAAATCACCGGTAATGCCCCCGGTTCAACAGCATCGGTAACAAAGACACGCAAGTTTAATACAAAGCGAGCAGTGTCGTTCACATCTTCAATGCTTTCAATGAAGCGCGCTGAAGCCTCAATGTTTGAAGTTTCGTTCCGCATTCTTCCAGTTACGGAAGATGCTGGTTACGAGTACGGCAAGATCATTGACCAAGTGTGATTTAAAGATAAAAATCTTTAATTGATAAATCCCGGCGGGATCAGTATGGTATACTGAAAACGCCGGGATTTTTCATCCCCAATAACACATAGGAGATAAATTAAAATATGGCAACAAATGACGATCTGTTCAATGGTAAGGAAATCCTTTTTGCTGATGGCAAGAAGCGAGTAGTTAAGCCGTTAACAATCAAGAACCTTCGTGAGTTTATGAAGGTTGCAAATGGAATGAAACAGAATGCTGAAGAGGGTGGAATGACGGATGAGGATATTGATAAGATGGTCACTGCAGCCTCTATTGCCCTTAAGAAGGCAGATCCCGAGTTGGCAGCAAATAGAGATGCTCTTGAAGAAGTTCTTGACCTCGCAACTTTTGCGCAAGTCATGGCTGCTGCGATGGGGAATAACGACCCAAACTTGTAAATGGGGAAGGTGATGAGCTAGGTGAAGATCTAGCTTGGGAAGAATTACCTCTCCTCAAATATGAATCAGAAGTCTTTGTTCGGGTTGGCGCTTGGATAAGCCTAGAGCAATTAGAAGAATCTCTTATACTACGTGAATTGTTTATATTGCATCGTGCATGTAGTCATGAATTTATGCAAAACCTCAAGGCGTTAGCCTATTCGCAGGGTGCAGAAGATGTTGACTTTGAGGAAGATTGGTATGATGCACCAGTTACAACAAAAGATGAGAGAGTTATGCGAATGCATGATCTTCCTAGCTTTGCAGCAAGTGGTCTATCCTTAGGATACGAGTCAGCATCTCAACAAAATCAATGATTTTATTGCTTTTTTTGATATCAAGTGTAATAATTATGTTGGTGAATTATGTCTGATGTCGATATTATAATACAAGTACACACACAGGGTGTGCAGCAGATCGGCAATCTAAGCGCCTCTCTTAGAAATCTTACAGCTACATTACGCGGCATTAATGTGCCGATGTCTAAACTTGATGCTCAGACAAGGGCTGTCCATAAGGCTCTTGGTATTACATCTCGTGGTGTAGATCAACATGCTAAATCAATTAAGGGGTTAATACAAAATCAAAAAGTTCTTGGAATTGAGCAAAAAAGAATTGTAACTGATTTAAATGCATTAAGAACTGCATATGTATTAGCCGGTAAAGAAACAACAGAATTAGGGCGTTCAATTGGAGTTACTACAAGAGAATTGCAGGCATTCTCTAAAACATTTAGAGGCATGCGATTAAGGGCAATTGGATCAGATTTTGCAAATATTTCTTTAAGAATGTCCAAGCTTGGTAAGGATGCTCAATTCGTTGGTAGAAGCTTACTTATTAACCTGACATTACCATTGGCGGCGTTTGCTAGAACTGGGTTGCAAACATTCAAAGAAGTTGATACTCAGTTAACAAGATTAACAAAGGTTATGGAAGATGTCGCCCCAACCTTAGATATTGCAGCTCAAAAAATTACAGGTCTCAAAGATGCAAAATTTGGAGACTTAATAAAACCACAAGATATTCAGAATGCCAGATTGTTTGTTAAAAACTTTAATGATTTAAATACAGCATTAACGCAAATGTCATTGCAGTTTGGTGTTGCTAAGCAAATGGTTGTATCTATTGGTGCAGATTTTGCGGAATTAGGTGTTACATCTCAAGATAATATTGAAAATCTTACCAAGATGACACTGCAGTTAGAAAAACTTGGCACAATGGATATTAAAGGTGCTCAAGATCTTACTCAGGCTTTATATTTCCAATCAAAGAGAGCTCTTGAGGCAAATGGAGCTTTTGATTCACTAACAACAGCAAGAGAAAGAGAATCTAGAGCTCTTGAAGCAGCAAGAGCGCAAATGCTTTTATTCAATGCAATTGAAAATGCAACCGCATTGACATTAAGAGACCTTGGCGATGCATTGCCGGAAGTCGGTTCAATGGCAACCAGCTTTGGTATATCAATGACAGAAGCAGCAGCATTGCTTGCTCCGATGAAAGCCGCCGGTCTTGATATTGGCGCATCTTCAAACTCAATTAAGGTTTCGCTTCAAAGATTATTAGCTCCAACTAAACAAAATTCTGACATGATTAATAAACTTGCCAAAGAGTACGGAGTTCTTGGTGATGCTCAAAATGACTTTACTCTTTCTACGAAAACTGGTCTTATTGGTTTAGATGCTACAGTTAAAATGTTTAGAGCAATTTTGAAATCAAAAGCTGGACCAGAAGGTGCTCTTAGATTGATGTCTGATTTGTTTGAAAAGCGTCAAGGTCCAAGAATGTATCTAGCAATTGAACAGCTTGATTTATTCAATAGAGAGCTTGAAAAAACTGCGAGCTTCCTGGGCAAAGTTCCGCCAGCTGGAGCCTCAGCAGAAATTCAATTAGCACAAGTGGCAGACAACGCGGCAAAAAGTTTTGTTAATTTTAATTCAACAATCGTTCCAAAAACAATAAGATCATTTAAAGATATTGGAAATGTTGCAAGAATAGCAACAGCAACTGCTGGTCAAAAAATTGAAATTGAACCCGGTAAAGAGCTAATTATTCAGCCTCAAGATATTAAGAATGCTCAAGCTATGAGAAAAGCAGTTGGAGATTTTGTCGTTAAGAAAAAACAGGCTGAGGGCATAGATATTATTTCAGAAGTTAAAACAGAGACCGGCAGAGCATTAATGATTCAACTTGCTGGTGGTGCAAATGCTGCAGTATTAGCCCAGGCTGAATTGGATAGATCTCTTTTAACAACATCAGCAAGTATTGAAAAAATTAAAAATGCATTTAAATTGTTTGCAGCGGATCTAATTTCTCGCCTTGCTCCAGCAATTGAGGCTATTTCTGAAAAAGTTGTTAAAATGTATGAAACGTGGATGTCTCCACAATTTGAAGAAACAAGAAAAAAAATTCTTGATTTAATAATTGCAGTCGGTAGCTTTTTAGGTAGCTTAGGTCCAGTAATTCTTGCAATGGGTACATTCCAAGCAGTTGTTGGCAAGGTTGGTCTTGGATTAGCAAGATTCTTTCCAAAATTAAAAAATCTTGATGGTGGTTTTGTTGGGCTAGGAAGAAGTGCTGAGCTTGCTACAACATCTATAAACAATTTTTACGAAAAATATATTAAAGGGGTTAAAGCTGCTACTAATCAAGCGAATATAGCAGCCCCATCAATATCAGCACTTGTTTCTGGTCAAATTTCTAAAGGGAAACAATTAATATCTACAGAAACTGCTCTTGGAACAATTAAAGCAAGAAGCTCTGCAATACAGGCGGCAAGAAACTTTGGTATTACTGATATTGCAAGTGGACCAAGTGCAATTCAGCAAAAAAATGTTATATCAAAATATTTACAATCCAGACCAACAGCGACAAGATTGCCTAAATTAGCTACTCAGGCAGCATTTTATGGAATACCAGCATCATTTTATGATGGCGGTATTTTAAGACCAGAAATTGAAAGTGCTTTTAGTACATATCAAGGGTTATCTCCATCTCAAAGATCAAGTATAATAAGCACTAGTAAAGCAAAAAATTTAGCAAAGAAACAAATTCAAGCAGTGCAGGCTTTTCAAACAGTCCAGCCAATTTTTGCGGCAAAAGGTGTTGGTATTTCTCAGCAAATATCTGATACTGGTCAAGTTGGAGCAATGCGTTATGCATTCCGAGATAGAGAAATTACTACAAAACAAGCAAGAGGGATTGCTCGTGGCGGTATGCGTGGAGTTGTTTCTCGTATTGGAATTGGTGCAGATGTCGCTAGAGCAGGAATTGGGGATGGGGTAGCAAGGGCAAGAGGTGTAATGGCAACAGTAAGAACTGCTGCCGCCGCTGCTCCATCAACTGGCGCTGGTGTCGTTTCTGGAATGAAGGCTGGGACTGTAGCAATTCTTGCTCAAACAAGAGCTTGGCAGGCAGCAACTGGTGCAACTAGGGCGTATGTTGCACAAACAATGGCTTTAGGCGGAACTCCCACATTGATGGGCAGGATATCTGCAGCAATTGCTGGATTGACAAAGAGTACAAGGATTGCAACAATTGCAGCAAAGATATTTAAAACAACACTTCTATTTACTGGAGTTGGGGCAATTATTGCTGGTATTGCTGCTGTTGTATTCCTTGTCATTAAGAATATGGATAAGATTAGAGGCGCTACAAAAGCTTGGGATGCGCTAAAGAGAGCGTTTGGTCTTATTAAAGATGCTGCTATGGAAGTCATTAGGCCAATTCAAGATCTCTTTGCTGAATTTGGTAGTGGCAAAGATGGTGCTGAAGCCGCTGGTGCTGGCATCGCAAATGTATTTACTGGGATAGCAAAAGCAGTTGAGTTTGTTGCCGGCATGATTAAGATCTTTGTTCAGAAAGTTATCCAACCGTATTTGTATGGCATTATAAATATTGTAATGGCTGTTGTAAGCATATTCAAGGGTAATTGGGGCGATGCATTTAAATTCTTAATTGCCGGGGTTGCCTCAGTTGCTAAAGGTGTTATTAATCTATTCGTTGAAATGGGTGTGGGGATTGTTAAGGTTATTGTTGCTGCCATTAGCAAGGTACTTGATGCTTTTGGTGAAATTCCAATTGTTGGAAAAGTATTTAATATGGCAAAAGGTGGTTTGCAAGCAATAAGTAATCTCGCAACTAGCGCAATGAAAGGCGTTGCTGGGAAGATCACTGGAGCTCTTGATAAGGCGGCATCGCTTGGTATTAAGAAATCCACTAATGCAATTAAGCTTGGTGGTACTGCATTAGCACAAACAGCCACTGATGTTGGAGAAGCAGGTAATGAAGCTATCACTAGCGCTCTTGGCAATACTGATGGCGTTGAAGACGCAATGGATAGAATTAAAAATAAGATTAAAGAGGGTTTAAGTGATGCTGCACAGAAACTATATGATTTCTTGGTTGATAGATTATCTGATTCTATAAAGAAATTTGTTTCTGAATCAACAAAAGCTCTTAATAAACAAAAAGAATCTGCATTGAAAGTGTTTGATGTTCAAATTAGAACATTGATGAAACTTGAACAGGCTGAAGAATCTCTTACCAGAACAAAAGAATACGAAACAAATCGCAGAAAGCTAATTGATGATGCAAGTCTAAGACAAGAACAGTATAGAAGAAATAGAGCTCTTGCTATATATGAAGGCCGAATTGATGATGCTAGACTTATGGATCTTGAAGAAATTAATGCTTCAAGAGACTCTAGTAGAGAACTTGCATCCCTTGATGAATCAAGAAGAAAGGAATTAGCAAAAGAAAATCTTGATGCATTGAGAGCAGCAATTGAGGAAGCTAAAGAGCTTGCCGGAAGATTTTTTGATGAATCGCTTGAAAAATTCCAAAACGCTGCAGAGTATATCACTCGCATTGCACCAGTTACAATGGAGCAGTATTCTGCTCAACTGGAGCAGTTAAGAGCTCTTACGACACAATATTCTGATACAAATAATCTTGAGTTTGGCAAAATGTTTGAAAAGTTCAGTACAACGATTACTGATCGTATGCCAAATACTATTGATGATTTTGGCAATGCAATTGGTGGATTCAGCGAACCCCTTGATAAATTAGTTAATCTTGCTCAGCAAAAATATGGTCTGGGTTCGGATGCAGAAAATACATTCCTTGGCGTTACTAAAAAACTTTCTGATTCAGTTATCGGGGTTACTCTTGGAATGCTTGTTGACATGGGTGGCAAGTTTGAAACTGAAGCTCCAGGCGTTGTTGAAAAATATGGTGAAATAACTGGTGGTATTAAAGGTGGAACAGATACATTTAAGACAGAAGTTCTAAGCGTATTCGCAGCTCTATTGTCTGAAGTTAAAACAACGTTTATTACACCTTTTAAAGCTGCTTTTGATGCTTCCGATCCAACAAGTGTATATAACCAAGCAATTGCTGATGGCAATGAGACAATCAAGAGGGAGTTTGAGAAAACACTTAAGTATAATAAAAGTTTGGCAAAAAAGATGGAAGATGCTCTTGATCCTGCAGTTAAGAAATGGATTGAATTGAAAGCTGCTATTGATGACGCTGCGGAATCAGCAAAGAATGCAGGCGGTGGTGGTGGAATGGGAGATATTCCAAAGACTGGCGGATATGTCGTTACTCCATATGGTGCAATGCCAACAAGTACGCCTGGGATTAGAACAATTCTTGAGACTTCAAGGTTAGCAACAAGAGGTGGTGTTGGTGTAAAAATCACCAGTAGAAAAGCCGGTGGAACAATTCCAGGCTCAATCAATACGGCTGTTCCAGCAATTCTACACGGTGGCGAATTTGTTCTTAATGCAGCAGCGGTCAAGAGAATTGGTGTTGCAACATTAATGAAATTAAATAATTATCAAATTCCACAGTATAAGATGGGAGGTTATGTTCCGTCAAGATTTAGCACTCCTCGCTCCTCCACTCCATCGGTCGGAGGTGTAGCAGTTAATAGCGTTAGTACGGTCAATATTCAAGTTGAAAACTTTATTGGCCAAGAAGAATGGTTTAAGTCAATGATGAAAGAATACAATATTAATGTTGTTCCGAGAAATCAAAAAGCCGCCGGTCTTGAATCCAGAACATTCACAAGCTATAGCGGTATTAATCAGGGATTATAATGGCTATACAGAATCAGCAAACGGGAATTACACATTTAGTCGTTTTAAATGGCGAAGAGATTACTGAGCATAATCGTATTTTTGATGGCGGATTTAAAATCAATTCAGAATCTGTTGAACTAGCAAATGGTAACAAAAGAAGATTTATTAAAAATAATAAAAACTCATATAGTTTATCTTTTCAATATCTTCCAAACTCTCATACGGAAACAATTGATGGAAGAAAAGCAAGAGATTATTTACTGCAGCTGGCAAGAACTCCATCCAGCTTATCTTTATCAATAAAACTTGATCCGTCTGAACCGTTTTATAATACGACAGTATATGTTGATTCTTATACCGAAACACTTATTCGCCGGGATATCCCGAATCAATGTGCGTATTATAATGTCAATATGAATTTAATTGAGGCATAAATATGTCATCTAATAGCATCTTTAGTTTCTCAGATCCATTTTCTAGCGGCATAGATTTCTTTACCCCAGATGATTATCGCACAATAGCTACATCAATTCAAATTGAATCTAATCTTGTTGTGCAATTCCAAAAAACTGCGTTTAGTTCAGTGCAAATTGATGCAAATTCCAATGCTTCTATAACAATAACAAAAATTGCTTTTGCCTCAGCAAATATAATTTGCGATGGGGCTACATTAACATTAGGAACAAGAATTAAGCTTGCAGAGTGTTCAATATCAGCAACATCAAATCTAACAGTGTCTGCTGTAAAGACTGCACTATCGCAAGTCGCAATTCAAGCAAATTCAAATCTCACGACATCACTACTTAAGACAGCTTTGGGATCTGTATTAATAACAGCAGAATCTAATGCAACTGTAGTAGCAACCAAGATTGCTTCTGGTGCTTCTGTAATATCAGCAACATCAAATCTTACAGCGCTTGCAAGACTAATTAGGTTTGCAAGCTCTTCAATAAGTGGCAATGTAAATCTTACAGTTGCTGGAGATATTATTCTTGTCACTGCAAGGATTGAAATATTTAATAATACAAATATTACTGCTCAAGCAATAAGATTTAGTAATTCTATAACTGCTGACTTTAGCCTTATTAGAACACTTCTAATGCTTGATGGTGTACCGCTTACAAACCAAAATAGACAACTTGATGTTGCAGTTGCTCCCGTTTATATAGAAAATAATAATTGGCAGGGCGATACATCAAGATATTATAAAAATACTAGCGCACTCGCTGGCGGGAAGAGAACATTCAATCTTCAGTGGAGATTTATACCAAATTATGAAAATAAAACCGTTGATTTAAAAGCTTCTCGTAACTATATTAAGAAAAAGTCAAAAGACGGTGATGTTCATACATTAACTATAGTGAAGCAAGACGAGAGTGGAACAACTCCATATACAGAAGAGGCTATAGATGTATTTATAACTAATTATTCAGAGAATCTTATAAGAAGAGACTTGATTGATGATGTATACTATTTTGATTGCTCACTTTCACTTGAGGAGGTCTGATGATTACAATTGATCAATATAGTAAAGACCTGTCCTCAGACTTTAATACAGCTATTGCCGCCAAAGCGCAAAAAATTAAGCCAAAAGTAGTGGTGACTTGGCTGGATAGTCGCCATCTGGATAACCTTGTCGTTACTACAAACAGTTCTCATGCAAATACATCGTACCCAGAAACCGGCTTCTATTTTTCAGCTTCAGAGGCTTTTAACGGGATTGAAAGGCAATCGTTTACATGGGGTGTAGCAGGCGCTAAGGACAGGGATGGCGATGTTATAAAGGCAGATGGCACTTGGCACACAATGCCATCTTTAATAACAACAGATCTCGCAAATACGCAGGTTGGCGGCAATTTAGAGTTCGGGTGGTGGTCGGCCAGTCAAAGCAATGCTTCTGTGCATGGCACATATTCTGGCTATGGATTTGTTACTGATCCATATATTGAGGCTACTTTTACATCAAGAAAAGTTAATAAGATTAGAATTATTACATCTGAATACTATGGTCGGATAGCCAACTATACTATCTATGTTTATGATTCATCTAATAATCTCGTCGTTTCATTTAGTGATTTAATACCAGCCAGTACATATTACAAGGATCATATTTTATCAGCAGCACTCTCTACACAGAATATAGCAAAAATAAGAGTCACTGTTCATAGTACTCGTAATCCATCTGATAATGCAAGAATTCAAGAAGTTATTCCACTTTATGAAGAGGATATGAGTGATTATGTAATTTCAATGTCTTTAAACAGAACTAGAGATATTCACGAGACAAGTTTACCTATTGGCGGGAGTGAAATGGGAACAGCGTCTGTTGAATTTGATAACACAACAAAAAAGTTTAATATCTTTGATAATAGCTCTCAATATGGTAAGTATTTAAAAAAGGAATTAAAAGTTGATATTTATTCTGGTTGGAGAATTAAAAAGCCATCTGATGACTACATAGATAATATTTATCTTGATACATTTTTAACCGCTAATGCAAATTCAACAACAACAAGTTTAAGTGTAAATGATACATCAATATTTCCATCTGGTGGAGCTGGGAATCATTTTGTTGTAATTTTAGACAAAGATACACAATCTGAAGAATTGATTCTCTGCTCAGGCGTAACTTTGCCAAGCACCCTAAATGTCGTTCAGAGAGGGTATGCTGGCACAACTGCAAAATCCCATACTACTCAATCTTCTGTAAAATTTGAAGTTTATGAATATGTAAAAAATGGTACTTATTATATTGATGAATGGAATACAACATCTTCCTCAATGACAGTTGGTGCATCAATGCAAGACTGGACAAAGTATCTTGTTGAGAAGACAATTAAATACGGCTTCCTTTTACAAAATGCATATGTTGGAGATGCTGTTAAGAATTTATTGATGCGCTCCAATTTTCCACGAGCTGATATTGAAAAACTAAGTAAATATTCACAGGGTGCTATTGAAAGAGGTGCTATTGCTAGTTATTCATTTAAAGAAGAAACAATTGATAGAAGTGGAAATAATATTATTCCTTCAAATGGTCTTCGTGCAAGATTTTGGGGCATGCCATCAAATAAAAAAGACATATCTGTAAAAGATATTTTAGCTGATGCTCTTGATAGACAGCTAACTAAAATGGATCTAGCTCTTGGAGAAACAAGATTTGTTAGCCCCTCATATGTTGCTCTATCTAAAAGTATATCTTCAAACTCATCTAACGCTATTCAATTGGTTGATTACTCATTCACTGGTGCCAACGGCACCTCGTATTCAGATTATTATAATGGCGTTATTGATGGATATTATATTCCTTTAGCAAGCGGTAATCAAAATCTTGTTATATATATTACAGGCGGAGGTGTAAGATTATATCTTGATGATGCTTTGATTATAAATAAGTGGAATACTTATGAATCAAATACAAGATTGCAAAGTACAACAGTAAATCTTACCGCTGGAGTTCCAAGAAAAATAAGGCTAGAGTTTTATCACCCTTATAATAATGGCCCGACATCTAATTTTAGATTGGCTCTTTATAAAGTTGTTGGTGCTGGCGTTGATACACTTGTAACGGCAAATGAATGCACTACAATAGCAGCTTTTGATTCTATTGGTACAAAAAATGCTTCAAGCAACTTAACTGTTGCAGATGCATATAATATGAGAAATAATGGCATTTATATAAATAATCCCAAGTTAAGTCAGCCAACTGGTTTAATATCTGAAACTCAAGATGGAGCCGTTTTATTAGAATCTAATGCATATATTAGAATACCAATGCATGACAGTATTAATATTTCAAATGCAAATTCATCACTATATACTGGTAAATGGACAATTGAATTTTATGGGAAATTCAATACCGGTTCGTTTAGCTCAAATGGTGAATATATTAGCACTTGGGCTAATGGCACTCCAACAAGCGGATTTGAATTTTTTAACAATAGTTCGTCAAACGGATTTAAAATAAGGACATTATCTAATTCTGTAGTAATTACAGAGACGGTTTCTTCAAATACTGCTCTTTCAAGTAACTCTTTTAATCACATAGTCGCAACCTTTGATGGAACAAAGCTTTACTACTATGTAAATGGAGATCTCAAATCAAATACAACAATTGTTGGATCACAAATTGCTTTTGCTTCTGATATAACAATCGGAGGTAGAGGAGCTTCATTTACTGCAAATGTTGGTGAAGTCGCACCATCAACCATAAGAACTTTCACCATTGACGAATTCCAAATTTATAATCAGACTCTCACACCTACTCAAATCAAAGATAGATATTCAGAATCTCAAATTCAGCCATTAACTAATTTTGCATTTTTGTATGGGAACAACTCTAGTTTAAAGCAAATAATTGACGACATTACATTTGCAGATATCGGAAGGCTATATATTGATGAACTTGGAAAAGCAAAATATGAACATTTCTATAGATTCTTTGAAACATCAATTGATCAGCATGCCAATGTTCAATCAACAATTAGTGATTCAACATATCTTATTGATGGCAGTTATACGGTGCAATTGCAATGTAATAAGGTAGATGTTCCTCTTTCTGGTCTGCAAAAAGCAATAGATGCAAAACAGGCTTTGTGGAATATTGATAATGATACAACAATTACAGCAGTTACATTATCTTCTAATATGACAGCCAATTCCAATGTTGCATATTATTCTTCAAATTCTGATATCCCATTCCCTAATGCTGGGTATATAAAAATTGGTAGCGAAATAATTAAATATAATTCAAAGACTGGTAATTCATTTAACAATCTTGAAAGAGGTCAGTTTCAAACAGCCGCAGCATCCCATATTATTAATGATGGCAACGGTTCAAAGATTAGAGAAGTTAAATACTTCAATGTCTCCTTCCAGAAAGCACCGGCTTTTAATGTTCAGACTCCATTTATAACTGCAATTAGAATAGATGAGCCAGATCTTCTTGAAATCCATAAATATATCCCATACGCCTATGGTGCAGAACTAATAATTGCTGCGGCAAATACAGCTCCAGTAGAAAAGATAATAATGCTTGCTGGTGAAGATCGTGAAACGCGGTATCCATACGCAACATCAATTGCTGGCATCCCTGTTGAGATTTCTGAACAGAATTCTGATATTAAATCACAAACAGCATCTGTTGCTGAAAGCATTAAAAAGTATGGAATTAAAGATGTTACAATTCAAAGTAATTTTATTAATGACGCAATTCATGCGCAAAGAATTGCTGATTTTATTATTTCCAAAACGCAAATACCAGTGGCTATTTTAAATGTTACGACAGTAATAATGCCAAAAGTACAACTAGGCGATAGAATAAGGATATCTAATTTTACAGCTCTCGGAATTACAAATACCGATTATTGGGTGATATCATATAGTAGAACAATCGGTAGTAATTTTACTCAGCAGATGACTCTTAGGCAGGTTTCATAATGATGAACGAATCATCAATATATTTCTTTCCCGGTGGTGGACATAATCATGATGGTAATAACTCGTCATTAATTAACACATCCGCATATTCAATATTTGATTTTGATTTTGGAAATATTGGTGGTCCCAACAGGGTTTATCGTCAAGAATTAAATCAAAATGGTTTTAAACAATTTATTATTGCAACTGTTAACTCTTCAATTCTTGAACCATCAGGTCTCGTTCTACAACCTGGCGTTGTAAATGGCAATGCTCATATTATTGCAGGCAGTGTAACTGGAAATGAAATATCGGCAAATACGATCACCGCAAATAATATTGTTGCTGGAACAATTACAGCAAATCTTCTTTCAGCAAATATTGTTCTAGTTGATAATGTTATTAGAAGTAATAATTTTGATGGCACAATTGCTTCAAATGGAATTATTACATCTTCGGGGAATACTGGGTGGGCAATAACATGGGCCGGCGATGCGGTATTTGATAGCTCTGTAATTAGAGGATCAATTGTCGCAGCCTCGGTATCAACCCCTGGTGTTGATATATTTTCAAATGGTACATTGTCAGCAAACGCATTTACATTATATGGCAATGGTGCAATTGTAACATCATCTGGTAATTTCTCTGTAGATGCTAGCGGTAATCTTTCCGCAAATAATGCTGATATAACTGGAGAAATTAATGCAAACACTGGTGAGATTGGAAATTGGTCAATAGGAGCGACATCACTTTCTTCTGCAGATGGCACTATATTCCTTTATAGTGATGGAACAGGTTCATCAATAGTTGTTGGTACTGGAGTATCTGATCAAATTGTTCTTAGTTCAGACGGAGATTTGTACTCTGTTCGCAATAATGTGCAGACAACAATAAATGGTGTTGCTGATGCTTATTACAGTATTCGGGTCATTGATAGTTCAACTCCATACACTACAAAAATCTCTCCGCAGTTAATTTCTTCCGTCTATGGAGGCTCTTTTTCTTTTCTTGCATATAACGAAATTTATTCAACTGGTGAAATCGGAATGGGAACTGGGAATGTAAATGGTATCGGAATAGCATATCCTGGATGTACAACTGGTCCCGGAACTGCAAATTACATGGGGCTCGTATGGGACAACCCAGATATTCGCGGCACAGTTGATAATGTTGTTTCTGCTGTTCTTGGAACTGTATCCGATATAAGGTTTAAAACAGACATATCAGATATTGGAGATGAATATATTGATAAAATACTTAATGATATTAATATTATTCAATACACTCCTATTGATAAATTAAATAATGATAGATTAGGAGATACCCGTAGAGCTGGTATTATTGCTCAAGAAATAATTGACATATTTCCAGACCTTATTGATGGAGATTATAATAATCCAGATGCGTATTTATCTGTCAATTATGCTGGCTTTGTTCCATATCTGATAAAAACAATTCAATATCTTAATGATAAAATTAAAAAACTTGAGGAGAGTCAGAAATGACAAAGAGTGATTTAGACAGTTATGTATTAAGTAATATGTCAAAATACACAACACTAAATGAGAGCAGGGCAAATCGTATATCTGGCATTATTTGGAGAGTTTATGAATTTGATTTAGTAGCAAAATCTGACGCTGAGTGTCACATTTTGATTGATGAAATAATGAATAATATCTTTGATAATTGAAAATGAGGTATAATAGATAAATGGCATACGAAAACTATTCAATCGTCTCATGGACAGACGGAACTCCAATAACTGGTGAGCGACTTCAGCAAATGTCCACTAATATTCAGCAAGTCAAAGAGGCTACTGACGATCGACCGCAGGGTATTAAAAAATACAAGTCTGTCACCTCTGGTAGTGGTAACTTTACAAACTTTGCTACAACAAATGAAATTATTGCTCTTAAAGATGAAACTGGAACCGGCGGTGCCGACAGAAGAGTTACGATTGAAGGGAATAGATATTATCGCGTTGTTTTAAATTTCACAGGGTTTGTTGTTGATGCAAAAGGGGCAGAGGATGCTTATTATGTAGTCTCTCTACATCACGGCACCCATGGAGGGGTTAATACAATGATTTATTCTGCAGAATTTACACCTCCTATATTTGCGTACATCAATGTCGCAACGGCTGGTGCAGGAGCAACGATTAGCAATATTGCTCTCAGAAGTGATTCATATGACAGCAGATTTGGTGCTGGAACTCATTCTGTTGTGATTGCAAGCGACGGTGCTGGTTTTACAAATAGATCATTCTTTGCTGCCGTAAATAGATTCCAAGGATTAAGTTCAGCAAATGCTCCAGCATATAGTGTTCCGGCATCTTCTGGAACTAGAGAGTTGCAATTATATGTTGAGGATATTGGAGGCGTTGTCTGAGAAGATCAACATTAGCATCTCAGAGAGAAGATGTTAAATGGAATGATCGCGCTCCAATGGGTGAAGGTAGTCCAAATTATCGTGGTGGAAAATATATTGATGATAAAGGCTATGTTCGGGTATTAAAACCAGATCACCCAAAAAATATCCGGGGATACACTTATGAGCATCGGCTTGTAATGGAAAAATATCTTGGAAGATTTTTACAAGCTTGGGAGACTGTACATCACATCAATGAGGTCAAAATAGATAATCGACTGGATAATCTCTTTTTGTGCTCTCATAAAGAACACAGTGCAATACATCGTGAAGGAACTAAATTATCTGACGATCACCGCAATAAGTTGCGCCAGATGGCATATAATAATAAGCCTCATACTAGAAAAAGAAATTTTGCAAAAAATATTCCAAGAAAAAAGTGAAAGTCTGACCGATTTTGCGGAAGTCATATGGTATGATTTCCGTAGGAGTTGATAAATCCTTATGAAAATATGCGAAGCAGAAGGCTGCAATCAGCAGTTTGAACCAAAAGCCGCCAATCACAAATACGCCGACAAAGACTGTCGGAAGTCAATTGATATTGGTGGTCTATGTAAATTTAGAAGAGAGAAAGGACTATTTGAAGTGCCAGTAAATCCAGTAACAGGTGAAGTCCCAAAGACTGATGCCGAACTAAAAGTTGCTTATTCCAAGCTATTAAGTGAATATAAAAAAGTAAAGGAGAAGAGCGACGATTTTGTAGATGCAATATTCAGAGCAGTAAAGGAAGATATTAAATCTTCTAAGAGTGTTAAAATTCCAAAACCAAAAATTGCAAAGGGTAAAGGAACGCCTGAAGTTGCTGTTGCAATCCTTTCGGATTGGCAATTATCTAAAATTACACCAGATTACAATTCGCAAGTATGTGAAGAAAGAATCTACAAGTTTGCAGAAAAAGTTGTTCATCTGACCAATATTCAGCGTAAAGATCATCCAGTCAATGAATTAAGAATATGGGCGCTTGGAGATATTATTGAGGGAGAGCTTATATTCCCTGGGCAATCCTTCCTTGTTGATGGCGGTCTATATCGCCAAATCACCGTTGATGGTCCTAGGATCATGAAGAATTTTATCAACATTATGTTGGAAAATTTTGAGAAAGTAACATTTGTCGGTGTTATTGGTAATCATGGTTCAATCGGTGGAAGAGCCAGAAGAGACCATGACCCAGAGACTAACGGTGATAGAATGCTATACCGCATTACGCAGTTGATGTTTGAAAAAGAACCAAGAGTGAAGTTTATCATTCCAGATGGAAGAGGTGAGCGTCACTGGTATGCCGTTGATAAGATTGGCAAATATAGGGCTTTGCTATGTCACGGCGATCAATTTGGAAGTCTTTCATCTTTCTATGCCTTCCAAAAGAAAGCTTATGGTTGGAAAATTGGTGCGGTTGATGAAGATTTTGATGATATCTATATCGGTCATTTTCACACCCCAACCAAGATGACATTCAACACTGTTCAGTTAAGAATTTCTGGAAGTCCAGAGTCTGTTAATACCTATGCTGCAGAAACTCTTGCTGCTGTTGGAAGACCATCACAAACTTTAGTCTTTGTCCATCCAGAAAAAGGATTGGTAACAGCGGAGTATAACTGCTGGCTTGATCAATGAAAAAGATTAATATTCCGGAGTTAAAAGCGTATTATCTTCAACACGATATTCGTTGCTCGCATTGCAATAATAAAATGTTGGCAGGTGTTCAATATTATGCCCTTAAAACAATGTGGGTTGAATTCTCATGCGTTGGTTGTGCAAGAGGTGGAGATATTGAATTAAAGAAACTTAACGGTATCCTTAGAGAGTTTAACTTTCTACCTGTTAGGGAACGCTATGTTGTTTCAGAATAAAGTTATCACCAATAAATTTTATATCTATGCCAATCATTTTGTTAAGGTAAAGAGAATCAATAAAAGCACAGCAAAGATTACACTTGTCAATCTTCTTGACAACTCAATCATTGATATTCCATCAGAATCTTCAGATTTGTTGCTTAGAAGGATCTATACCGTAGGAGAAGTTGCTAAGATAGTTGGCAGACAACCAAATACGCTTCGTAAATACGAGCGAAAAAATCTTATTACCTCACCAAAAAAATTTGGTGAAGCATATAAGGGCTATAAAAACTGGAGATATTATCAGGAATCTGATGTCTATGATATTGTTGAGTTTTTTAACAATAGAGTGCAAGGCAGACCTGTTAATAAATCGCGTGGCTTTGTAGCAACAACTATAAAAACATTAAACCAAAAAGTCAAACTACACAAATAGGAGACAACATGAAAGAAAATAACGGCACAGAAATCTGGGCATCAATTGGCATTACCAAGAATCTTGGTAACTATGAATCTCTCCGCCTTGATGCCGGTGCAAGAACATCAGCAAAATCTCTTGATGATGCAGAAGCTTGGTCAAAGCTCTGGGAGTCTATTGATTCTCAGATTGAAGCTAAACTGCAAGAACTTGATAATGAAAAACAGTCATAATCAAATATGGCAAAGATCTGCTGTTTGTCTCAGAGATAAAAATTCTTCGTATTGGTTATCATACAACATTGAGCATATAAAATATGCAAAAGAGGGTTGCAAGTCGTGTAGTGTAAAAACGGCATGTCTTGCGAACGCTCTTAGTCAAGAGTTTTTTATTGGAGTAAACGCTGGCATCTCGGAATGGGATTATTTAAATAAAACATGGAAAGAGGTGAAAAGTGTCAGAAAAACCAACTGGTCAAGAAGTGATGCAACACTTCGTAAGCTGTTGCAAGAAGCGAAGTAAGTTATTCGTTCCAGATAGTCCTCGTCAAGAGCAGGTGTGTGATGCACTTGCTGGCTTCTATAATAGAGAAATATTGTTTGATGCAATTGATGAGTTTACAAAGGTAAATCCGGGACCGTTTATTATCTTTGATTTTGCAGTTCAATCAAAAAAATATATTGACCATGTTACATTAGAAAAGAAATCTAGGAATAACTTCCTTAATATCGTACAAGAAACCAAAAAGAGAATGGAGCAGGAGTGAACTACGAAGTTAGGTTACTTAATGCAATTGTTGATAGCGGAAACTACATTGAGGCGATAAGTGAAGGCGCTGAAAATGTATTTCTAGAATACAGAGACATTTGGAGCTTTGTTGTAAAGCATCATGATGAGCATGGTAAAACCCCGTCAAAAGATACTATAAAGCACCACTTCCCAGAATTTGATTTTGTTTCAACTCCGGAGCCTTTAAAGTACTATCTTGATGAAGCAAAGCGTGAATCTCTTGCATATCAAACAAGAGTAATTGTTTCTAAGTCCAATAACATTTTAAATGAACTTGGTGCAAAAGATGCGCTGTCTTTCTTGATGGAGCAAACATCAAAGCTCTATAAGTTCTCTAGCAGTCTTAAAGATAGCGATTTGGCTGGTGAGTGGCAAGATCGTGTAAAAGACTTGCGTGAGCGTTCTGAACGCGATCAAAGTGATTTTATTGGCATCCCAAGTGGTATCAGTGTAATTGATAAAACATTTGGAGGTTGGCAACCGGGTGACTTTATCGTGTTGCTTGGATGGACAGGGGTTGGTAAATCATTTATTGCAAGATTATTTGCAGTGAATGCATGGAGGGCCGGATATAGACCTTTGATTATCTCTCTTGAGATGAATAAACAACAAGAAGGTCAACGACTTGATACATTGCTAACTAATGGAGATACCTCATTTAACAATACCGACTTGGTTCGTGCAAATCCAGCAATTGTTGAAGCCTACGAAGAATGGGCTCAAAAAACATTTGAGGGCAAGCACCCAATTCATCTTGTTACATCAGAGGGGCTTGAGGCAGCAGATCAAATGATGGTGCAAGCCAAGATTGATCAATATCATCCTGATATTGTTATTCTTGACTATCATGGTTTGTTTGATGATGCATCAGGTGCCAAGACGGAAACTGAGAAAGCAAAGAATCTTTCTAAGGCATTTAAACGATTGGCTGTAAAAAATGCAGTGCCAATCATTGATGTTGCTGCAGTAACAATGTCTGAAGGTCACTCAGAAAGACCGCCAGAGCTTGAAGAGGTCGCTTGGAGTAAACAGTTGGCTTATGATGCTGACTTGGTGTTGGCTATCCATAGAGAGCCATCATCTGATTTATTTCAAGTGGTATCAAGAAAAGTAAGAAGAGCAACGCATTTTGCATTCTATCTTAGATGGAATCTAGAGACCGGTAAATGGTCAGAGGAGTGGGATTTCTAATGGATAATATCGTTACAGGAGTAGCAGTTGATATTGAAACAATAGCAAGGTTAAGACCTTGGCTAGAAGATGAAGCAAAAAGAAAAAACGGATTCAAAGGGCCGACAAAACTATTTACAGATTATGATAAAGACAAGAACCTATTCAAATTTAAAATCGTATTCGCAGATGAATCTAAGGGATGATATTGAGAGCTTTCTTGAGGAATATCATTTAGATATTCATTCCTCAAGCGGTTCTGAATATGTGATCTTTTGTCCATTCCATAAGAATGTAAATACGCCATCATTCTATATCAATTCAGGCACAGGATTGTGGCAATGCTTTAATCCATCGTGTGGTAAAAAAGGCAACTTTAGACAGCTGTATCGCCATGTTACAGGTCGCTCTTTTGAATCTAAAGTCAAGCTTGATCCAGTAGAATTACAGAGTGTTATTGATGCCGGATTTATTGTTCAAAAGGAAAAAGATATTGATATCTCTGCAATAGGGGTTGACTATAATAGTTTAGATGGCATTAAGAAAGTTCAACAGTTTATTGATAGAGGACTTAGCCCTAAGACCCTTCAGTATTTTGAGATTGGCTTTTCTGAAATCAAAAATAGAATTGTAATTCCTGTAAGAAATCATCAGTATAAGATTGTTGGCCTTATTGGTCGGGCTATATCTAAAGAGCAGGAGCCTCGCTATCTCTATAACAAAGGTTTTAAAAGAGCAGATGTATTGTTTAATATTCAAAATGCAAAACATTACACAGATGTAATTGTTGTTGAAGGCAGTGTTGATGCAATGAAGGTTTATGAGGCTGGATTCCCAAATGTTGTTGCTACACTTGGTGCTCAAGTTTCAAACTATCAAGGCTCTCTGCTACGAAAATATTTTGACAGCATCACTATTTTTTCTGACGCAGATGACGCTGGCAACGCTATGCGAGATGCTATAATGGGTTTGTGCAGGGGGAAAAAAATCTACTCTGCACAAATATCAGCAGGATGTAAAGATCCTGGTGATATGAATATAACAGAAATAACAAACAGTATAAACAGCAAAAATAACATCATATAGGAGAAAACATGACATTCACATCAGTTAAAACACTAAAAGACTTGGAGAAGCAAGTCGCCCCTACACAGGGTAAAAGCGGAGCGAAGAAGTTCTTTTCTCTGCAATCAGGAGATTCCTTCAAGATTAGATTCTTGCAGGAGCTTACTGAAGATAGCACAAACTACAACGATAAGGCTGGAACTGGAATTACGGTCCCGGTTATTGTTTCGCCAGTAAACTGGAAATGGAAGGTTGCTTCCACATCCTCTCTGGAGAAGTTCAATTATCGTTGCTGGGGTAGCGAGCAAGCTGTCCATGATAAAGCTTGGAGAGCAAAGCCGCACTTGCTTATCAATGTTGCCGTTGAGGTTGAGCCAAACAAATGGGAAGCCAGAGTTTTGGATACGACATTCAATCAGCGCCACATTGGTTTGACTCTTTTGGAATACGCAAAGGAGTTCGGAACAATCACCGACCGTTACTATAAGTATTCCAGAACAGGTTCTGGTGCTTCAGACACTAATTACAGTCTTATTCCGCTGGCAGTTGGTGAACCTAACGATCAAATCAAGGAATTGACCTTGCATGATCTTGGCAATGTTTATATGACACTGCCTTACGAAAAGCAACAGGTGTACCTGACAACTGGTGAATTGGCTAAGGATAGCTGGTAATAGAGCAGGGGGCATAGCTCAATTGGCTAGAGCATCTGCTTTGCAAGCAGAAGGTTAAGGGTTCAATTCCCTTTGCCTCCACGAAAGGAATAAAATGCAACTTGTAAATAAGGCGATTGCGCTTGATCTTGATGGCGTGATTGCTGATATCGCTACGACCATGCTATCTGTTATGGATAGCCGTGGTATGCCAGCAGAGGAAATAGATCTTGAATCTTGGCTCATCTCAGATACAAAAGATGAAGAGATTCTCAAGATATTTAATGAACCACTATTTTGGAAAAATATGAAGCCGTACCAAGATGCATGGCATCAAGTTAATTATTGGTTTGCACTTGGTTACGATATTCATATTGTTACAGCAAGAAGGCAACCTAATGCCGTATTGCAAACAGAGCCTTGGCTAAACGATTGGAATATAAACACGAGAGCACCGATTTTTTCCAAAATGGGTGATAAGATTTCTCATATTAAAAAAATAGATCCGCTTTTCGTGGTGGAAGATAACCCCAAGGAAATTAGAATTTTACAAGAAGCGGGGGTGAAATGTTATTTAAGAGCGCAAAGCTATAACCAGAAATACTGGAATGAATTTGACACTATTGAATCACTATACGACATTGATTTGGAGAAATAATGAGCAACTTTGTTCACCTGCATTGCCATTCTGAATACTCACTGCTTGATGGGATGTCAACGCCAGAAGAGATTGCTAAAATTACAAGCATTAATGGTCAATATGCTGCCGCAATTACAGACCATGGTTCAATGGCTGGCGTACTTCGTTTTCAAGAGGCATGTGTTTCTAATAATGTAAAACCTCTCTTTGGTGTTGAAGCATATTTTGTTCCTTCAATTAGTCGTGATGATGATGGCAAACATGAAAGACATCACCTAATTTTGCTTGCTAAGACAAATACCGGTCTTGAAAAACTTTTTAAGATGTCTAAGATTGGTTGGACAGACAATTTTTATTATAAGCCAAGAATTGATTTTGCTCTCTTGGAAGATTTGGTTGATGATGACATTATTGCATTATCTGGGTGCATGGCTAGTTCCATATGTAGAGCTATTGAGGCAGATAACTTCTCTAGGGCAGAAGAATTGTCGGAACGGTTCATAAAGATTTTTAAAGATGACTTCTACTATGAAGTCCAAGCTTGGAACAGTAAGAAGATTAACGATGGCATCATGCAATTGGCAAGCACCTATAATAAAAAACTGGTTGCAACTGCTGACTGCCACTTCCCCAGCGCACACGATAAAGGTTGTGAAGAAGTCCTGCTGTGCGTATCCCAATATCCTGGGTTCTCTCCAGCGGTATTAAGACATGCTGAGCAAGAGGCTGCAAAGTTTGATAAAGCCGAAACGGATATCGTAAAGAAGATTAATAAGATGTACCCAGATCGCCAATTACGATTTGATGAGATTAATCCTTATGTTGCCAAAGCAGAAGAGATTGCAGGATGGTTTAAGGATGCCGGGTATGACCGTTCAGATATCTTAGACAATACTCTTGAGGTGGCCGAGAAATGTACTGCAAGCGTACAAAAGCGTCGTAACCTTTTGCCAAAGTATATGAAGTCGTTGAACTCTGATGACTATCTCAAGGAGATGGCTGAATTCCGACTCAAGGAGCTGGGTCTGGGGGATGAGTATAAGACTCGACTCTATGAAGAACTGGGGATTATCAAACAGCTTGGCTTTGCTGATTACTTCTTGATCGTCTGGGACTTGGTGAAATGGGCAGACAATAACGGTATCGGTAGGGGTACAGGCAGAGGTTCGGTTGGCGGTAGTGTGCTGGCGTATTTGCTGGAGATTACCAAGGTTGATCCTGTGAAATACAATCTGCTGTTTGCACGATTTATCAATGCAGAGCGCAACGACTATCCCGATATTGACTTGGACTTTGAAGATAAGAGGCGAACAGAGGTGCGGTCTTATCTTGTTGAGCGCTGGGGTAAAGATAATGTTGCGGCAATCACCACCTACGGCACATATAAGCCCAAGAGTGCGGTCAAAGATGTCGCTCGCGTTCTACAAGTTCCGTACAAGGAAACCAATAACATCACGCCGTATTTTGAGACCATTGAAGAATTGCAGACCACGCAAAAGGGCAAATTGTTTTGTTCAAAGTATCCCGATGTGCCAAAGTTTGCCAAACGGCTGGAAGGGCGTATCCGTAACGCAGGCGTACACGCTGCCGGTATGGTCGTATCGTCAATTCCACTTACACAAGTCTGCCCAATTGAGACACGCAAGGATACCGATGGTGAGGGCAGGGCGGTTGTCACAGCTTTTGACATGACCGATGCAGAAGCAGTCGGGCTTATTAAAATAGATATCTTGGGTCTTCGCACCGTATCTGTCATTAAAGACGCTCTAGCGATGATTAGGAAGCGCTATGGCACTGATGTAGAAGCACTTTCGTTGGGGTTAGATGATCCCGAAGTATACCGAAACTTTAATGATGGCAATACCGTTGGCGTATTCCAGACCGATGCTGCTGCCTATCGTAATCTTATTGAGCGTATGGGTATTGACAACTTCAACGACCTTGTAGTGTCAAACGCTCTAGTTAGACCCGGCGCTTTGCTCTCACAGGGTGAGCGCTATATTAACTGCAAGAGGGGAGTCGATCCTGCCTATTATCCAGATGAGTCAGTTAGGGCAATTCTGGAAGAGACATACGGTACGGTTATTTTCCAAGAGCAGTTGATGCAAATGTGTGTGAAGCTGTCTGGTTTTTCATGGTCGGATGCTGATAAATTGCGTAAGATTATCGGTAAGAAGCGTGATGCCGCTGAGTTTGAGCAATACAAGGATAAGTTTATTAACAACTCAATCTTGCCTAAATCAGAGGCAAAGCAGATGTGGTCAGAGTTTGAGCTTTCTGCTTTGTATATGTTCAATAAATCTCACGCTGTTGCTTATTCAATGTTGTCTTATCAAACGATGTGGCTAAAGGTCAACTATCCGTCTGAATATCTTTGGGCTTTATTGTTCAATGAAGATGTCGGTGAAAAGATCACTGCCTATCTCATGGAAGCACAGCGTTTGAATATCCCAATTTTGCCACCGGATGTTAATCTATCTGATGAATTCTTCTCAATTGATTACACAGGAGAAAAGCCAGCCATTCGTTTTGGTCTATCCAATGTGTTGTCATGCGGTCGGGCAGCAATTGCAGAAATCCTTGCTAAGCGACCATTTAATTGTTATGAGGAGTTTGATGCAAAATGCTCAAAGAGTGCGGTTAAAAAGCCGTTGAGGGAAAACTTTGACAAGGTTGGGGCTTTCGCTTCCCTTGGATATGTCTCTCAGTTTGACCATAAACGATATTATTTGCCGATACTTGGTTTCTCAATTGAAGACACTGAGAAGAATGAGATTGACAATGTTGTTGATAAACTAGTTGACTTCCATGAGACAAACTCGCCACTGATGCTAGTGAAGGCAATTGTTAGATCGACTAAAAAGACACCGCAATATCTCCGTGTTGAGTTGGAAGATTTGTCCGGCTCGGCAACAATATTTGCTGAACGCAATACTGAGCTCTCAACAAGAGATCATATCTATGCATTAATTGGGGATAGAACATTGCATCACTTCTGCGATGCATACAATTATATTGATACACCACTGTATGAATTTATTAAACTTAAAATGCAAGGTATTAATCATAAATATGCATGGCTGTATAATCATGGTCTCGGAGATGTAGACAACGATAAAACTTTGCTCTATATCTTTAATCTCAGACTGTTCAAAACAGCACGAGGTTTTGACATGGGCAATATTTATTGCTGGGACGGTAAGAGAATGTTCAAGATTGTAGTGTTTGCATCAGTGCTCAAGAAGGTAAAGGGGATTCTTAAGCAGAACGAATGGTATGCTGCAAAGATTGATAAAATTGATGAGAAAAACCCACTTGTGCAGATAGATTCGTATAAACTATCATCAGGTGATGCATTGATCACGGTAAAAGATTTTATTAAAAGAAAAAACTTGCAGGAGCTACAAAATGAAGTTAACTATATACATTCCGACATATAGAAGAGAATCACTTGATGCTTGCTTAAACAGCATTACATCACAATATAATGACCATGTTGAGATTATTGTTTCTGACAATGATCAAGACGGATTTGCAAAAAATATAGTTTATAAATATAAAAAATATATATCTGAATATTCAATTAGAAAGCAAAATATTGGCTGCGATGGGAATTGTTTATATGGAATCACAGCCGGTGATGGAGAATATGTATGGGTTATTGGAGATGATGATGTTATCCTACCTGGGGCTTTGGATACTATTTTATCAATGCTTGATGGAACAGATCGTATAATGCAATTTGCACCATATTCTGGTGAAGTAATACCTGCATTTTCTGGCGCAATGTCTGAGTTAATAACTAAACTTAATGACAAATCATTTTTAATTGCTGCAACATTAGCAAGTATGAATGTGTGGAGAAGGGATGTTATGGACTTTAGAACAGGAGTAAAACACTTGGATTCTAGGAATGTGTTAGCTTGGGCTGGTCTTAATTGCAAGACAGTTAGTATTCCAATTTCCCCAACAGTTTTAGTCAATGACACTAATTTGTTTGAATTTAAGGATTTTGATGGGGTTATGTTTGAATATTCAGATGCATTAGCTGATGCTAACGGTGTTGAGAGATTTACTTTTTACAACGCTAATAAATGGAATTTTGTTAGCGCCTCGTTGGAGGCAAAATGATTGTCTCTACAGGTGGCACATTTGATCTATTTCATTCCGGTCATTTCACTGGAGATAAGTTCACTGGAGATAAGATGGTTGTGTATACAGGTGGTACATTTGATTTATTTCATTTTGGTCATTCAAGATTGTTGGAGAGATGCAAAAAAGCAGTTGGCGATAATGGCTATTTAGTCGTTTCGGTTAATACAGATGAATTCTGCTCTCAATACAAAGAACCTCCAATTTGCAGTCTAGCTGAAAGAATGGAAGTTGTTTCTTCTTGTAAATGGGTGGATAAAGTAATTGTAAATTCGGGCGGTGCTGATTCTCGACCTGCTATTATAGAGGCGAAAGCTAATCTTATAATTGTTGGTTCCGACTGGCAAACTAAAGATTATTACAAACAAATGGGATTCACTCAAGAATGGCTTGACGAGCATAATATTGGTGTGATGTTTATCCCGTATACAGATGCTATCTCAACAACAATTATTAAATCAAGAATACTAAACAGATCATTACAATAAAGGAGAAATATGTTAATAGTAGATAAAAGAAAAGGAGATCTGATGCCGGTGCATCAGATTATTCCAACACCTAGCATTGGATTAAACCGGGCGCTTGGTGGGGGATTAAATACAGGAGCAACACATCTATTCTGGGGAACTCCGTCTGTCGGTAAAACGACGATGTGCTTTAGAATTATTGCAGAAGCTCAAAAGATGGGTTATCGGCCGGTAATCGTTGATTCTGAATCATCTTATAATGACGAGTATGCAAAGAAGTGCGGTATTGACATTGATGATATCGTAGTCATTCAGTCTACTGTCGTGGAAGATATTTTGAAGAATATCCATCAATATTTAACTCATGAAGAAGAGAAGCACATCTTCCTCTTTGACAGTATTTCCAACATCATCAAAGAAGAGTTTTATGACAAGCCGGAGGGTGGCAAGGCAATGGGTTTGCAGTCACGCTCACAGGGCTTCTTCTTGCAAAAACTGGTAAATTATTTGCATAAGGAGAAAAATATTATGCTCTTTATTGCTCATCAAACAGTCGATCTCAGTGGAATGTTTGCTGTGACGAAGGGCAAGATGGGCAATACTGTCCACCACAATATGCATAATATTGTTAAGCTTTTCTTGTCTATGTCAAAGAGTGAGATGGAGAGGGATGAGAGCAATCTCATCACCAGTCAGAAAGCGACATGGACTATTGAGAAGTCAAAGCAGACTCCTAGTATCGGTACAAATGGATACTACTATGTTCTTCCTCAAGAAGGCAAGATTGATATTAACCGGGAACTTATTGACATTGCAGTTGAGATGAATGTGATTGAAAGAAAAGGTGCATGGTATACTTATGAAGATAGTAAATGGAATGGTCTTGGTTCAATTGACTTGACTGATAAGCAAAGAAAGGGAATTGAGAAGGTGATTCTAAATGGAGAATGAAATGGATTTTTCTAATTATCAATTTAGGGCGTGTAAAACTGCAAAGTATCCTCAGAACCCCACCACTGGGGTTATTTATACTGCTCTTGGATTGGCTTCAGAAGCTGGAGAAGTTGCTGGCAAAATCAAGAAGATGATCCGTGATGATAATATGGAATTAACATTTGATAGAAAGCAGCAGGTGGTAGATGAGATTGGTGATGTCTTATGGTATTGCGCCATGCTCGCTACCGAACTAAACATTTCATTTAATGAAGTTGCAATCAGAAATCTTCAGAAACTTGAAGATCGCAATAATAGAAATGCAATTCATGGAGATGGCGATAATCGTTAATGCTGTTTTCAATTCATACTGATCAGCACATTATTGATGCCAACGGTATATTTGGGTATTCATATGGATACCATAAAACGATTGAAAACTTTAATAAGTTTAAGTATCGCAACGAAAAAATGAATGTCGTTAAAAACGACAAGGCTTCTCCAATTCAAATGTTCTACATGGAGCCTGAGTGGTATAACTTGAAAACGATGACAAGTTTTCGTTCCCCTGAATTCCAAAAGTTCCATGATCACCAGTATAAAATCTATGGAACATACCTTGAGACAACCCGCGTTTGGTCTCATTGGATTGAGGCGATGAAGCAAGTTGATGAAATTTGGGTCGGTAATAAATTTTCTGTAGATGCAATTAAGAATTCCGGCATTGAAACACCTGTGTATATTTTTGAATTGGGTTTAGATAAGATTTGGCAACCATACAAAAGAAAAGATACAGGCGTTGTCAGATTTCTTCATGTTGATTCAGGCAGTCCAAGAAAACGAGCTGACCTTGTAGAAAAAGCTTTTACTACTATTTTTGGAGACAGAAATGATGTTCAATTAACATTAAAATATCATTCTCATGAAGGCGATTCTGGTTACAGTGTGATGAATCTATTTTCTGGAAAATCTAACGTTGTAAAACTGTATAAAACATTAAGCACTGAGGAGATGGTAAAACTTTATCAAGATCACGATGTTCTTTTGTACCCAAGTGAGGGCGAAGGATTTGGTCTAATACCACTTCAGGCAATGGCTACAGGTATGCCTGTAATATCAACAGGAGTTTGGTGTGATTATGAAAGATTTTTTAACTCAAATATTATTGATTCAACCATGGGTAAAACTCAACATACCGGGTATTTTGAAGGCGAAGTTGTGCTCCCAGACTTTGATTCGCTTGTTTCGCTTATTAAAAAAGTATACGACGATATTGATGCGCAAAAAAAGTTTTTTTATGATCAAGCTCCTCTTGTCATTGAAGAGTATGATTGGAAAAATAAAACAGATAAGGTTCTTAATGCTCTCATAAAAAGAGTCGGCATAAAAAAATTTAATCCCATCAAGGAGTATGTTGTTGTAAAAGACTTCATCTACTTTAAAGGCAACAACCGCTACATAGCCCCAGATGGATCTATGTTTGATTCAGAAAATAGAATTAGAGAAGTTGATAAGAAAGTCGCTGACAGCTTGGTATATAATAAGTCTTTTAGAAAAGCAACAGACGATGAGATAAGGGCGTTTAATGAAAAGAACTGAGAAGGAAGAGATTAAAAAAGACAAGGCTAAGGGTGTTAAAAATTCTGGGCGTGGCGTGAAGAAGGGAGATGCAACTCTTAATAAATTTCTTGTTGATTACAAGCACAATGGCAAGTCATTTACTCTTACGCATGAAAACTGGCTTGAGCACCGGAAAAATTCTTGGAAATCAAATTACCGTTATCCTTGTATTTCTGTCGTATTTGGGGAAGATTCCGAAACAAAGGTTGCTATAGTGGAGTGGGAAGTGTTCAAAGAACTCATAGAAGGCTCAGAATATGAATAAAAAAACTTTTGGATCGCTATTTGCAGGTGTTGGCGGGTTTGACATTGGCATGGAAAATGCTGGCTGGGATTGTAGCTGGCAAGTTGAATGGGATAAACATTGTCAGTCAGTACTGCAAAAGCATTGGCCTAATGTGCCAAAGTATTGGGATATTCAAGATGTAAATGGTGCAGAATTAACGCCAGTAGATTGCATCGTTTTTGGTTCTCCTTGCCAAGACCTATCGGTTGCTGGCAAGGGTGGAGGGCTTGAGGGATCACGCTCAGGCTTATTTTATGAAGCAATTAGAGTTATAAAGGAGATGAGAAATGCAACTGGAAATCAATTTCCAAAATGGTCAATCTGGGAGAATGTCCCAGGAGCCCTCACAAGCAATAAAGGAAACGACTTCGCAAAGGTCCTTGACGAAATGGCAAACATCGGGGCATTGGTCCTTGAATGGCACATCTTGGATGCACAATGGTTCGGAGTCGCCCAGCGCAGAAGAAGAGTCTTCTTGCTTGCTTGTTACGATTCTGGAACCGCTTCAAGATGTTCCGAAAAAATATTACCTGTCCCCCAAGACAGCGAGGGGAATATTAAAAAGGGCAGAAAAGAAAGGAAACATTCTGCCAGAGCCTCTAAGACAAACGCTGATCAACCTATCCTCTATGGACAGTCAGGATTTGCAAAGTGGACAGAAGGCGGAGTAACGCTGGCAGCAACTGATTACAAACGACCAGAAAGAAATGTTGTTTGTGAGCCTATATCGTTTCATTTAAAGCAAGATCCAGTGCATTCATATAATGTTTCGCAATGTTTATATGGGCAAAATGGTGTTGGCGTAGCAATTGAAAGACCTTTTATTCTTGATGGTACAAGAGTTGGTGATGCGAGAATATATGAAGATCAAATTGTTCCAACGCTAAAGCACAGGATGGGAACAGGTGGCGGTCAAGTTCCACTTGTTGGCGTAGATGCAGATGTTCTTGCTTATGATGGCTATAATAACGCTGTTAGCGAGAATATTTATCGCACATTAAGAATTGGAATTGATTCTGCTGACCATATTGCAATCCCAATTCAAGGCACAATTATTGGTCGTTCAGACAAGGCCGGACCGCAAGGGAAAGGCTTTGGTGACGAAAATGATCCATCGTATACTCTTGATACAATTTCACAGCATGGAGTTATGACACCTGATCTTCTACTTAGAAGATTGACTCCTCTTGAATGTGAAAGGCTTATGGGGTTCCCTGATGAACATACGAAATATTATCACGATGGGAAGATTGTTGCAGATACCAACAGGTACAAGATGTGCGGTAATGCTGTGGCAAGTCCAGTTGCCGAATGGATTGGGAGGAAAATCTATGAAATTTAGATTTTTTTGTGATAGATTAATGGGCTGGATGGCATTTGGCATCACAATTAACTGGGATGATGGTGTATACTTTGGAGTGTACATTGCGAAATGGCTCATCGGGTTACAGTCTTATAAAGAAAAGAAAGCAGTAGTAATGGCGGAAGATCTTATTAAATATAACTACGGTAGAAAGGGATCAAATGCCAGACATTCTGATCAATAAAGAAATTCTTGCATCCCATATGGGAGACAAGGCAGATGAATTTATTGAGTGCCTTCGGATAGTAGAGGATATTATTTCTAATCCGGACCATTATGTTGGTCTGCAAGCTATTAAATATGCAAATATTTTGGCGGCTTATCGCACAGTAATGATTGTTAAATCTCAGATGTTTAAGAGAAAATCAACAATGATGTCTGAACAAGATAAGTTTGTTAACGATATATGGAAAACCATGTATGAAGCCCTGTCTGAAAATATTAATGCCCTCAAATTAGCTGCTAAAGGAGGCTATAACCAATGAAATCATTAAAGAAATTAAAGGAAAAGAAAGAACCATTGGCAAAAGATGTCAAGGTTGAAATAAGAAAAACTATTACTGAGGGGATTGATGAGTTCCTTTCTAAAAGGAATACCCCTGTTTATAAACAAGTAAGTGGTTTTCACCCAAGTTATACAAACCAATGTGCAAGATATTGGTATTATCTGTTTAATGGAGTTGAAGTAACATCATCCTTTAACCCTCAGACATACAGAATTTTTGATAATGGACATGCAGTTCACAATAGATTGTACAGTTATTTTAGAGATATGGGGATCTTGGTTGAGGAAGAAATTCCAGTAACCCATGATTCTCCGCCAATTGAAGGCACTGCAGATGGTATCATTGATTGGTATGGACATAAGCTTATTGAATTAAAATCAATTAGTTCAGAAGGCTTCCATTACAGAAAACTTTATAACAAACCAAAAGACGAGCACTACAGGCAAGCGCAGATCTATATGCGCTGCTTAAATCTTGATTCTGGATATGTTATTTACGAAAACAAAAACAATCAAGAGATACTACCAATTTATATTGAAAAAGACGATAAATTCATAAACAAACTATTTGACAAGTATACTAAGATTTATAATAATTATCTGAATAATCAGATACCCGAGCGACCTTATAAGAGAACTTCAGAGCATTGCAGTTCTTGTGATTTGGCTGCTTTATGTTGGTCGGAGAATGTACGAGAAGGAAAAGAAGAAATGTTCTAACCCTGAATGTAGTAAGGTATTTTTAGCTAAAGTCTATAATGCTATCTATTGCTCAGCAGAGTGCAGAAGAATAGTCACAAATAAAAATTTACTTGCGAATTATTACGAGAAAAAAAGTAATAAAAATAAAAAGAGGATTTGTAAAACTGAGGGGTGCGCAACAGTCTTATCTAAATATAACAAGGAAAAGATTTGTGAAAGTTGTAAACGCGAAAGATTTGTTAAGCGTCTCATGTCTTGGGGCTGGTCTGAAAAACAAGCCAGAGGAGACATGTGGTGACAATATCAAAACTGATATCGTCAGTTAAGAATACTAGAGTGATTGCAATAGATCCGGCATCTCATTCTCTTGCTTGGGTCATTTATGATATTGAATCATCAAAAATTAAAATTAGTGCATGCGGTAAAATAAACTATAAAGAACACAAAGGGGCATCAGCAAAATTTTCTGTTATTGATATTGAGTTGAAAAAAGTCTACAAAGAATACAACCCAAAACTGGCTATAATTGAACAATCAATCTATATTCAAAATTTTGAAACAAGTAGAATAATTTCTTACATTATAGGATATTCTTGGGGCGTACTAAACAACTTCGGTTGCTCCGTTTCAGATGTAAATCCTCTTGTTTGGAAATCCGGGATTGGGTATAAAAATCTAAATAAAAAAGAACAACAAATTATTGCAGAAAATGGAGAAAAGGGTTCTCTCGCTGTTAAGCTAAAGAAAGAGAGGAAGCGCCGCGTTCAAGAAATTGTTGCAAAATACTTCAAGGAGCTACCAGAATATTTAAACGATGATGATATTATAGATGCAGCGGGTATTGGTTTATGGTATTGTAATCAAATAGTAGAGGGTTCAAATGGCAAACGAAATATATAAAGACAAAGCTTTTTTGTACGATATGTATGTTAAACGCAGGATGAATCTTACTGATATTTGTAAGCATCTTGAGCAGGCTTACAACATTAAAGTCACCCCACAGGCCGTTTATAACTGGGTTAAAAAATACGATCTTCTTAAGTTTAGAGGCAAGGGAAGAAGGCTCGCCAACACAAGTATGCGCAGACCAAAATCCCCAGCTCAGGAAGAGGCTAACAGGCGTAAAAGAGAATTGCAAAAAAGAACAAAACAAAAAAGAAAGGATATTAGAGGAAGATGAGAAGAAGTGTAAGTGTAAAGGACATATCAAGCTTTGCAAAGCTTAATATGATTTACAATCAAGTAAGAGTTATTGAGGCAAAGCAGAATGCTACTCAGTACAAGTGTTTAGGTTCTGGCAACTGCTGCAGAATAGGATTGAATATTCATATGGCGGAATGTGCAAGTATTGCATTCAATATCCGTCAGCAATATTATCTATATTTAGAAGATAAGGGTTTAGAGTATGCTGACAATTGGGTTGATGGAATTGTAAAAGATCTAAAAGAAGCAATGTTTGACGAGGATTGGCAAATTGGTGGAGAGACAAAACGGCACTGCGCCTTCTACAAGGGTGGCTGTAGCATCTATGGTTACAGACCGATGGTGTGTAGAACATTTGGCACAGTGACATATGTTGATGATTATTGTCCAAGAATTAGAAATGCTACCGGCAACATTGACTACTTTAGTGGTGATGGTGTGAGAAAAGTAATCATGGCATTTCAAGATTTCTTAAAGGAATATACAAGTGATAAAGAAGAGGGCTACGATATGGTTGTGTATATGCCTCTCGGTGTCCTCAGCTTCTTGCTTACAACTGATGAATTGATTGAGCTTGAAAAGGCAACCGATAAGAAGTTCTGGAAGGCTGTTCAGGGCTGGTTCAATTACAGAGTCGGATATACAAAGCTTCACGGCTATGATTACGACAAGTTGAATTCGGAAGCAAAAGCTGTTGGAGTTGAATTGAGATTTCCCAAAGAGCAATGATTTTTTGGAATGAAAATCCAGTTTCTTCTTACGCAGAAGGCTATAGCTACGCAGCAAAATCAATAGTTAATAGCTTAACCAAGCACGGCGTTGATGTCCACAGATCAAAATCTTCTGGTAATGCAGATGTTAATGGTTTAGTCAATCTTGGTATTTCCTACATAGATAAAAGCGATTCTGGCGAGGCAATTAAAATAACTCATGCTCTGCCAGAACTATACTCAAGAGGCGCAAAGCATTCAATAGGGTTTTCCTACTGGGAGACTAATAAACTTCCGGGATCTTGGATTCCCGAAATGAATCAAATGGATGAAATATGGACAGCATCCGAATGGGCTAGAAATGTTTTTATTGAATCAGGAGTCAAGATACCTGTGCACGGTTTCAAGCTTGGCATAGATGATTCATTGTATTTCCCGCCGGACAAACCAAGAAAAGTGCAGGGGAATAAATTTAAATTTCTTAGCATAGGCTCCCCATCGACTCGTAAGAACTCTCAGATGGCTGTAGATGCATTTTTAAAGCTGTTTAGCAACAATGACGAGCATGTGCTCATATTTAAATCAATGGGGCCTCCAGACGCGAGGATATCCAGAGGCACTGGTCATCAGAAATCTCTCTATGATACTAAGAATATTAATGTTATAGATTATGAATTAAGCCATCAAGATTTAGCAAACTTGTACGATAGCGTTGATTGCGTTTTGTACCCAACAAGCGGAGAAGGGTGGGGGATTTTGCCAATGAAAGGAATTGCAAAAGGGATCCCAACAATCTGCACTAATGCAACAGCTTGTACAGAGTATGCCGAGTTATCAATACCATTAGACTATCAATGGGGGACAGATAATATGGGTGGCATATATAGTGGTTGCGGGACATGGGCAATACCAAATCTTGATGATTTATGTGATAAAATGTTATATGTCGTTAATCACTATGATAAGGCTTCCGAGAAGACTTTTTCAGGTGCTCAATGGGTAAATGAAAATCTTACTTGGGATAAAGTAACGAAACCAATGGCGGATAGATTATGTCAGATATTGAACCAGTAGTAGGAACCGAAATTGAGCCAGCATCCAGAACAATTTTGGATGATCTAGCAGACATAGAGCAGGCCGGTCTCCTGCATGTAAAGGGGTATTCTAATCACGAAATTAGCTCCTTGATGAGTGTCTCTGCGGATAAAGCAAAAGGCATGATTACTGAATACAAGAAGATACTTAATCGTCAAGCTGAATCGGATCCGTATTTCTTAGAGAAAATCCAATTTAATACAATCAAGGCTCTGCAAGAATTTGATCAATTGAGCAAAGAAGCTTGGGAGACTATTAATATTGCTACAGATCACGGCATGGTCCCGGCAAGAATTCAAGCTATTAAATTAGCGGCAGAAGTTGCTACTAAGAAAGCGCAATTGCATAAGCTTATGGGTGGCAATCAAACAGACGGGCAATATATTGCTAGAATGCAGAAAGCAGAGAATGTTAATCAAATTCTTTCTAAAGTTTTAAGGGATGTTATTTCCAAGCATCCTCAGATTGCCGAAGAGGTCAGGAGAGAATTGGAAATTGCATTTGAAATCATGAATGATGGTGTTGAATAAAGAGACGGAAAAATTATCACATAAAGGTTTATGTAAAGAGACGGAAAAACTCTCACATAAAGGTGTAAACTCACTTGTCTATGAGGTGATCCTGCTCTAAGCTTACAGCGGTGTAAGAATCCATATGTGTAAGATTACTCATTCGTAATCTTGTCGCCGCGTAAGTTTTCATATTTCATAGTGTATACTATTAAGGGTGGCAAATGTCTGACTTTATTGGACTAAATTTAGAATTTAATGACTTTGATCGCTTGCTTAGGCAAGACGATTTGGTTGAAACTCCTGTTCCGATTCAAGTGTTCGTTCAGGATAAGAAATACTTAGGCTTACCGCCATTGTCTCCAATTCAAGAAGAGATAGTCAAGCACAGTACACAAATTCTTAAAGAACGCACTTTGATATCTTTACATGGTGAAGAAGCAGGGCGTGAATATTATAAGAAATATACTGACAATGAGGTTATATGCATGTTGGGCAAAGGATCTGGTAAAGATCATTGTTCAAGAATCTCAATCGCTTATACAGCATACTTACTACATTGTTTGAGGGATCCGCTTAGTTATTTCGGTAAAGCTCACGGTGTGTATATTGACTTGCTTAATCTTGCTGTTAACGCACAACAAGCCCAAAGAGTTTTCTTTGAGCCATTAAAAAACCTATTGTTAAGCTCACCGTACTTTAATGAAGTTGGATTTGAGCCTAGGGTTTCAGAAATATTTTTCTTTTCAAGACCGGTAAGATGTTTCTCGGGTCACTCTGAAAGTGAAGGTTGGGAAGGTTATGAAGTTTTGACTGTGGTTTTGGATGAAATTGCAGCTTTTAAAACTGATGCAGAATTGAAAGGCGAAACAAGATCTAAAGGATCGGCATCTGCAATTTATAACATGAGTAAGCTATCTGTTATGTCGCGCTTCCCAGAAGTTGGTAAAGTTATTCTTCTCTCATTCCCCCGGTATAAGGGAGACTTTATTGAACAAAGATTTTATGGGGCTAAAGAAAAGAAAGAGCCTAAGACTTGGTTCATAAAAGCTGCTACTTGGGAAGTAAATCCTACGATTAAGAGAGAGCAATTGGAATCTGAATACATTAGAAATCCTATTGAGGCAGCTGCAAGATTTGAGTGCAATCCTCCAAATATGGAAGATGCTTATTTTAGAGATCCTGATCTTGTTAGGAAAGCTTTTACATATGGCGAAGATCCAATCAATGAAGATGGCACATTTAAAAAATGGTTTAATAATACAGATCAGCATGTTCGTTTTATCCATGTTGACTTAGCGCTTAAAAGAGACAGGGCAGCGTTAAGCTTAGTGCATTCTCCTGGATTAAGAGAAGTGAAAACGCTAAACGGTATTGAAAAGCTTCCGGTAATCAATGTTGATCTTGTTTATTCTTGGGAGGCCGGTATCAATGAAGAAATTAATTTCTCAAGCATTAGGCAAATGATAATTGATCTATGCAGAAAGTTTGATGTAGCCAAGGTTACATTTGACAGATGGCAATCAATTGAAATGATTCAAAGCTTAAGATCGTTAACAATTAATGCAGATTTTCACAGCGTAAAGAAAACAGACTATGATACATTAACATCTGCAATATATGATGGCCGTTTGCGTGGATATTGGAATGAATTATTAGTTGAAGAAGAACTTCTCAAATTACGTTTGTTTTCAAATAATAAAATTGATCACCCATCATCTGGATCAAAAGATTTGGCAGATGCTATTGCCGGGGCTGTATTTAACTGTATAGAAAATATTTCAGTAAGCAGTGAGATCGAGATTGAGTTATTGCAGCCGGATAAATGGCATGAAATAAACGAAGAAATGCCTGATTTTGGTACTGTATCTGTGTATAATGGTGGAAGTGGAAGGTTTGAACAAGGCTTTTCTCAACAGAAATCAGAGGCAAATAAATGGTTGGAAACGCTATAAATGATGTCGTAGTTACGAGCGAAGAAATCGCATCGTCATTGTCTTCGGAATTGCAGAGGATGATTCTTCAAGTCGTTACGCTAAGAATTGAGAACGCTAAGTTGAGGGAAAAGCTGAACAGCCTTGTAAAGCAATCTAGCGACAATTAGATTAATTTTTAAATTCTTAGCAAAAAAAAATAGTTTCTCGCACATAGCCTATTTCTCTGTGCTAGTGTTCCTTCTGCTGGCGATTCCTTATGTAATTCGCATAGAGAATCGCCAGCACCAAGTAAAAACCTACAAAGAATACGGAGAAAAATATGACACTCAAAATGAATAAAGTAGATAATTTCCCAGAAATCACTAGGGCTGGCAGACAGTCTGAAGATTTGCAGGCGATTATTAATGCTCTTCACGAATCGGTTAATACTGGACAAAAGTTTAGCCTTTTTGTTGAGCCTGGTAATCCATATAACTCAATGCAACAGCGTATTCGTGCGCAGGCAAAGAAGTTTGGATATAAGATTATCATTCGTTATGACTCAGCCAAGAAGGAACTTTTCTTTAAGGCAAATCGTGGCGGTAATGCTTCGGTTTCTGCTAACGAAGTCGGCTCGGTTAAGAATAAGGCTACGACTACCGTAAAGTCCAAGTAATAAATCAATAAAAAAATAAAAAAGTTTTTTTGAGTGGGGCGAAAGCCCCACTTTTTTTTTGCTATACTGTAAACATGTTAACTACTGAAAAACAAAATATTGAGATATCACCTGAGCAAATTGCTAAATGGGCTCCAATGATTGCGCTCCCTTGTTATGACCGGCAATTGACTGAACCATTCACTATGTCTCTTGTTCAAGCTTGTATGTATTTTAAACAAATCGGATTGCGTTTTGGAATTGGTACAATTAGCGACTCCCTAATTTCCAGGGCTAGGAATAGTATTGTTGCTAAGTTTATGGCGGCCGAACAATTTACACATTTGTTATTTATTGATGTTGATTTGAAGTTTAACCATAATGATATTTTAAAGATGCTCTGGCACGATAAAGATGTTATGACGGGATCTTATCCCATTAAAGATATCAATTGGGAAAAAGTTCAGAAGCTTGTTCAGGCAGGTGTTGAGCCAAATAAAATAGCGGCAAAAGCTACAAGATTTGTTGTCAATCCAGTTAGCGCCGGACAAAATAAAATTGAAACAGATAATGGTGCTATTGCTGTTCACGACGCAGGTACCGGATTTATGTTAATTAAAAGAGAAGTCTTTACCAAGATGTTTGAGGCGTATCCAGAATTGAAATTTCAAGACGATACAGGAAGTCTAAAAGGTGATGAATTGAAACACACCTATGCCCTCTTTAATTCTTATGTAGATGAAAATAAACGCTTCCTGAGTGAAGATTACGGATTCTGTCGATATTGGCAAAAGATTGGTGGAAAGATTTGGGTTGATCCCGCCATTGAGCTTAGTCATTTTGGTCGCTTTGTATATGAGGGTAACATGATAGATTACCTTATGGAAATTTCTAAAACTAATTCCTAAATTAGGTTTTTTATAAAGCCCCTGTAGTGCTTTATAAAATATACTAAAATTTGCTAAAAAATTGGCTAAACGCCAGCGGTAACATTACATGGTCGTAATATTACTTGAGACCTTCGTTGTTTTTAGCTAATTCATTATATCGACTGGATCGACAAGCCGATCGTCAATTTTTAGCTAATCCTGGCGGTTATGCCTGGATCTTAACTAATAGATAAATTGACCCATTGTTCGCACCTATTGCCGGATCCAAAAGAAATCTCAGAAATCTATATTTTGAGGTTTTTTCTTACCGATTCCCCTGATAGTGTGGTGGCACAAATGACGACACATTATCTTACCAATAGATTGCCTATTGTGTACGGTATTGTGTCGTTATTTGTGTTGTATAAAAAATCAGATACGGGAAAGGATTAGGCTATGGATTTGTCTATTTTTGACGCTCTTATTGGGCTATCTATCAAAGATAATAAAACTGACTATGGCAAAGTAATGAAATTTGTCACGGTTAGCAAAGATGATAAGACAGTAGTTTATGCTGTTCTTACATCTATTAGTGAAAGTGGTAAAAACAAAGCCATTACGCTCAAGTTTTTATCTGAGTTATTGGCTTCGCAAAAGATTTTCCTTCGTCGCAAAGATGACGGTAGGTTTTTTGTTGTTGCTTATCCAGAAGGTCACAAATACGCTAAGCGTGTGTTTTCTGGTAGGCGAGCGCATAAGTATTCTATTTGTGGTATTGGTAGTATCAACAATAACGCAATGATTGGAGATGAGCGTATTGACATTACAAAACACGTCGCATCTAATGAAAGTACAAAAGTAAGTGTCAAAAATATCAAAGAAAGGGCAAACTAATGACTAACGACACAAATCAAGTAATTGATTTTGCTGTAAAAGTATTTCGTTTTGATCATACATATTATTATTCAGATGATTATGATGTATGGCGAAATGGAGAATCGGTAAAGAAAAGCCTTTGTGAAGAAGCTAAATCTATGAATTTGTCAGTTGGTGACAAAATGCTTATGATTGAAGTATTCAAAACACTTTGGAATGACAATAGACATCGTGAAGATAGTGATAAATGGGAATTGATTGATGCTAATCATATTCAATGGCCTTATAAAGCAAGTATGTATAACATTATTGGAATAACTGAACAAGATTATTTGTTTATTCCGGCCAGTAATCAATAGTTACGAGAAAGGTAACAACAATGGAAAATAATGAAATGCGCGATAGCGTTTTACAAAATGATGTCTCATCAGCAGATGATTTAGATATGATCATTGTTGATGAAAGCGAACTAGATTTCCCACGTCAAAAGAAAAAGAAAATCAAACCGTATTTTGATGGTGGTACATTTTTGACAAATCATCCACATCACCGTGATGGTTGGACAAAAGTTGATTGGGATTTTTATGCTGCACTTGTGCGTATAAAAGTACTTAGAGTAAATAGAAAAGGTCTGGTAGCAGTATTGGATGACATCAAAGAATTTCGTATGCTTCCAACTAAGGAAGCAAATGTTCTTTGCCAATGGCTATTTGACAATGATTTTATCTTTGTTGTTTATGAAGGTGACGAAATCAGAAAGAAGGAAAATGGACAATCTAACTAAAAATCAACTATTGAATGAGTTAGAAAATCTAACTCGTCAAATGGATGTGCCAATTCATCGGCAAAAAGATCCAGGTTGGCTAATTAGAAATATTGGGATAAATAATCCCGGTCACAAAAATATTGAGAAAATTACAAAAATCTGTAAATTACTTGAGAAGGAAAATAATGATGTTTGACAAAGGTGATTTGGTTAGATGGTATCCAGATTATGATAATGATATAGATTATGAACTAGCATACTTTGATAGTTATGCTAGGGAAGATCCAACAAGTTGTTATATTTATACTCTTGATAATTTACTTATTGGAATCTATACAGATGTTAGTCGAGTTAGTGAATCTAAAGAAAGTGATGCTCAAAAATCCTATTAGCAAAGGAGTAGTAATGGCTATTTGTGTTTATTGTGAAAAAGAATACATTGATGAGAGAAAAGAAGCCGGATTTGATTATTGTTTGACTGATGCTTGCTATAAGCAAGGGATTGATAAATCTGAAAGGGAATTTCGTAAGATTTATACCCCAGCATTGCTACACAAATCAAATTACTTCTGGGTTAAGAAAACTGAATTAGTTACTCTAAATACACGAAGTGACCTATTAGTCGAAAGAGAGAATCTGTAATGACTAGACCACCACTTATTCCTTGCCTTATTTGTGAAAAAGCAGTTATTTACTTATGGCCGGATTTAGAAAAGCCAACAAATTTAAATTCAGCTTCTCATATTTATATTGAAGGTGATTACGGAAGTAACTTTGATATGCTCAAATATGAAGCAATTATTTGTGATGAATGTCTTGATAAGGCAATCCAATCAAAAAGAGTTCGCTTTACTGGCGAATTACAATGGAAATCAGAATAACAACATCAAAAAAGAGAGGGAAAATAATGGGTAACCACAGAAGAAATTGGCAATACGCAATTACAAAAGAAGTATTAGCTATTCATGAAGTAATTGATCCATACGATTGGGAATTAGATATTGATATGAATGAAGATCTTCAAGAATGGGAAAAGGAGCTAAGCAAAAAATGAAAGATCATTTTGAAATTGGGCCTTCACCTTATGGTGAAAACTGCGCTCAGGTTGGAAGTGAAGATTTTCGCCAAAGAGCAACTCAAGAAATGGATGCCTACATTGATCAACTTAACCGTATGTTTGGTGAATTGATTAAAAATGATCGATCCATTTATTTTAGTAAGAAATGGTTTCCTCATGATTTTGGAACTTATGGGGAAGTTGTAATCAATTTTGATGATGAAAAAGATTATGATGTAATTTATGAAATTGAAAGGAATCTCCCAGAGTATTGGGATGATGAAGCAAAAAAACAACTAGATCTATTGCCAAAAGGCATAGAATAACAAAGGAAAAAACATGAAAAAGGAAACAATTGAAGAGTCAAAATTCAAAGATATTTCTTTGGAAGTCTTTGATAAAAGCACACCACTACGTGGCAATAATAAGAAAGCACAAATCGTTGGAATTAAAGTCAACGAAAATGGTAATGTCACTTGTGAAGTAATTGAAGAATCTCCAGATGTTTATAACCTCTTTGATTATGTAAAAGAAGACAGTGAAATCATGTCAAAAATTGGAGAATACGATATGATTAGCATTCTGACTGCTGGTTGGGCTGCACCTGTAAATGAAGATGGTAATGATAATTTGGCTCCATCTCAACATCCAGAAAGAAAGCGCGTTTTGATTTCAATTATGGGATATACATTGAATCAAATTTCTAGCGTTATGGCATTTGAAGGTGAAGATGTAGATCATCATTATGATTACAATAAGGGCCAAGGCGCACTTCGTGATGCCTTTGATGAATTGCTTATTCAATTGAATTGGAGATAAATGTTTAACTATTCTGAAAACCTCCTAAAATGCGCAAAGGATGGTTTAGAAAAACCATCTGACTTTGGGTATTGGGGGCCTAAGGATATGTTTGAGACTTGGGGTTTTTGTGGGATTGATAAAAGTCAGGCTTCTAATCTTATAGAAGAGAGTAACTTTGAAACAATCTCACAAAAACTCATCTCTGAATTCCCTGATGATTTCAGAATTGAAACATATCGACATTGGGCTGTTGGTCAAGTATCAAGATTAGTTTGCCGTATCCTTTACCGTAAAGGTGAAATTGAAGATAAAAATATAACTGAGGCTTTCAAAAAGGCTATGGAATGGCAAGACCAATTAGCAAACTATCCTGTTGCTGATGAAGAAGATTATTCCGATAGATTGTATCAGCAAAATATTGTCGATATTCCTCAATTAGAAGTAGCAAAATTTGCTGATCAAGCAGTTGATGATTGGGCTACAAAAATTGTCAACAAAATTCACGATAACGGTCATTATTGGGATGAAGATAATTATCCAGATGATGATGCTGTTATGGAAGCAATTTATGATTTGCAAATATGGAATAAAGAATATCCAACGGAATGGTTTGAATTTGCCGATAAACACGGCTTAGAAAGACCACCATTTGATTTGGAATCAATTTCAAGATGGAATAAAAATCAATTATCACTATTTGGAGGTGAAAATGACCAGGGTTAGAATCAATAAAAAAGTAAATGATCCAGTGATTGAAAAAGTGAAATTTGACTATAATGACAAAAATGTTATAGGTAGTCTAGAAATTCATTTTAGATCAGGGATTGTTTATAAATATAAAGATGTTGCTAAGAAGGCAGTCGATCATCTTCTTCAAGATAATGTATTTGTAGCTCATCAGTTTAATAAGTGTATTAATCCTCTATATCAGGTTAGTGAGCGAATTAAGACAGATAAGTATAAAAAGATTATTGAAGCTGAAAGAAAAAAGCAATATCTGGCAAAGAATAATGCAGCAAGAAGAGCAAGAAAACAAAAGGCAAGAGAAGCAAAGCAAAAGGAGCTAGCAAATGCCTAATCATTGTGGAAATCAATTCACTGTGCGTGGTAGCAAGAACGATGTAATTAATTTCATTGTATCTTGCGTTAATCCAAAACAAGGTGAAGAACCATTGAGTGAAAATCAAATTAAGCAAGCAATTATTCAAGGAGCATTCAATGATGATTCAAAGTATGTCTTTGAAAACTTCTGCTTGTTTAGAAAATTAAAGCCAATGCCTAAAGCAATGCGTGAAGATGAGCATGCCGGCTCTGAAAAGAATCAAGCATTGATTGATGAATATGGTGCTGATAATTGGTATGACTGGGCCAATGATAATTGGGGAACTAAATGGGGTTGCTATGATGTTTCATTTGATCCTATCTATAAAACAGATGATGGTCAATATGAAATGCAAATTAATTACAGTACTGCTTGGTCTCCGGGTGATGATTTCCTTATGGAATATCTAGCAGTTGAAGATTATAAAAATCTTACATTTCACCTTTACTATCAAGAACCTGGAATGGGTTTTCATGGTTTTTTCTTTATCAAAGATGGTTCATTAGCAGGAAAGGGTTGTGAAAATTACCAAGAATTTCCAACATCAATGAGTGACGCATGGGATAGGTATTAATATGGGCTTAGATAACATTCCAAATGTTTATCCTTGTAAAAAGGAAAATACTGCCATTCTGAGTGATGATGGGAGAATTGATTGTGATGCAACAATGGAAGCCGATAAATGTCCTTGGAAAAGAGAATCTGAGAATTCTCATTTGCTAAAGATATCAGGTGCTACTCCGACTTACGGTATGCTTGGAACTAGCTGTTGGTATCGCGGAAAATACGGCAATATGCTTTTGTCATTGCTTGAAAATGGCGATATGGATGCCTATGTAAATACAGTTTACTCATTTTATGGAGAAGGGGGTGATGACGAAAAAGAAGGCTTATCTGTACAATACTGTAAAGATATGTCTCAGTATATGAAAAATCACACCGAAGAGTTTTCTAATAGAGCTTATGTAAACAATCCAAATGAAGCAAAAGATCTAATTAAAGATTGGATTTATGCTACTTGGTGGTTACAGTTTGTAGCAGAAAACTCAGAAGGTTCAGCCGTTTGGTACTAACAGGAAAAAGGAAAAAATGTTCAACAAAGATGACTTTGATAATTTAGATGATATTAATGAAGATACAGTACCTGATGGTGTTGTTGATGCTAGTAATTATGCATTGATATTGAAACAAACAACTGAGTATCTAAAAGATACTGATTACGAATCTGCTGAAAGCAGAATGGTAGCAATGATGAATATCGTAAATCTAATGCATGAAAATGAAGATACTCTAAGTGATGATAGTGTTTATGGCGTTGTTATTGCTCTTATGTATCATATTCAAACTGTACTTTCGGGTATGGTCAATGAGGATAGAGAAGAGTATTTCAACCATTTAGAAACAGAAGTATTGCCAATTTTTAGTATGGAAGCGTCAATGCTTCCGTATTACGATAACCCAGAAGAAACGGGAGATGAAAGCAGTGACTGATTATCAACAATTACTAATCAACATGAATGAATCATGGAGAAAAGATACTGTTTGCAGTAAAACAAAAACGATTGATTGGTTTTCTGATGAAAAAGATCAAATCAAAATGGCAAAAGAGGCTTGTAGAAAATGCCCTGTTGCCGATAAATGTTTAGAGTTTGCTGTGCGGAATAAGGAAAGATTTGGTGTCTGGGGCGGGTTTACGCCAAGAGAAAGAAATAAAATTACTAGACATCTTGTTTCATTAACAAAGGAGGAAGCCAAAGATTTGGTGATCAAATATGGAAACCAAGTATTGTCTCAGACTAGTTAAAGAGACATATATTGATGCTGAAAGTCTTGATGAAGCAAATCAAATTGCTGAAATGATGGCTTTGAGAGAAAATAATCAAAAAATGTTTGGAAATCTAGTTACTGTTTATACCGAAGTAGAGCAACTATCAAAAGGATAGGAGATGGCAGCAAAAAAAACATTTAGTGTTCCCTTCACTAGAAGATATTATTTTGCTCGTGGTTATCACGACAGAATAACAAAAGTGGATAATCCACCTTCTAGTGAAGTGAACGACTATTATATGCAAGAATTAAATATCAATGTAATAGAAGAATATAATAAGGGTAGAGAAATAGCAGAGAGAGATTTAGTAAACGGCTTAGTTTAGGAGAGCAATATGTCAGAAAAAACATGTAGAGAGCGTATTAAAGAAGAATACGATAATAGGAATGAATCAGTTGCCAAAATGATTAAATATCATAACGGAACTGCTGAATATGAACTTGATGAATTGACCGAACAATTTGTCGAGGAATTCACAAAAACTGAGAATAGAGAACCGACAGAAGATGAAGTTGATAAATTCCGGGAGAATGCTTCTGATAATGAATACAATGAAGATAGCCTTATGGAGTTCCCCTTGGGATTTAGCATTCATAAGGTTATCAAAATTGAATTGAGTACGGGCGGCCCTGCTGATTATCTTGAGGTGTTTATTGACACAGATGATAATAATTCTATTATGAGAATTGTATATCATTTTGCTGATTGGTTTGATCATGCACAAATGGATGTATCTAGTAATGATTCGCTTTGGGAATTTGCTGAGATTTATTGTCAAGGATTGCTAGATTTGATCTAAGGAGAAATATGGAATATCTAGAAAGAACAGAAATAGCCGGAAATACAATCAATACTAAACAGGAGAATAATATGGAAACACAGCAAGGCAATGAAGTATCAATTAAAATCCCAGTGAATCAGCTTATTGATTCCTTAGCACAAAGCAATATCATCACTAATCTAATTAGCAATGCTGTCGCTGTAAGCACTGAGAGTAGTGTTGAAGAATACTTCTCAGAAAAAGGCAGTGATTTGCTTGATAGATATGACATTATGACCAGTGATAATCTTGATGAGCATATTGGTTCTTATCTTAGTGACAATATTGATGAATACATTGATCAATCAGACATTGTTGATGATGTCATCAGTAGGATTGAAGATAGAGATTTGATTAATGAAGCAATTAATGACGGTCTAGATCAATATAGTCCAACAAGTACTTGTGGAACTGCTAAGAAAGCGTATGAGGCAATTATTGATTCAATTCGCTATGATTTGATGTGTCATGGTATTAAGGAAAGTACTCGTGAATCTCATTATGTTCACGGAGAAGGTCTGACAATTTTTAATCAATTGAAGCGTATCATTGAAGAAATTGTTGATGATAGGATTCACAAAAACGAACTAGTCAATACAGCAAATAAAGCTATGAGTGTTGAAATTATTGATGATCTAGTTCCAAGTACGGCTTTCCCTTGTACTCATTTTAAAGTTACTACATATAATCCTGAACAGGCTGAGAGATTAAAGAATTTCTTGTTCTCTGATAAGGATATGCAGCAAGCTAGAATTGGGATTGCCAAGGGAAATAACGATAAGAATCCATTTTAAATAACAACACAAAAGGGGTGATTATGAAATACATTAAGATATCCAACACAGCAATAGGTGGAGTCAATAGGCTTCGTTTAGAAAAGCTGGGGCTTTCAACAAAAAGAAATGATCCTGATACGATTGGTCAATTTGGTTCTGGTATCAAATATGCTCCAATTTCAGCAATTAGAATGGGTCTTGATTTTGTATTCGTTGGCTCTGATGATAAGGGTGAATATCAGCTTCGCTACAAAGTAGTAGATGAAGAAGGTATCAACTCAATTGTTTATGATTATGGTGACTATCAAAAGCCATCTTCATTTACAGTTGATGCTGGCTCTTTGAGTTGGGATAGTGAATGGCAAATCTACCGGGAAATAGTTTCTAATGCTATGGATGAAGGTGATTGGACAAGAGAAATTGTTGATAATGTTGAAAACGATAAAAACTCGTTTGCAATTTATATCTCGGCATCTCCAAAAATGATAGATGTTTATAATGACCATGATAAATACTTCTGTACGAATAGAGAAGTTTTTTATTATTGTGATAGAACAGATGTCAAGTTCTTACAAAAGCATGATAGTTCAGAAAGGCTTTATAACAAAGGTGTTCTTTGCCATACAGAAGAGATACAGTTTCCTTCTTTGTTTGATTATAACTTTCTAAATGGTGATCTAAACGAAGACAGGTCTTTCAAATATGTTTCTACTGAGCGCCTTAAAATTGCTAAAGCAATTGCCTGGACTAAGAATAAAGAGCTAATTAAGGAAATACTAGAAGAAGCTTTTGAGACAGACATCTGGGAATTTAATTTCATTAGTGATCTACATTGGAATTATGTCACCCCATCTAGTAGTTGGAAATTACAGTTTCACAAGATGTATGGAGAAAATGCGATAATTGTTTCTCCAGAGCAATCGCTAATTCAAGGCCTCTCATCTTTGATTAAAGCAAAAGGTATGAAAGCTAAGTATTGTACTTCTAATGCAATGTTTAGTTTTCTTAAAGAGTGTGAGATTGCCACTTGTGAAGATTTGATTGACGAGAAATACGAATACATTACTGATGATGATCTAACAAAATACCCAAAGCTTATTGAGGCAATAAAAATCGCCTCTCACTTTGAGCCAGGATTATTGAATATGCCAAAACCAGTAATTGTATTTGATACACAAGAAGATGAAGTTATGCTTGGTCTTACTGTCAATGTTTCTAAAGAAATTCAACAGAGGCAAATAATGATTGCTAAACATCACGCAGAAGGTTCTAGTGTGCGTGAATTAGTCGGAACAATAATTCATGAATATGACCATTATTCAAGTGGTCTGGGTGATAGTATGTACCGTGAATTCCGTTCACTTGCTGATAGTAGAATTTCTAAGCTAATGCTTTCTATGTATAAAGAGACACCTGCTTACATCCATAATGGTATAATTAAAATTAAATTAAAAGATTTGCCTATGTTTTCATCTGTGGATTTCATCATTCAGCCAGTTGAAAAAACAAGTTGGCATTTGGCTCGCATTGGAAAGTTGACCTTTAAACTTAACATTGGAGACGAAAAAATCTCACTAAGTGGTGTAGCAATGCCAGACAAAACTGGTGAGGAATTAGAAATCAATATTGGTCATAACGGCACAATTAGTAGATTGGATTAACATGACAAAATTCGGATTTTTTATGTGGTGTATTTGGGGCTGCGTATTGCTTTCAGTTGGATCAATTATATTAATTCCAATTGCAATGATTGTATTGCCATTAGCATTAATAGCTGTTCTAGCCTACATTATTTATTGAGCCATGCCAAAATTTGATCAATACTATATTGTAGAATTTAGATTGCCAGTTAAAGTTGATTCAGTATCAACTGTACAAGAGGCATTGAGTCGAGCAAAACAAATTTGCGAGAATCAGTTTAACTTTAGACCAGAAAATTGGAATGCTCGTATATTTGAATATAATACCGGGATTAATGAAGTTGGTCATGTAAAAGAATACTTTTATAATCCAAATTCATCTGCTTTTAGAGAGATACAGAAAAACATTGCGTATTTCAATGATCTAGTAGAAAAAGGCATGAGTATAGATGATATTGAAAAAGGAATTATTAGAGGTGATATTGGAAATGGAAAACAAGGGATTGGAGATATATAGTTACAAAACCGTGAGACAGTATTTAATTGGACTTAACAGATTTGATTTGGTAGAATGGATAGATAACCATCGTTCTGAATATACCAAATCCATACTCAACAGGGAACAACATTACATAGGATTTTATTATGACTGAAGATATTTTTAGCGACGAAGATTTATCAGAGAACAATACTTTGTATACAGATATGGTTCTTGAAATTATGTCATCTTGGGTAACAGGCAGTACAAACATTATTGAAACAGTTGTTGAATCAATTGCTTCTGAGGTTGGTGATAACGATACCGTTATGACTGGTCTATTGTTTGGTGCTTTGTTGCATATTGGTGTTTTAGTTTCAAAACTAGCAACTACTATGGGTGAGGATATGGATAAGGTATGGTCAGAATATTTGTTGGAATATAGTTCCGACATCAGAAAGAATATGACAAGAATTCCAGTACTTCATCCAGAAATAGCTTTGAAGATTGCTAATTCAATGGATAAAGAAAACTAAAGGAGTGTGATTTCTATAGCCTTAAACTAAGAAAGCAAAAGTGAAGTTGTTGATTTGCTTTTGGTTTTCTTCTAAATGCCAATGCTAATGCGTATAAACGCAAAACCTAAACTTTTGGAGGAAATATGAAATTAAAATCATCACCAATACTTGGCACTATTGGTTTATTATATGGAATATTTACAGGTGCAATTATTTCTCATACAATTACAAGAGATCACTATGAAGCTAAAGAAACATCAGTGACTATTGTTGAAAAACAAGATATTAAGCCAGAGGTAATAATTGTACCTTTGGTTCAAGATCCGGTAATTGTTGAAGAAGCAATTCCTCTTAGTGTTGAGAAGAAAATTCCCAACGATTTAACTAAGAGATGTCCTGAATGGGAAAATAAATTGAGAGAGCATGGATTGCCTGTCAAGTTATTTTCTTATATTATGTGGAGAGAAAGTCGGTGTATTCCTGACGCTCACAACAAGACATTGAATAGGGATAAGTCTCAAGATAGAGGTCTGCTTCAGATTAATTCAACTTGGAAGACAGTAACTAAGAATATATGTGGCACAGACCTTGATGGTTTGTTTGACCCTACTTGTAATCTAAAGGTTGCAAAATATCTTTATGATAATGGTGGGGCCGGTCACTGGTCAATGTAAATATAAACAACTAGTAGAAAGTAGATAATATGGGCTACTATGTCCAAGTAACTAATGCTGATGTGTTTATGTCAAAAGATAATTTTGATAAAGCATACAAGGCTGCCATTGCTTTGAATCAACAAGATGATTTGAAATCAGGTGGTGGCTGGACTGACGAATTGAAATCAAGTGATCCAAGACCTGAAGGTTTTGATTATCACCCATCTAGATGGTTTAGTTGGGTTGATGCTGATTATCATATTACATGTAAAACACTGGATGATGTATTAAAAGAGTTTCGCTTTGAAACTATGTATGATAATGATGGCAATCTAATTAATCTTCATTTTGATTGCAAAGTTGGAGATGAAGTATTTTTACTTACTGCTATTGCGCCATATTTTAAAGACGGTTCGTCTTTGGAATGGCGTGGTGAAGAAGGTGAAACTTGGAAATACATCTTTGAAAACGGTAAAATCCGGGAACAGCAGGGTGTTATTGTTTGGGAAGATATTAATGAAGTAGCAATCAGATAGTCAAATAATTTAGGGTATAGGGTAATAATAATTAATCCCCTAATAATCCCCGATACCGTACAGAATAATAAAGTGCTGAGACACTTTGTTCTGTACGGTATTTTATTAGGTTTCCGTAGCTCAATTGGATAGAGCAAAACACTTCTAATGTTTAGGTTATAGGTTCAAGTCCTATCGGAAACGCGCAATAAGGTTAAAAATTACACAGGCAGAAAAATATCTAAATGCTGTAAAGAAGTGAGTTCCTAGGGCAAAAACTTCGTTCCTGTGTAATTAAAAATGTTAGAGATGAGCTAAGGCATACCTTTCAGCTTAAGAAAGTTGTGCATAATTTATGTTGTGGTTAGCCCCTTCTACCACAAAACGGGTATGGTCATAAATTATGTTAATCGCAGTCCATTGTTTGCGAAAACGACTTTTGCTCATCTCTAACTTATTTTTTTATATACGATTGGAGGAATCGTGGAATACAATGAATATGAAGAATCACATTGTGAACAATGTTCAGAATTGAATCCGCCTATGGTGGTATTTGGCAATTTAATTCATTATAATTGCCGAGACTGTGGATGGTGGTGGAAAGAAAAGAAAAAGAAAGAAGGTAGACAAAATGCTTGAATCTTTTCTTGGGTTGACAATACTAGTAATTGTTTCATTGCTAGTATCTACAACAATAAAAAGGAAAATGAAATGACTGATAAATACAAAGATGCTATTGAGAAGATTGTTGATACTATAACAATTCCAGGAGAACAGATTACAGATGGTGAATGTATAGATGCTATTTGGTTTGTATTAGAAACACTTGGATACGATTTATCAGAAATACAACAACAAAAAGGAGAGAGGAAATAACATGCCATTGTCATGGAATATTGGTAATATTGAAATGTATAAAGATGATACAGACAAAGCTTATATTGAAAGAGAAGAGTTTGGTCAAAAAGTATATGATTTAGTTCCAATGACTAAAGCATTTATTTTTTGGAGTGGTGCTACTGGTTATGGGAGCATTACTAAATCAAATGCAGCAGAGTATTATGCCCGGTCTAAAGTTGTAGAAAAGATTTGCAATATCTCTTTTATGCAAGGTTGGGGAAAAGATGAGAATGGCGAGTCCTATGTAAAAGATATTTACATTGAAATGCAAAATGTAAAAGATCACATTGGATTGGCAACAAATCACAATACATTTAGCACAACTCAATGGCTTGATATTTTCATGAGGAATAACAAGTCTGTTGCTCCTGATAGAAAAGTAGTAAAGGCAATGGTAACACTTTATAAGCATGAATATGAGCAATGGGAGAAGCAAAATGAACAAGTCCTTGTCTGAACTAGAAACTGATTTTGAGGTATATCAATACATCAAAAATTATCTTCTATTTCAAGGTGTAAAATCAGAAATTGCAGCTGGTTTTGGAGAGGATTGCCAAATAGATCAAGGCTGCGCTTACAGAGGTGATGATAATAAAAAATGCGCAGTTGGTTCTATTATCGCTGATGAATTTTATGATCATTCATTAGAGGGAAAAGCTTGTCATCACAAAGAAGTATTGGATGCAGTTGAAAAATCTGTACCAAGATGGATTATTAATTCATCTATGTTACAAGAAATGCAAATTATTCATGATGAAAAAGAGCCCGATGAATGGTATTTGATGTTGGAAGATATGATTAGATATTTTCCAAACAGAACTATGTTTGTACAATATCCAGAAGAAACGGAGATAGAGTAATGGAAACAAAAGAATTGCAATTTCGCAATTTTCAAAATACAGCCTCAAAGGATTCAGGTTGTATTCCGCTACATAGTTGGGAAAAAGTATATGATTTTCAACAAACAGATATTGGTCTTTCGTATTCTGATACTAAAACGGCAACCATCAATGTTTGGGGATGTCATGGATATTATACTCAATCAAATAAAACATATGATGGCATGTATGCATATGCTGAAGTTACATGTGAAAAAACTAAAAAGGTTTGGCACAAATCTTTCTTTGGAGAATCATCTGAAGACGATGGTTTGCGTTGGGCTACAGATAAGGCCGGTGAAATAGTTTATGGATGAAGCACTTCTTAGAGAAATGAAACAGAAAGCTCTTTATAGAGCGTGTATGTTCTTTGTTTCAGACTTTGATGAAAAGTTTACTGCTGATCAAATTATTGAAGCAATTTGGAATGAATCAAGCTCTGTAACTCTTTGGGAAGCAGTTGAGCATATGCATTCAGAAGAGATTGTTGAAATGATTGATGGTCTTGCTAATGATTTTGTTCAGTTTGCCTTGGAATATATCAAAAAAATGAGTCCAGGAGAGGTTGTCCATAAAGTGGAAAATGAAAATAAAAAAATAGAACAGCATTCAGGATCTTCTAAGGGAAATGTTGACGAATCATATCACGCTTCTCGTTACTCAAAAGCTGTAACAGACTTTACAAGATCTGCTGTGGAATTAGTTAATGTATGGGAGAGCATACCGTCACACTTAGAGCCAAAAATAACTCATAATCAGACTTACCCTTTTGGCATGTCATTTGATGAAATGGTTTATGAGATTGTATGCTGGAATTCAGATGTACAAGAAACAATAGAAAAATGGAGGAAAGATAATGGCAGAGAGACATGAGTTAATTGATAGAAAAGAATATTATTATGTCATCAAGGCATTTAGAGATAATGATGACCCGAATAAGATTCACTATCTATTTGATCACGATACCTGTTTGGCTAGATTTCCAGAAGGCATTATCTGGAACAATAAGACAGGGATATGGGAAAATATGGATGGGGAAGATACCTTTGATAATGCTGTTTGTGATGATGTTTGGGAAAAGTTAAACATGCTAGAAACAGCACAGAAATATATTCATGAAATCCAAGAAGCGATGGAAAAACTGGAGGATAAGTAATGCCATTAAAGCAACCAAAGAAAGCTGAGCAAAAGAAAGATTCTAAGAGTGAATTTGATTTGATGATTCAGTCAACAATTAACTCTAACTATCCTATCCTAATTCCGGTCAAAGATGAGAGTGTAATTCTCATCAAAGATCCGATTAGCAAGATGCTCAAGAAATTCAAAGTAGATTCGCAAGAGTTTATTGAATATCTTGGCGGTCTTATTGATCATGGTTTGTTAGTCAAATTAGATAAGGATTTTGACTGGGTGCAGCAATTCTCAAATAGTTATAAATCTAAATGGGATGAATACAAAAAGCAACTAGTAACAACAGATGGAGATAAGTAATATGGAAACACTACAAAAGCCAACAATCAAGCAATTGCTTGATGCAATTAAATTAGTTCAAGACAATCCTGATAATTTTAATTATCGTGAAGATCTGCGTGATTTGTTTGACCTAAATACAGCCGCTATTGATTCAAATTGGCAAAATGGCTCTCATGATAAAGAAGCATTTGAAAAATTAATTCAAGCCATTGAATTCAATGGGGCATTACATTTCAATATGTCAGTGTTTATGGGTTCGTTACCAGATCATTGGTGGGATAGTTATAATTCAGCACATCAGGTTGTACCCTTTTATAACAACAAAGAATCTGATGACAAAAAATATCTGGATTCTACAACATCAACATTTAATTGTGATACTGTTGGTTGTGTTGCTGGCTTTGCTACTGCTGTAGCAATGAATTGGACTTCAGAAGATTGGTTGAAGAATTTTTCACATTTTGAAAAGAATGAAACATTTGCAAATATCGCTTGTAATTTTCTAAATATTCCGCTGCCTCTTGCAGAAAGAATATTCTATGGAGAAAATGGTAGCATTTGGGCATTTGTACGGAGAGGCTCCGAATCCTTTTCTGATATTGAATTTATAAATGAAGAAGACCAAGATGAATATGACTGGGATGAATTAGAAGTTAATCTCAATTCTATCGGGCATAAACACGCAGTAGAGGTTCTCCGAATGATTAATATTGGAGAAATTCAATTTGAAACCAAATACGGATATCAACCATATTTTACTAAAGGAGAAAAATAATGAATACGACAGCTGATTTCATTGGCGCAAAAATCGTCAAAGTCAGGTTAATGACTAAAGCAGAAGCTGAGTTAGAGGGTTGGGATATTGATCATGATACCCCACCAGTAATTGTTCTAGATACAGGTGCAATTATTTATCCATCTTCTGATCCAGAAGGTAATGGACCGGGAATGCTTTTTGCTAATAATAAGGCCGGCGAACAATTCTATCTATATCCAAGTAAAAACAACAAGGAGAAGTAAAATGATTAAGACAGCCATTACGATTGGCACAGAATCAGCCAAGATTACAGATAGAGATGTATTTGAGTATGTGCGAGAAAAAATGCTTGCGCAAAACCAAAAATCAGTCAATACATATATTGATGATGAAACAGGTGAGACAATTGATGGTGATGACTGTCAATACTTTTCATACAATATGGAGAATGAAATTAGTCTTAGATGCGCTCTTGGCTTTGTAATGAATCAAAATATTTTTGAAAAACTTGGTCAAGAAGATACTGATGCCACTGATGAACAAACAATTAGCGTCATTGCTCTATCAAATAAAAATTGGGAGATTACATCTGAGTCTTGGCAAATGCTTGCGCTTTTGCAAAGAATTCACGACATGACAAATCTTTCGCATTGGAGGAGAGTGATGGACAGAATGTCTTATCTATTTGATTCCAATGGTAAATTTAAATATGACAATATTGACACTGAGAAGCACCCAATTAGTTTTGATTCAGATAATGAAGTAAGTATTGATTTTGAAGATCTTGGAATTAAACTCAATATTACAGTTCCTAAAATGAGTGCTGCTCGAGAAATTGCAAACCTCTTAGAAAGTAATATTGATGAGGAGCAATTTGTAAAAAATCTCAACAAGGATGTTGTCAATATTCTTAATGTTGAGACAAAAGAACAGCAAGCTATCGGGTCTGGAATTTTCTTGGACTTGGTTGATATTGTCAATAAAGATATCCGCAAATCAAATGATCAGAAAGTGAAGGCATAATGGCAGTATCAATTGCTGAAACCATTAGCAAGAAATACCTTGCTATTTCAGTTGTAATATTCGTATTCTATCTAGCATTGAGGAAGTATGGAAGAAAAGACTAAATTGACTTGGATAAATATCGGCGGAGTAAAAGCATTACATAACAAAGAAACTGACGAAATTTATGTCAAGAAATGTGTAGAATGTAGCAAACTATTGACTGCTGATGAAGCATCATATGGACACGATTGTGAGGTATGAAATGAATAATTTAAATGGTGAGGAGTTCAATCAATTCATCCTATCTAAACTTGAAGAAATGAGAGATTTAGACAAGGAAAATCACAAGACTACTTTGAGAGCATTTGAGCATCTACTTGATGTTGTTAAAATGCTTGATAAGAGAATTGCAAAACTAGAAGGGAATTAGCTGTGAAAAGAATCAAGATAATGTCGCCAGAACAAGAAGAAATTGTATTCCCAAAAAATGTACCTTCTGGGTATGAATGGGATCATGGTTTGCTTGAAGCTGGTAAAACAAATCCTGAGTTTTATTGTGAAGGATATGGGCATACAGAAGTAGCAATGATTAAAGACCTGTTGAATGGTAATGAAATTCATTTCTACTGTGACGGTGAAATGAGGATTAATTATCTTGATACAAATGCTAGGGATTGCAGCAGGTTATCAGATATTGGAATTGAGAATGATTCCGATCTGCAAAGAGTACAGCTTAACCAAGATTATGACTTTGTAAATAATCCTTGGTTTGATTGCTATTTGACTAAACCGGGAGATAGTGAATCAGAATGGCTAGATATCGTTCATTTTGACATCATTAGAGAAGGGATACCGGCAGCAGTATTTGTACTTGAAGAGCTCAGAAATAAAAGCAAGGACTAAAATGAATATTCCAAATAAAATAGCAAAGATTGATGCTGAACTAAAAAAGACAAGAAAGCTAAAAGAACTAGCAGAAGCTGAAGGTAATAGAAATATTCCTTACTGGGTCGGATATGAAGAAGGCTTAATGTATGCAAGACAAGTGTTTATAACTTTAATAAATAGAAAGGGAATGAAATCGTGATTACACTTTTATCTGCTGAAGAATGGATTGAAAAATACCGACCAGAAATGGCAAATGGTGCAATTAAAATGTACGAAACTTTTGGCGAAGACTTTAATTTCATAAAAACAGTTGAACCGAGAAGAGTATGGACTTTAATTGTTGAAGAGAATGATGCGTTTATTGAAAGCGGTTATAGGTGGGTAAATAGGCTTTCATATTTTATTACGGAAGTGCCTTGGGAAGAAGGTCGATATTGGGATAATGCAATTATTGTAAATTGGGGGTCGTTTGAAGATGACTGATTGGAACACACAAGAAAATCAAAACTGGCTAAATTCAATTAGGAATAATATGGATTTAGAAGAAAAGGGATATCATCTATTGGCTCAACTAGAACAGTTGGAAACAGATGGTGTAGAGCTTCCATTTGGAAGTTACGAAGTAGCAAAACAACATCTCAAGCAATTAATATCACTAATCACACAGAAAGAAGAACAAAATGACTAACTATACAAAACCGTCTTTTGACGAACTAGTGTTCGCATTTGATGAAATTGCAAAATATCGTGATGAGCAAATACTTGCAGATAATAATGATCTTGTGCGTTTGCCAAGCTGTTACATTATCTCTGGCTTTGATGTTAATAATGAATATGTAATCAAAGAAAAGAAGCGCAATATTGAGCAAGATCTGCCAGAGGATATCCACGAGCATTTTGCTACGGTAAATAACAATGTTCTTGCTCTCAAAGATGTGAAGGCAAAAGATTATAATAAGGCTAACTTTGATAGTGTTATTTCATCTCTAGAAAGAGACGGGAAAGAGCATTTCAGAATGTCCGTATTTTTCGCTAACATCACTAGAAAAAGTTATGAACATGATTCTTTTGAACTTACTCCTGTAAGTGGAGAAAACGATTTTAGCGCTATATTTAACAATGCAACATCAGAATTCAATTGCAATTCTGTTGCCTGTATTGCTGGTTTTGCTATTGCTGAAGCATCAGACTGGAGAATTAAAAGTCTGTACAAAAATATTGATCTTGCAGAAAACTATGTGGTTTTGAATCTTGCTGCAAATTATCTAAATATTCCACTATCTGTTGCTGAAAGCATATTCTATGCTAATGAGCATACAGTTTGGTCTTGGCTTAAAGCTCAACAATACTATGACTTTAGACATGGGGAATTAACTAAGCAATCAGAACAGGTTGATAGTCGCCTTAATAAGTTTAAAGATATTGAGAGCTATCTTGATAAGTTTGGAGATGTTGATTTTGATCAAGATTACTTCTACTCTTGTGAAGAATATGGTTATGAACAAGATACTTTCTGGGAAAATTGTGGCATTGATATGGTTACGATTACTTGGAAAGAAGCAGTAGCACTTATGACTCTCATTAGAGATGAGATTATTGTGCTAGATAGAAAGTTTCCTGGTAAGCTTTTGGGTTCAGTTCCATCTTGGAATTCAGAAAAAATTAGCGAATTACAGGCTAGTAAATAATCCTAATATTAGGGTAGTATAATCATAGGGAATAATATCAATAAACGAACACATGTTTGGAGGAAAAATGATTGACGAAACACACTGGGAAAATGCTCCGGCTAGGGTACAAGATCACTTCATTGAATCAGCTTTCAATGAATTAGTGGAGAGAGGATTTATCCCACTAATGGATGAACCAATGGAGGAAACGCCGGGTTTTGATAATGCCTACGAAATGGCAATTGAGAAATTCAACGAAAAGTATCCAAACGGGTTCTTTGAGAATGAGTAACCAAAGTGGCCAGAAAACGCACTACGGAAGCGTACAAGGCTTTTTAAGTGCCAATGTGGTCGGGAATTGATTAATATCTATTTATAAGAACTGGAGAGAGATAAAGAATAAAAGCGGGTCTTAATTATCTTTCAGTATAGAGATAGAGAATCTATAGAGAGACTAGAGAATGAATAAGGCTGCGTCTACCTGAAATAAGTAGGATATGTCCCTTAGAAAATGTTGTGTTACGTCCCACAGTAAAGAGGCGAAAAGCGCGCAAATATTACGGTATTTTTATTAAATACTATGGTGTTTTATAAAATATAGGGCAAAAAGCCCTTAAAATGCATGAAAAAGCTTCACTTTTGCACAAGCTGGTATAAATATGTATGTATCTATCTCTCTATAGGTATAAAGAGACATTTAAACCCCGCCATAAAGGTATCCAGGAGATAAAAGAATGGGTAATAGATAAATTCATTATAAATTAGTTCACTAATGAACTTATAGAACTTATCATTAAACTTCTCATAGAACTGATCATTGAATTCAGGCGGGAATAAGCCTACTGATTACAGCACTGTAATTTGTAAGGAGCTAGACTAACCTTTGCCCCGGCAAAAAGAGACGGTAATGGATCCGTCATAAAGGTATTACTTTTTGTAAATCATTACATAATAAAAAAGGTGATTTTTTTTATGTACTCTAAGTAATATTACGATGGTAATGTTACCAACCGTAATATTACACCTGGCAGATCACCTGACTTCGTTAGGGAATGGATCGACAAAAGGCTAAAACAAATCCTGGGCGATAAGATCGTCAAATATATCTTTTTTATATTTCTTTCAGGTAAGGTTGGTTTTTTTTAGATCAGCCGATAGCGTGAGTGTATCGGTTGCGAAACTGATGAAATAAATAAAAAAATAAAAAAATCAACAAAAAAGGAAAAAGGTAAAACAATGGCTACGGAAAAGAATGACGATTTTGAAATCGTCAATGAAGCGGATTTGGAATTCGCTTCTCGTGGAAGAAAATCAAACATTAGCGATAGCGAAATCGCTAAGGTAAAAGAAACATTGAAGAAAAATCCAAATGGTTGGGTTTTGTTCAATGGTAAGGCTATTCCTAATGGAATGACTAACGCTAAGGATATTCGTAACCATAAGGCTGCGAATTCCGCAACGCTTAGGGCATTGGCTAAGAAATTGGGAATGAAAGCAGAAATTCGTTGGCATAAGGGAACTGTTCCAGCAGTTCGCTTTTCTAAGGTTTCTGCTTAGTAATTAGACAATAGTTTTCGCAACTGTTAGGGAATGGGTGGGGTAAAACCCACCCATTCTTTTTTTTATTTGTGTCGATCCCGGAATAAAGATAAAGAATTACGTTACCGTAATCTTACAGATCCGCATTAGTGATTACATAAAGGATCTTCCAGGGATAAAGAAATAGATTAGAAAAATGCTTACTAAATTATTTAGGTACGGTGTAATATTACCACGGTCGTAATGTTACAAAATTCTAACATTACACCCGCCCCGTAATATTACTTACTAAGTAAGATTACATAAAGGCTTACATAAAGGTAATATTTTATATAAAAGAAATGCTTACTCAAATGCTAAAAGAAGTCATGTAATGTTACCAGCCGTAATATTACCGAACTCCGGTCGAAAAAAAAACCTGGGCTTACGGCTGTGTAAGCTTTGACTTGGTGAGAGCCAAACTTACACAGCCGTAAGACACCTTCTGTTGCCCCGCCTAGTTAGGGCGGCGATGGTCAATAATCCATCGGGGACGATTCACCTAAGTTACTTAGACGTAACGAGACGAACGGTAGGAACACCGTCGGTGGTGAAGGCAATGCGCACCTTCACGCCGACAGACTTCGCGCATGCCCTGAGCATCGCGCTCACGGCAGCCTTGCGAGTCTTCGCGTTCGTACCCTTCGGGTCAACCTTGTACGAAGGCAGAGCCAAAACTTTCCCAGCGGGAAGTTTAGCGATAGCCTGCGCAAGCTTCGGGTCGGCGTTTGACTTGCGTCCACGCTTAGCGAAACTAAGGTCGCTCTCGTTCACGATCTCGAACTCGGGTGTATCGTTGGTCTTAGCCAAACGTTACTCCTTTGTAAGAAAAGGTTACGGGTATGGATTAGACAGTAGTACCACTACTGCCCGACGCTGTAAGTTTTGATCTAGTGTGTTCGTTACCTTACACACGGGTAGGATTCGCTGACTGCCTACCTTCCCAAACTTACCGCCGTGTAACGGTAGTGCGACACCTGAACCTAGCCGAAGTGATCCCGAAGGATCACCGTTGCTCGCCCCGTAATTTTACGGGACCGCCTACTAGGTGACTCAGGTACGGGTCAACGCACCGATAAGGATTCTAACAGATGATCGGCAAAAGCGGGCGGATAGTAAAACGGCTCAAATAAAAGACTACTGAATAGGTCGATAATAGGGTAAAGATAAAGTCCGGCGGCCCTGTAATCTTACAATTAGACTTTGATAAAGTTCCAGGACCGTAATCTTACATTGGAAAAATGTATTAAACTAATCTTACATAAGTGTAATGTTACTGCGGGCGTAATCTTACGGTGAGTAAGGTTAACGCCCGCGTAATCTTACGCTAGTAATATTACATAGAGAAAATAAAAAAAATAAGTCGATAGCGCCGGGGCTCTTGCGAACCCCGACGCTACCTACTTGGCTTGGGGGAGTTAGTCTGCCAAGATGACTTGTGGCGTACCGTTGGCACTCCAACGGATCGCAACCTTCTTGCCTGCCTGCTTGCCTGCCTGACGGATTTGGGCAGATACCTTAGCCTTCTCCGTCTTAGCCTTCGGACTGTTGGGGTTCACGGTCATTCCCGTGAGTTTCAGTCCTTGACCCTTCTTGAGCTTGGAAATTGCGCCTACGAGGGCAGGGCTCACGGTGGACTTACGCCCACGCTTGGAAAATTCCAAGTCCTGCTCGGAGACAATCTCAAAATTGTCTGTTGCCATTGTTGTGGTATTCCCTTCTGAGCCTTACTTAGATTTGGGGCTCCGTTGTTGTTTAGAACACTATCCAATAGGGGAAAACGACGCAAGTATGCGAACAGTCAAAAAACGCTGTATTTATTGGGGTTTTTGAGTGTGTGTCGTGAGTCACACGGTAGAAAAATGGAGATTTCCATAAATTACACGACCCTACCGAACAAGTGTTTGGTGAGGTATTGTGAGATTAGATCCCATAAACTTTCTTGTGTGTAAAATTACATTTACGAAAGAGTACTAAATTTTTATTACATGTCAGTAATGTTACAGAGGGTGTAAGTTTTAGTCCCCCCAAAACTTACACCCTTCGTAATATTACCTAGATGAGCTATAAAATTACACGGGCCGGTAAGCCCGTGTAACTTTACTGCCGTGTAATACTAGGCTGTTGCCAAAACGCTAATGGCTTGGCGTATCGGATACCCATTCTGGATAAATTGGTGGCGTATATCAACAGGCACCTGTGTAAGTTTACGCATCGCCTCATCTTGGGCATTTACGAGGGTAAGCATTTCCGCCAAATATTCCATAGCGGTATGATTAGAAACTAACGGTAAACCGTGTTCGGTCATTTCCGCGAGCTTATCTAACGCGCCTGTAATTTTATCGGAGAGGTCATCACCGATTTCCTCGCGCCCGATTTCCAGAATGATACCGAGGTCGTGGAATATTAGGGATCGTGTTCTCGTAGCTTTACTAGTGAGAATTACGCCTTCCGCAAATCGTTCTTCGTTCATTATTTTTTCCTCCATAGTTCTTCGTAAAACGCTCGCCTCTTTTGTTGCCAGCGTGTAATTTTTGGGTGGATAATAAATGCTATTATTACTGACAGTAGGAATATCTTGATATTGGTCATACTTCCATTTTACAAAACTTACACAACCAATACAAGGATCACATTTTCCATAAAGGGTAAGGCCTAGTAATCTTACACACTAAAAGAATGAGGCTTAGTAATATTACACCTGCCATACCGGTGCTCCATAAAGATCTAATTATGTAATATTACTGAGCTGTAATAATTGTTGCTAATGGTAAGATTACGCGATCACGCGAACAAATGTTTGGTCGGCCGGTGATCGTCGATCGTGCCTATTGTTGCGATCGTGTATGCTTACTATGTCGGCAATTCCGCCGACACTCACGAAAGGCAAGGCAATGAAGGCAAAGGCAAAAGCGTTCGCAAAGGCGATGAGTGTTCTCATCGGTAATGCGAACAAGGTACGCGCCAAAAAAGGCGTGAAGCGTATCTACGACAGCGCGGTACTCAATACCGCTATTGGTACGGCACTACAAAAAGGCGTTTTGCCAAAAGGCGAGAACGCTCGCCTATGGTGCTTCGCAAATGATGCCGTTGTTGTAGATGTTCGGACTATCGTTCACGAAAACATCGGTGATGAAGCATCGCACGAACGACCCGAAAATACTGTTCGTGCGAGACTCATCACGCTTGCGAAACTAAACAAAGACATCACGAAGCTTGCCTATGTTCGTTATCTCACGAACGGTACGCCTAGTGCCGATGATGCGAACAACGACGACGCTTACAAAGTTTTCATTTTCCGTAAGCGTTAGAAACAAAAAGAGTGACGGGGCGGAAACGCCCCGTCATTTTTTTTTGTATCCGTTTAGTCGAGTAGCCCGGACTAATTAGATTTCGTTCCATAAAAGGTACACGCTTGTAAGATTACAAAATCGTACTGAATTTTTATGCATAATGCTGCATGATTATGCGGGTGCGTCTCTACGCAAAGCTGTGAGCTCCACCCGCGTAATCTTACACCGTAAAGGGTTAGCTTTGTAATGTTACACAGCATGACTTGCATCGACTAATAGATCGTGTAGACTATTGGTATCGGCAATCCTGCCGATCATCACGAAAGGTTACACAATGTCCACATTTGAAACACACGACGAGATAATCCAGAAGGTTCGTACCTTCTATCGGGAGACCTACAACATGTCCGAATCAGCCCTGCCATGCCATAACTGCATGTTTGAGCAAGAGCCAGACACCGAATGTGGCTATGTCTGGATAACCTGCGAAGCCGACAACATGAATAATGATTCAGACGGTTGCAATTGGGGTAATGTTTAGTTACAACTAAGTAAGTAAAGCCCGGTCCTAACCCCCTGGGGCCGGGCTTTATTTATTATTACCTTATAGTAATCTTACCTATAATGATCTCCATAAAGATAATGAATACTAAACTTACTTATTAGTAATGTTACACGCCAACCGTAACATTACCGGGCTATCGGTTGCCCCGGTCGATCAAGGGTAGAAAGAGAAAGAACCCCACCTACCCTTTCGGGTAAGTGGGGTTCTTGTGTTCTGTTCGCTACTTCGTGCGAACGATAAACACTTTCTCGCACTCATTAGTCACGCCGTTCTCAAGCCATGACTCTTGAGCCATTCGTGCATCAACGGCCCAGATAACGGTGAGATCGCCCAGAATGAGCTTACTCTTCTGCCAACTGATGAGCCTTGCACGAACGGCATTGTCGGCACGGTAGTTCGTAGCCTTACTGCACACTTCGCTACGAAGAACGAACGGCACTTCGTTCTGGAGACAGAACTTCAGAAGTTGTGCTTTGCTCTTCTTGACGGGTTCGCCGTTCGCATCAACAGTCCATGTCTCAAGAACGGGTTTCGTTGATGCAATAGAAACTGCTCGCATCAGAAGTTCAGCACCGTCATTCGTTGAGAATGGCTTTACTCTCTTCTTCTTATTCTTCTCATTGCAAGAAGAAAGTTTCTCAACGGACTTCTGAAAGAGTCCCGACGCTTTCGCGCCGAAAGACTGAACTTCTTTCTTTCTACCTTTCGCTACTTTCGTAGCCTTTCTCTTCTTCGCCATTGTGCTCTTACCTTTCGTGATAGTGGGCCGAATTGCCCACTAGTAGAAGTGTAACAGAACTAGGTGAGATTACAACGATCCAATTTCTGCATTACAATTCACACTCATGCATGATCATGCATAAATGATTAGGAAATCACACTAAATTGTAATCTTACATGCATAATTATTCAGCGGGTGCGTCAGAAACGCGAAGCTGTCTGCTCCACCCGCCGTAACATTACGCCGTAAAGGGTTAGATCTAGTAACATTACACGGAAGTAAGGTAATAAAAACCCCGCCCGGTTTTTAATCGAGCGGGGTTCTTTTATTACTTGCGATTGCGGAAGTAAGCTAAAACGCTTACGCTGAACACAACAGCAAGAATGAGCGAGTAAGAAACATACTCACTAATGTTGAGGGTAAGTTGCATTGTGATCTCCTTTCTTACTATCCAGCCTACAAACATTACACAGATAATACAAGCACCTATTACCTCATAAAGTGTAAGGTATCGTAATATTACTCATTAAAAATGAGACACTCATAGACTCTAATAGCGTTGGTGGCGTAATGTTACACACACTAAAAATGAGAGAGGGATCTGTGTAAGGTTACTTGGTGTGTGCCCCGGTCGATCGGGCCGGGGGTACATAGCAGAACCCCCACCCCTTGCGGGGTGGGGGCTTGCGGGGGATTGGGGGTGCTACTTGGTCTTGCGGTAGAGCAGAACCTCGTAGGCTTGGGGGTTCTTGGGATCAATCGCAGGGTTCCCCTTGCCATTGACTAGCACCCTCAGATAGCCCACCTTGCCGACCTGACTATCTACCTTGGTGAGGCTCAGTAGTCGGGCGTTGATGGTGAGGTCAGGTCGCTTGAATAGGTTCGGGGTGAGGTGGCGCACTACCTGACGGACATCCACCCTGACGGTATGCGGGCTAGTGCGTACCTCGTGCTTGGTGATAGCGGGCAGGCTCAGGGCTTGGGCTACTGCGGTGAGCAGATAGTTAGCACCCTTATCCTCGTAGTGACGCTTGACCCCACGCTTGGCGTTGAGGTCACGCTTGGCGGTGCGCTTGGCGGTAAGGGTGCGCATAGTCTGCGTCACCTTAGCCTTGCTCACCCCCTTGCGGTTGGTCTTGGTCTTGGTTGCCATTGGTACTGCCTCTCTGTGCTTGGGCTTGGCGGGATGCCTCACCTCGTTGATAACTACCTTAGCCGATACCTAGCCCTATTCCTACCTCGTAGCCTTACCTCGCAAGATTACCTATCCGACAGAATTACCCTAAAACCCTTATTCTATGCGGGTTCTAGCGTCGATCCTATGACGAAACTAATCGTTACCTAATCGTAACATAACAGATCACCCTATTGACCCCCCCGAACACAGGTTCGCCCTAGGGGTTAGATATAGCATAACCCTGCATAGAAATATACTAAAATTTTTGATACAATGGCGCGGAATGGCTTTCTAATGAAATTGCTTCTAATGAAATTACTTCTAATGAAATTGCCGGGAATAATTGCCGGGGTTAACTCTTCTCAGACAAAGGCGGGGTTGGATAGACCTATCTCGCTGGTAGTGGTGGGCGAGATAGGCGCTCACAAAACCGGGATCTCCGGATCGGGATCACCGGTTGGAGCAACCCCGTAACAAGGAATCCGGGGTTATCGGGCGTAACTATAACGGTCCCAAGGTATTGGGATGCCCGATGGAAACTATTTCACATAAATAATTTCCGGGATTTATTCTACCAGATATTACTCCCAATACCAACTATTTTCTTTTTCATTATCTCTCCATCCACCGTAGGGAGCCGACTGCTCGGTTTGTGGAGCTTGTGGGGCTTTTAGGTCTTGTGGGTTTTGTGGGGCTTGTGTAGATTGTGTAGTACTTTTTTGGCCCACCACTTCATAATCATATCTGTCATCATCTGAGGTAAGCCATTTATCCCCGTCTTCTACATCCCATAATGTTTCATTAATTAACCGGTTTATTAGATTCTGCCCCTTCTTTGTTGTGTATGAGGGATCCCATAATCTAACCCGGTTGTTTGGTTGGATTGCAAAGTTACCGTCTTTTCTTTCAATTACATGACCGCATTTGTGTTGACCCGGATTTGTGGAATAGTTCGTATTGATTGTATTAATATCAGGACTATGCCAATCAAGGGTAAACATATATTTTCCATCAATTTTATTCTTATGCCGATCGGTATATGTCATTGCCATACCCCGCATGTGCTCAAAGACCGTAACGGTGATGTACGACGAAAAGCTGTTCCACATCACCAAGTCTTTTAGATCCACCTCCGGAGCGTCTGGATGGGCGCAGAATGCATTTATAGGTGCTCTCCACCAAACCCCGCCATCTTCCATTAGAAAATGAAATACGGGCGCTCTGTCGGGGATTGAAGCTACACCGAAGATTACGCACGGGAACTTGAGGTTGTGACTGTCTTGTTGGTTTCTTAGAAAATTGCCACGCACATAGCATTCAATAGGCGGAATTGAGGCGTTCAGTTCAGGCATGGTGCAATCTTATCATACATTACGGTTTCTGCCCTCTGCCTTGGCGGAAATCAATATTCATAATTAGCCTGAATGGATTATGAACTGGGCTGCTGGATGCGTGGAGTTTGGATCCGTCAAAGATAATTGCACGACCAGCTTCTGGCTCAACGCAGTCCTCAACTTCCAGATCATTATTAAAGAAATATGTCGGCCCATCTGATTCATTGATGTAATATAAACAAACCATATGTGGAACTTTAGTACCGTCATCATATTTCATATCTGTATGAGGCACATGTGATTGATAATTGGAATATGGTGGGTGTGGAGTGAGCATATTGACTTTACATCTAAATAATGTTATTAGACCGCAAGTTAATTCAATTGCTTTTAGTATTGGCATTGCCATAGGTAAATGTGGTGATGCTTTTTCTTCACCATACATGTACATCTGATGGGAGAATTGAACTGGGGAATAAAACATCTTTTCTAGATCAGCCTGATCGCTGGTAAAGATATGGGATGGATATAAGCGATAGGCAAACTTTCTATCCATGACATAATCATGAATTTCCCGCTGCTGTTTTTCCGGAATAAAATTATTAATTATTTTCATAGTTCGGGCGGTGGGAATTGAACCCACATGTCACCGTTACGGTTTCTACACCTTATAAGAGTGAGCCGATACGCCCGACTGTTTTGCTCCCAGAGTAGGGCTCGAACCTACGACCAACGGATTAACAGTCCGACGCTCTGCCAACTGAGCTATCTGGGAAAGATTATTTAGGGATTGCTTATTATATTAAAATTAATCATGGGCTTGCTTGTATGCTGAGCAATATTATTTTCTCCAACTATAATAATTTTATAACCGAGAGATTCAATATATTGATATAATTCTTTTCTTCTTGGTTGAAACCATGGCTTATAAGTCCAAGCTTCAAAAATAATTGGTGGATAATTATTTTCTTCTAATGTTTTCAAACTACCTTTAATGACATTCAATTCAAGTCCTTCAACATCAATCTTGATTAATTTAACATTATTAAACTTATAATCATCTAATACTTCAATTTGCATTTCTTCAACTGCACCAACAGTTGCGCATTCATAATTATTATTACGGACTTCCATATCTAAACTAAATGCACCGATATTGGTTTCTTTTGCATAATCCGGAACTACTGTTTTAATAGTATCTCTTTCATCTGATAGACCTTTATTTATTGCATATACATTATCAATGGCATTAATAATAATATTTGAACATAGCTGATAGTAGATAATTCTTTGAGGCTCAAAGGAATAAAATTTTAGTGCTGGAAATAGTTTTGCAACCGGGATCACATAACTTCCAAGATTTGCACCAATATCTAAAACACATCCATCTTGTGAATCTCCGATCAATGCTTTAGAAACTTCTTCTAGATGAGATTCATAACCACCGCCACTTCTTAAGGCGTTTGAAATGATATCTGGTTTATTAAAAATAATAAACTGACAGTCTTTGTAGTTGATTATTGATGTATCAGGTAACATATTTCCTCCGAGCCCGATGCAGGAATTGAACCTGCGACCACCCGCTTACAAGGCGGGAGCTCTACCTCTGAGCTAATCGGGCATTGTGCTCTCACTGGGACTTGAACCCAGAGGTCTAAAGACGAGAGATTTTAAGTCTCCTGCGTTTGCCAGTTTCGCCATGAGAGCTTGATTTCTTCTTTCTTATCTTTCTACTTACTCTTTTCTTTTTTTCATTTGGTATTTTTGGTAATGGCATTGTTGGTGCAATAATATCAGATAAGCGATCTATTACTCTTTCTATTTGATACTCAACAGAATTGACTGTGGATTGAATAATCTTTCTTCCGTGAACATCCTCTTCAAATGGCTCAAGAGCCTGCATTGCTGCTTCTGTAATTGGTGAGAAGTAGCAGTGTAGCAATTCATGAACAATTGTATTTCTTAGATTTTCCGGTTTTTCTTTTCTATAATCTTTGTGTAGTGAGATAACAGCGCAGTGCTGACCATAGGTTACATCACACTCGCCAAGCGAATCGTTTGCACAAGGCTTGCGATAGAGAGTAATTTTCCACTCCCCAAGATTCATCTTCCTTCTTACAATTTGAACATAGGAATTAATCCAAGGCTCAATGTGAGAAGTGCTTGATTTAGTGCGACTCATTCAAGAACTTTTCTACCGGCATCAATAAGTTTGAAGCCGTGCTCTCTATCGTAAAGGAGATATTCGTAAACTGAAAGATCAAAGAAGTTTTTTACTTCTTCAAGTACAAGGGGTGCATTTAATTCTGAGCAGGTATAGAGATCAAATTGAACAAGATATGGCTCAGTTTCATCCCAGACATGAAATGCAATATGTGATGTTTCAATCATCACAGTAGCTGTCATCCCGCGATTTCCCTCAGCATCAACATATGCAGAGAATGGACCGCGAATAATCTTCATTCCAATTTTTTCAACAAAATCCTTTAGCCAATAATAAACGACTTCTTGATCTTTTGGCGGATTCTTACAGTGTCCTCTGATAAGAATATGTTTATGTAATGGTGCTTTCACGATTCCTCCAGTTTAAGCATAAAAGTATTATCTAACCACATTAGTGCAATAATAGAATAACCTATGATATCAAGAAATGTATCATATAGGCTTTCGCCAGGAACAGCATTTTCCATATTTTGTTTTGTTAAAAGATTTTCTGCTCTGGCAATCTTGTCATGAATTCTAATAACCAATCCTGTAATTCCAAACATAGCAATATTATGATGACCATAATCTTTTTGTTTACGAATTACAGTAAGTACAACATCAAGCATTTTAATTTTTGAATCGGGATAGATTTTGTCTATTGCGTTTATTGCGTTTACAGCCATCGCACACCATAAAAATCTATGCTCAATTTTTCTAGGGGTGAAGTCTTCTTTATCAATATTATCAACATTAGATTTAATTTTTTGAAGATACAAATCTGTTTTAATATAGTAATCAATAATTTCTCTTAGATTCTGAATCTCTTCTATTGAAGAGTCAAGAAATGGTTTAACAGTAAAGTTTTTATAAGTATTGTGCTTTTCCCAAATTTCAGAGGCTGATTTAAACGCAGCCTGCTCCCAAGTCATATTTGAATTATTAGAATACGAAGTTTTTAATATTGTCATAACTTAAGAACAGGCTGCGCCGAATCGGTTAAGCCTTTTGTCTCTCCTCTTCTGGGCTAAGAATTTCAAACTTACCTCTTTGTACCTTCTTAAAGAAATGCCTATTGGCATTGTAGAAGTTGTAAAAGGTTGGAAGTGAAATATTCACATTTTGTGCAACCTCAGCTGGCGTAATTACTTTACCAACATTGGTGCGCAAAAATCCAACAATAATATCTTGCTTTGATCTTGTTCTAGACACGATTTGTTCACCTCCCTTTTCTGGGAAATTAAATTTCTCCCAGAGAGATTTTGCAACATCTTTCGGTAGAGAGTAATACTTAATTGTCTTTGCAAGATTCCATCCTTTGTAATATCCAAAGAATACGGAAGATGCAATCCTCTCTACGCCCTGCTCAAGCAAGCCAAGCTTGCTCATTGCCTGATCGTGTAACTTTTCAACTTCATGAAAAGGAAGCTTCCATTGACTATTTTCTTCTTGATTTTGGTCCTCTTGGACCTCGGGTTTTTCGCTCATGCGACAATCGTAGCACATATTAGAAAATGAAAATGGGTAATTAGAAAATTATTTTAAAAATAAGTAATGGCGACCAATCCCATACATCCGAAGTAACTTCTCAGAATACTTTGGACCCAGAACGGTCGCCAAAAACTTATTTCTTTTTAGATTTTGTTTTAACTTTTGTTGTTGTATGATCTAATGAAAGATGCTCGTCAAGTTTATGCTCAACATTATCAACCTTTACTTCAACATGGTGAACATCTCTATGAAGGTCAATTAATTTCTCCATAACTTTTCCATGATCTTCTTTATTCTCTTCTCTGCTTTTCTGAACTAGAACAGCAAGAATACCACCGATGGCTGTAACGACAGCAACCAAAACTGCTTCCATATTAGTCACCGATCAAGAAATCAGCAATCAATTCAACATCAACATCAAATTGACCATAGACATCTTGATGCGCCTTTAGTGTTGCAACAAGGTCATTCTTTCTAACCGTCTCCACCGGAGCATCATCTTTTGGATCAATCGCTGTTGGTGCCGAAGATGCAGGCTCGCCAGTTGAGCCAGTATCAGAACCGGCAACGCCCTGCGTTGTTTCTGTAAGCATGAAGGTAACATCCTTCACCGCCTTAGAAAGAGCATCAACCTGCTCTTGGTGATATGCGGCAGCCTTAAGAGCTTCTTTCAAAAGAAACTTGTGCTGCTCGACCATTTTTTCCGCGTTATCAACGGGAATGCTAATGAATTTCATTATTCCTCCTTTTTAAGTAGTGATTCTTCTATAATCCAAAGTTTGCAAATCGCTTCTGGCTCAATTATACCAGAAACAATTTCGCAACCCTGTCCACCCTCATAAAAAACACAGTTGGCACAAATCATGCCCTGTTCTTTAAATGGGTTTGCAGAAGCCGGGGCATAGTGTGCTCCATCTGCACCAGCAGTTTGGTTCCACTTGCCGAATTCTTCTGCAACATCTTCCAGCGCTTCATAATGAGCTTGCTGTCTATCATTGAGCCTAGTATCTGGCTCATCTTCCATTTCTTCTTCTGAACCGTTTTCCATCTCGTCTTCATCTTCCGATTCATCTTCCGATTCATCTTCCATTTCATCATCTGATTCCTGTACGACTCCATCAGGGATCATTGCAAATCTGCACTTACCATCATCTTCAACCTGCTGCTGGAGAACTTTACATTTACCATTACCAGCATACAAGACACAATTAGCACACTTTACGCCAATTTCTTTTTCTTCATTTTCTTCACCAGATTCGTAGTCAACCCAGATACCAGTATCTTCTGCATCAAATGGGCCGTATAGCTGTGCAATTGCTTCAATTGCTTGAGCAAGCATTGCTTCTTCAAACTGAATATCTTCTGCAATTTTATTCATTGCTGAGGATGATGAAACAGTTCTATACTTTCCACCTCTACGCTTGTATTCACGAACAAGCCAAGCATTAGCATATGCAGATGGATAAACATCAAATTTTGCTTTTGCTTCTGCTTTAACCCTTGCATACAATTCTGGGTTAGTTGGTACATTACGAGATGCTTTTTCAACAGTAGAAACATTTATTGGTTTCTTATCTTCTCTTCTTTCTGTTGATTCAGCCCTTCTTTTTCTTCTAATAGCTGAAGCAATTTGTTCTGGTGTCATTTGAGCAGCTCTTGATGCTGGAACACATTTTGGATATTTACCTTTGTCTGCATCTGGTCTTCCACATGGCTCAAATCCACCGCCAGCTTTTGGCCTAGACAGATCAACCCACTCTTCTTCAAACCATTCTTCTAAACTTTTGACAACATAATCAATTATTTTTTTATTTCCCTTTTTCTTTTTTGGTTGCTTGTATCCCTGCTGTGGATTCTTAATTCCAGAGCCCATTGAAGATGTTGTAACTTCATTTTCTTTCTCCATATATCCAGCCATTCGCGCTGCAATACCTTGGGCTTGAGCTTTCTTACGTGCTTCTTTCATTGAAGCTTCATTTCCGGGTGTGTAGATATAGCATTTTCCGCTATCTCCCCATTTAAAACCCGGATTTTCACCGCTTGAACAATTTTGGATAGGCATATCTTACAAGTGTAGCATCAATTATTGATAATAGCTAACAAGATTTTCCTTTTCCCAGCGCTGAACCGGTATTTCTACCCTATGAAAAGCATGAAAAGCGTCTTCAGATGAGTAAACTATCCTTGCATAAGCCTTTCTAGCCCCTTCGTTATAAACTGGACATGCTCCATTGGGGCAAAAGTAGAGGGCTTTGTATTGAAATTTGTCCTCATACCAATGAATTGCATTTACAACTGAAAGAATTTTATTACAATATGGGCAAGTTCTTTCTGGATAAGGAAAGTCTTTAATCTTTCCACCTAAAATACTCATTCATTTTCCTCATCATCAATTTCTATTTCATCTAAATCTTCAATAACTTGAAACTGCTCGTTAAATTCTTCATTTGTATAATCAAATCTATCTTTGCCATTACTATCAAAGATTTTTGTTTTGAGAATATGTGTTATTATTTCATCAACTTTGTTCTTAGCAATCTCAATTCCATCCATTAAAGCATTCAGTTCATCTATTGAAATACCGTACTCCTCTGTAGGAGACATAATTACAAATGATGGGATATAACCATCCTCAAAAGGAACTGCTTTAATTACAAGCTGGAGAGAAGGTATTTCTTCAAACTCCATTTCATTGTCAAAGTTAACTATTCTCATTAGCTTTTACTCTTAGTGTCTCTTTTAAAAAATCCAACAAACCAAATAGTTGTTAAAACTAAGAATGCTGAACTAAGAAAATCAATTGAGTAATCAAAAGCTAGATAAAGCGAATACTTTACCAATAAAGCTGATACTGCAATCCAAATTAGAGCGATAATAAATTTTTGCATGGTGACCTCCAGCTGTGAGCATAGCAGAAATTTTTCAAATTTCGCACACGGAAGCAAAAAATCTGGTATGCTTCGCATGCCCGCATGCGAGCAAGCTATTACTCTAATATACTCTAGTATAACTAGTATACCTACATATACTTAGCATGCTTAGTATGCTAGAGAAATTTTTTAAGTTTTCTACCAAAATAAAAAAAATGGTGGTAATGTATGTGTATGCAGATTGTAGCCGTTGTGGAATCCGACGATTATGGCCCCGCTGTAATCATGGATCCGGAGCATATTAGCATTATGCGGTTTGATGACTTCTTCATCGCGGCTGCCAGATGTGTTTTTACAAACCAACCAATCAGTTGCGAAATTTCTGTCGGCACAGCGAGTGCCTTAATGCGCAAGGGAGTTAGATGTTTTCAGGTTTCATCAATTGATGAAGATTACACCACAAAGAAAGAAAAATAACTCATGAAAAAAATTAGTTGGTTTAGTTTGAATCGTGAAGACGCTTCGGGTGAAACTTGGTTTAGTCCTGGTTATATAAACGCTGCTGTCTCAACAATTAGGGCTCTACAAAACAAGAAGTGTGGTGTGTTTTACAATCGCCCAGATATTGATTATCATGTAAACTTCTGCCCAGCAACATACTATCAGTATAACTCTAAATATAATGTTGGTTATACACCGTGGGAGTCAACTAAAATTCCAGATCACTGGATTGATAATATGCGTCGTTGTGATGAGATTTGGACAACATCAAACTTTGTTAAAAAAGTTTATGAGTCTCATAATGTAAATGCAAATATTCATGTTATTCCACATGGGATATCTGAGGATTTTTCAATAGTCGAAAGAGAGTTAACATCAACATTTAATTTTATTCATGTTGGCGGTGATTCAAGAAGAAAAAATGCTCAAATGGCAGTTGATGCCTTCTTGGAACTTTATGAAGGCAATAATGACTTTAGATTAATTCTAAAATATGATAAATTCTGTATGGCAGAAGTTTATGTTAACGGAAGACTGCTTCCAGCATCAATGCATCCACAAATTGTTGCAATCCCAGAATCACTTAGTGTTGATGATTTGGTATCTTTATATCACAAAGCTCATTGTATGATTTATCCAACGATGGGTGAAGGGTTTGGTATGATTCCATTTGAAGCGATTTCAACTGGTCTTCCAACAATTGTGACAAATCTTACTGGGTGTGCAGATTTTGCTCAGTATGGAATTCCACTTGATGCTGAATATTCAAAAGCAACATGGAATGATTATTATTTTTCAACAGACACTGGTGAATGGGCAAGTCCAGACTTTGATCAACTTGTTGACTTGATGGAAGATGTCGTAAATGAATACGATGAAGTTAAAAAATCTTTTGTCAAGTCTGCAAAAATTCTTCACTCTGAGTGGTCTTGGGATGCTACGGCTGCTAAGATTCTTGAGCGTTTGGATTTCTACGAAAAATCTTTTGCGTAGTCCTTAGTAATCTTTTTTGACTCTGGGCGTTTCATCCAATACAATTGGTTTCCCTATTTTTTTCAAGGAGGTAGTATGTCACTTTTGACAAATGATTTTATTAATGGTTATAACACGAAGACCCCACCATGGGGCTTCGGAGGTCTTGGCGAAATTGTTTATTTAAGAACATATAGTAGAAAAATTGAATCCCTTAATCGTAATGAGACTTGGGTTGAAACTGTTAAAAGAATTGTTGATGGCGCTGTTGAAATCGGCGTTCCATTTAGCCAAGAAGAAGCAGAAAAACTTTTTGATCACATGTACAATCTTCGTTGTACTGTTGCAGGCCGTGCATTATGGCAGCTTGGAACACCACTTGTTTCTAAATTTTCGGGAACTTCTTTAAATAACTGCTTCTTTACGAATATTGAAAAGATTGAAGATTTTGAGCTTCTTTTTGATTACCTCATGCTTGGTGGTGGAGTTGGTTTTTCTGTTGAGAGATCAAAGATTCATGACTTGCCAAAGGTAAAAGAAGTTAAGTTTGTTAAAGCAGAAAGAAGTAGCGATGCTGACTTCATCGTTCCAGACTCTAGACAGGGCTGGAGAGAGCTTCTTCACAAAGTTCTTGAATCTTATTTTGTTACTGGTAAGAGTTTTACATATTCAACTGTTTTAATCCGAGAGTTTGGTGCTCCGCTTAAGACATTTGGTGGAACCGCATCTGGTCCTGGCGCGCTCGTTGATGGTATTGCAGATATTTGCAAAGTTTTGGATAATAGAGTTGGTAAGAAATTGCGTTCTGTTGATGTGTTAGATATTTGTAACATTATTGGAAGAATTGTTGTTTCTGGGTCGTCTCGTCGCTCAGCACAAATTGCAATTGGAGATCCAGATGATGTTCTTTTCTTGAGAGCGAAGAACTGGTCATCTGGCTCAATTCCTGCTTGGAGGGCAAATAGTAATAATTCCATCTATGCAGATTCATATGATCAAATTGTTGCAGAGTTGTGGAAAGGTTATGATGGCTCTGGTGAGCCGTATGGTCTTGTAAATAGAAAGCTTGCAAGAACTGTAGGTAGACTTGGTGAGCATGCACAGGATAATTCAGTTGAAGGATTTAATCCATGTGCAGAAATTGCCCTTGCTGATGGTGAATCTTGCAATCTTTCAACGATCTTCTTGCCAAATATTGAATCGCTTGAGCAGTTCAAAGAAATTTCAATTCTGCTATATAAGATTCAAAAACAAGTTACTAGACTTTCATACCCTTATGAAAAGACAAGTAAGATTGTTCAAAAAAATGCAAGATTGGGTCAGTCTATTACTGGCATCCTACAGTGCAAAGAAGAAAAGATTAATTGGCTATCTGATGTTTATGAAAACCTTAAGAAATTTGATAAGCAATACAGTAAAGAGCATGGATGGAATCCATCGGTTAGACTTACAACGGTTCAGCCTTCCGGAACATTGTCGCTATTGCCGGGTGTAACACCTGGAATACATCCAGCATTTGCAAAATACTATATCCGCCGTGTTCGTTTCGGTTCAGCAGATCCATTGGTTGAGGCATGCCGTAAGAGAGGTTATAAGGTTGTCTGGGATGTTGGTCTTGATGGCAGAGAAGATCATACAAGGTATGTCATTGAGTTCCCATGCAAGTCCCCAGAGGGATCTGTGCTTGCTAGTGAGATGACAGCAATTCAGCAGCTTGAATGGGTTAAGAAAATGCAAACTGTTTGGGCAGATAATGCTGTTTCAGTAACTGTTTATTATCGGAAAGAAGAGTTGGTGGAAATTAAAAAGTGGCTGCAGGAGAATTATGATGATTCAGTGAAGTCTGTATCGTTCCTTCTTCATGTTGATCACAACTTCCCGCTTCCTCCATATGAAGAAATTAGCGAAGAGGAATATAATAAGATTCTTTCTACGGTTGACTTCTCTATTCCCCTGCAAGATGGCGTTAATCAAGGAGAAATTGAGCTTGATAACTGCGCAACAGGCGCTTGTCCTATCAAATAGCATTTCAATATGTTCAGTTTTAATATAAATTGGGAAAAGCTGTACTTGCATTCATCATTTTTGTTCTTTTTATAACAAAAATGGTGTACAATATGTTAGATGACAAGCGATATCGTCAAAAATAAGAAACTTTGGGTTCCCCCGAGGACATATGGTGTATGTATCTGGATTATGCCAGATGGAAAACCATTATCTGATGGCGACGGTGTGCTGTCAGCTGAAGGTTTTGTTGATGATAAAAATATTGAAAAGCGAGTTGCTGAGGCTGCCAAGTATTGGACTGGTAGTAGTGAAGGTCGAATCGCTTGGGTTCATGGTGCAAGAAAAATTTCAGCTAGTGAAAGGGATGATCAAGTAGAGAGACTTCATAACGGCTTAGTTGCTGATCCGTATGAAGATTTTTTTGACAATCTGAGGTAATATGAACAAGAAAATGACTCATGTAGAAGACGATATTGCTTCTCAAGAAATTGATGATATTGAATATCTTGCTTTAGAATCTAAAACAGTTATTGATGATCCTTTTGCAAAAATTGCATACTCTACTCTTTCTCCAAAGATGAAAAGAAGAGCCGCAAAACTTTCAAAGAAGTTTGAAGGGGTAGACGGAACATCTACAAAATATATTGATCCGGAAACTCTTGATGGATATTCTTTATACGATATCGTCAATCCGCCATATGATCTAGATACATTGGCCGGTCTATTTGACTCTAGCTCTATTCACAATGCATCTGTCATGGCAAGAGTAATGAACACGGTTGGTGTTGGTTTTGAATTTGAAGAGACTACAAAAGCAAAAAGAAAAATTGAAAAATCAATGGGTGACCCAGAAAAGGTCTCTCGTGTTAGAAAATCCCTTCAAGATGAAAAAGCTAGACTTGACGAAATTTTTGAAAATGTCAATGTTGAGGAAACATTTATTGAAACAATGATTAAGGTTTGGCAAGATGTTTTAACTGTTGGAAATGGCTATCTTGAGATTGGAAGAAATAATTCTGGTCAAATTGGATATATTGGTCATATTCCCGGAACCTTAGTTCGTGTAAGGAGAAAGAGAGATGGCTTTGTCCAAATCGCAAGAAGCAATAAAATTTCAGCAGTCTTCTTTAGAAACTATGGAGATCAAGAAACAGAGGATCCAATTAATAACGATCCAAGACCTAATGAGGTTATTCATTTTAAAATCTACTCTCCTAAGAATACATATTATGGTATTCCTTCTTCAGTTTCAGCTGCTGCTGCAATTGTTGGTGATAAATTTGCAAAAGAATATAACATTGATTATTTTGAGAATAAAGCAATTCCTCGCTATGCTGTAATTGTTAAAGGTGCAAAACTTAGTAATCAGTCAAAGCAAGAATTAATTAATTATTTTAGAAAAGAAGTTAAAGGAAGAAATCATGGAACTCTTGTTATTCCTATCCCTGCCTCTATTGGAGCAGATAGTGATATTAGATTTGAAAAGCTTGAAGCCGGTGTTCAGGATGCATCATTTGATAAGTATCGTAAAGCAAACAGGGATGAAATCCTTGTAGCCAATAGAGTGCCAGCACCAAAAGTTGGTGTCTATGACAATGCAAACCTTGCAGTGTCTAGGGATTCTGATAAGACATTTAAAATGCAGGTCGTTGGTCCAGATCAATCAGTGATTGAAAAGAGAATTAATCGTGTTCTTGCTGAGTTTACAGATTTATTTATTATGAGATTTAAGAAGATTGACTTGATTGATGAAGATATTCAGTCTAGAATTAATGATAGATATTTGAGGACAGAAGTTATTGCCCCGAATGAAGTTCGGTCATCACTTGGCTTGCCTGAGAGGGCTGATGGTGATGAAGTTCTTCCGTTCCCAACAAAGATTAAAAAAGAATCTGGTGCGGGAGCCCCAGTTGGTAATTCAAACAATCAGGCCTCCCAGCCAAGAAATGCAAGGTCGGATACGCCAGAAGGCGCATCTGATCCAAGAGTATCTGGCGATCAAGCAGAGCGCGGAGAGAACCAAGATAATTCAGGAGGACAATAATGGGTTACGAAATGGG